CTGCCATAGGTGGTGGTCGTAGTAATTTTATTAATTGTGGTTATAACGTAATTGGAGGTGGTTTTGCTAACGCTAATTGTGCTTCTCATTCGACTATTGGTGGAGGTTCAACGAATACTATATTATTAGGTGGTGGTAAAAATACGACTACTCACGCAACAATCGGTGGTGGTTACAAAAATTGTATTTGTGGTGGTTCACGACACTCAATAATCGGTGGTGGATATAAAAATATAGTGTGTTCCTTTGCAGGAGTAGTTGCCGGAGGTACTAAGAATACCTCATGTAATTACTCATCTATTGGGGGTGGTAGTGAAAATACCGCGTCGGGTAATTTTTCAACAATAGGTGGTGGTTGTAAAAACACTGGTGATGGACAAAATTCATTTATTGGTGGTGGTAGTCAGAATGCCACCTCCGGTAGCCTTACAACCGTTGCAGGTGGTCAATGTAATAGTGCTGTGCAAGCATGGTCAACAATAGGTGGTGGTGTTCAAAATCAATCAGTTGGTTATAAATCATTTATTGGTGGTGGTTGTCAAAATTACAACAATGGTACAGCTTCAACAATTGGAGGTGGTTACAAAAATTGTATTATAACAAATTACTCATCAATTGTTGGTGGTTTTTCTAATTGTATTGGAGGAACTTATGGTTCGAATAGAAGTTTTATTGGTGGTGGCCAAAGTAATTACATCAGAGGAATAAATTATAACTCTAATTACGGAATTATAGTCGGTGGGTCATCCAATCGAATTTGTAGTGCACCACACTCAACAATTGTTGGTGGACAATCAAATACAATTTGTTCCTCATATTGTGGTACCGCAACTGTGTTGTGTAATAATATAATTTTTGGTGGTGCTGGAAATGCTATATATACTACAGGGTCAAACTCATATAACTGTCTAAAAAATAATATAGTAGTTGGGGGTTATAAAAATAAAATAGCTAATTCATGCTATAATTCTAACGTAAATTGTAATTTTATTGGTGGTGGTTCTACTAATACTATTGCCGACACCTCATGTTCGGTAATAGTTGGTGGTTTTTGTAATACTATGTCCGGTAAAAATACGGATAATTGCAACAGTATTTTAGGTGGAGCCTATAATACTATTAGTGGCCCTTATAGTAATACACACATTATTGGTTCTAATATAACTGGTAATCTAAGTGATTATACTTTTGTAAATAATCTTTGTTCAGCAGGTCAAGTAAATAAGTCGGGAGGTTCTTTTGTAATTAATCATCCTGACCCATCAAAAACTAAAACAACACAATTAATTCACTCATTTGTTGAAAGTCCAACTGCTGGTGATAACATTTACAGATTTAAAGTTACTATTATTGATGGAATTGGTGAAATAATTTTACCTGATTATTATAAATTTTTAAATGAAGATACTCAAGTTTGGATATCACCTATAAATGGATTTGGAATTGGTTATGGTGAAATTAATGAAGAATTAACTAAAATACTTATAACCGCAAATTTAGATATGGAATATAATGTATTAGTCATTGGTACAAGAAAAGATGCTCACGCTAAAAAATATTGGAAAGGTACTGAGAGATTAAAACCCGGATTAAAAAATATTTAAAAATAAAAACCCTCACTTAACGTGGGGGTTTTTTTTATTGTTGGTCAATAGCGTCAACTATTTTCTGAATGTCAAATACTTCGTATAAGTCATTATAAGGTATACTACTTATGTCTTGGAATAATAGATATTTAGAATAATGAGGATGATTCAAATCAGGTTTTTTTGTTGGTTCATTTGCAATAATATTATTATGGATATCAAAACCAAATACTTTAGGGTTAGTCCCAACCCAAGTAACGACAGATGGTAAGTTTAAAGCCGTGGCGATGTGCATTACACTACTATCAATTAATAATCTTTTTGTTGACATACTTAATAACACCGCGATACTTCTGAAAGAATCTAATGCTTGAAATGTATTTTCATAGATTATTTGGTCTTCTCTTTTAACGTGTAATATAGCATAATCTTTAGCATAATGATTAATAATGTCTTGCATTATTGGTTGGGGAATATCTCTTGTCCAACTATATTTTAAAGGTTGATTAAACGCTCCCCCGTGTGGTTGAATAACCATAATTGGTTTGTCTAATTTATAGAACGATTCAAAATATTGTCTTTCGGCTTTAGTAATAAACAACTCCGGTTTTTCTCCATCATAATTTAAACCATACATTTCACACCATAACTGAATAAGATGTTTTTCTTCGGTGATATAACTTGATGTTGTGTATGGGTCTGTAACAAATACTTTAGATTCTTTACCCATAATATATTTTTCATATATTCCACTCATTGTTTCATGAGTTAATACTTTATTAACATTTGGATTACCGATGAAAACATCCGGATAACTACTAACAACAATTATATTTGCTTTACTATATTGTTTTTTTATAGCTTTTAATACTGCGGTCGCCATGATATTCTTACCAAGTCCCCCATCTATTTGAAAAATTACATTCATATTATTCTTTATTTTCTTTTAATCCAAATTTTATCCATTTATACCACACTCTTTCGTGTAGAAAATATATTAATGGTTTTATACATAATTCTGTCAATCCAATACTACCTGAAACTAAAAAATTACCTGTAAATAGGTAAGAGATTATACAGGTTTGTAATGTCCCTAACATTCTATAACTTATGGCTTTACCTACGTGTCTTTTAACTTCTACTTTCATTATCTAACAATTACTACATCACCTTTCCAAATCACCTCATTTGCGGTGCAGCTAAGGTGGTGTTTATCCACATCTGTGTTTCTTGATGGGTCATAGACAATATCTCTTGTTGTATGGGGAGGTATTTCAAAAATTACATTTGATGCAACGTTTTCAACACCATCAATTAATATTCTCCAAAACAAGTGATTATCATCACAAAGTGTATTATATCTTAATTTAACATCAATCATAACTTACCTTCTTTTTTCATTTGTTCTCTAATCTTTGTTGCAGATATATCGTGAATTTCTTGTGGTGGAATATGTTCAATAATATCATATCCAACGCCTCTACCAAACTCAATTGAACAAATATCAGGAATAACCATAACTTTAACTCTTTCTTCTTCTGAATAAAAGTTTGAGATGTTCTCTCTAACTTGTTCTGCAGTAAACGGATTTTTCTCGTCCGGTTGTATATCTCTAATACAGATTAAAACATTCTTACCTTCATCCATTGCTCTTTTAAACAATTCTTGGTGACCCAAATGTAATGGTTGCCATCTACCAACAAACATTGCGAATTGACCATCCTTTGATGGTAATGATGAACCTACATGTATTTTTTTACTCCAATTTTCCATTTGTTTTAAATTCATTAATTTTATTAATAATGTTACCTAACGATTTTTGTTCGGCAACATTTGTTGTGTTTACATCCACAAAGTTTTCTGTTGGTGGTTCATAATTGGAAACATGATAATCTTCTCTACCTCTAATATCTTCGGTATGAACATAAAACTCTAAAACATTATGTTTGTTTTTAAATTCATCACGTTGGTCTTTATAAGGTGATACTAATGAAACTATCACATCAAATCCTTTTGAATCTAAAAATAATGAAATGTCTTGTGCTTTCTCAATATTTTTTCTTCTTCCTACTTCAGAGTAATCTTTATTTTGAAAGACATCTCTAATATCATCACCATCAACAAGTATTGTATTACTTGGGTGTAGATAATCTTTAAGTTGTTTTGCTAATGTGGTCTTACCTGCTCCGGGTTGACCTGTAAACCAATATATCATAATTAAAATTTTTTATACATATCCAAAATAATCATAAAACCATTTATAATGATTTTTAATGTTCATTGATATCTCATACCCCAACACTTCCATATAATCATCCGGTTTTCTTTCAAATTTAGGTCTTAATTGATGGTCACCAAATATCCCATGTACTCTATCATCTTCATGAGTTAATTGAGATATATTCTCAAAGTCGTGTCCTTCATAATATGGAATTCCCAAATATTCATATATCCTTGTCATTTCGTCTACCGGATTATCCATTAAATCTTCATAACGAATAAATAACATTTTATTATCAATGTTTTGTTGAATGATATCTTGTAATCTATCAATTGCAACACCAACAGGAATACCACTAGCCCAAATATCAACACGTTTATTTAAAGTTGTTCCAACTAATTGAGCCGGATTTTGAATACCATTTTCTCTATGAGGATTTTTACGGAAATTTTTTTCCATAGAAGAATAGATGGCTCTGATGTCTCTAACCATACAAATTATTTTTGGTTCATCTTGTAACATTTCTATTAAACCATAGTTAATTCCCCACTCTCTACTTTTATCCATAACGATTGGTTTATCAGTTAATCGTTTAAAATAACCTTGCATTCCATCTTTACAAAAATCAACAAATGCTTTGGTCATTTCATCTTGGTCTTGTGCTTGAAATGCTTGTGAATGATTATAGTTATTTTTACAGGCAATTACAAAATCTACCAAACCTGATGTTGGTGTTGAATAAATTTCAGGGTTTTGTGCTAACAAATTCTGTATTAGTGTGCTTCCACTTCTTGGTAGAGATGAGTTAAAAAATATTTTCTTCATTTTATTAAATGTTATCTATGTATATTATTATTTCTGTGTAATGTTTTAAAAAATTATCAGACATTAAATTCCATTTAATATTAACACCATCAATTGAGTAGACCTCAAAATTTACAAAATATTGTAGGTAAGTGTCTCTAAATTTTTTAAATTTTTCGTTTAAAATAGGTCCACCTAAATGCCATTCTCCAACAATTTTTTTAACATTGTTTTTAATAAATTCAAAATTTTCATCATTGAATATATCATATTCACCACCCTCACAATCGGTCTTTAAAAAATCTATGGTTTCTAAATTATATAATTCGCAAAGTTTTTTAAATGTAATCCCTTCCATTTGTTTTGTCCCACCATATATGTAATCACAATCGGTATATGTATTCGTATTGGAAACACCTTTTAATATAGGTGTTACCGGATAACCAATCGTATTCTTAACTAATGTAGGAAATTCATGTTCACTTGGTTCAAGACAATATACATGTTTTGGTTTTTTAGATAAAATACTATACGTAAATGGGCCAACACTGGCACCAAAATCTAATACAATATCCCCTTCAGATACCTCAAAAAATTTTTCATATATTTTATCGATAAATGTTTCTCTGGTTATAAGTTCTTTATGAGAGAGACCTTCTTCGGTTTGCTCCATCCATCCCCAATCAAAATCGTTTAATTTCATTTTATTAAATCTTGTATTTGGTCAATAACCATTTTAGAGGTTATTGATTTATGACATTCAAATTGTTTTTTAGTTCCTTTATTTATTGGACACCAATTCCAATCTCCTTTATCAAATGTGTATTCGGGATTGTTCCAACATCCATTACATGAGTTTTTGTTGATAATTCTGGTACAATTAATAATAAACTCATGGTCCGGTAAAGTAAAGTTTGATATCATCACAACATTTTTATTTAACGCCCATGATAACCAAGATAGTCCACTTGACAGTCCAATAAAGAAATCACTATGGTGAATAACATTCATTGTATTTCCTAATGAATCATCTTTAAGATTCTCAACACCTTTATAGGTGTCACCATTTTTTGAAACATTAATGACTTTATATCCTTTATCTATTAGATATTTAACTAATTCGGACCAACCTGATGGGTTATTCCATAATTTACACCCAGCAGTTGAATTAGTAGCTATTGTAATATATTTTTCTTTATAAGGTCGTTCAATAGGTTCAAAATCAATGTGTGTTTTAATTTCTTTATGTTCCAAACCTAATATATTAGTTATGGTTTTTTGTAATGGGATTGTTGCCGGATTTACGGGTTCTAATGAATCATTATAAAACCACCCTACTTTAAACATTGCGTGAATATTATTAACAACTTGACCAGGTTTAACGAATTGTAAATTTGGATATGATTTTTCAAATAAATGATTTAAAAATGTTGAAACAACCACTTCACAATCATGTTTCTTTCTAAACTCATCACAATAAGGAATCCAAGAGATGGTGTCACCTAATGAAGAGGATTCAAACGTTATAAAAACTTTTTTACCTTTAAATGAAATTGTCTCTTCTTTAATAATAAAAGAACCTTTAGAAATTCTATATTTAATACCATTAAAATATTGTCTATATGTTCGACAGAACATATTGTTACTTAATTTACTTTTATATAATAAAACGTCATTATTGTCAAATATTTCAACATCAAACTCTTCATTAGTGTTAGATTTTAAATTTAAATAAAATCCATTAACATGAGACCACTCAACACTGACATTTATTTCATCACCAAAAGATTCAATATATTGTTTTGTAAACTCGTTGTTTGTTGGTGAGGTAACATCAAACTCACTATCATTAATTTTAATTATGTTCATCATTATATTATTTTGTAAATATAGTTATACTATCCGTACCATCCCAATTACTTAATGGATTAAATTTTATGGTTTTTTGTTCAACAATTTTCATATTATGTTTTTCAACCAAAGATTTAAATAAATCAGGGTTCATATCTGCTCTACCGGCAATATTTTTAAATGAATAATCATTACCTAAATATAACCATGAATGGTGAATATATGATTTACCACCGGGTTTTAAAACTCGATATATTTCTTTTAGATAATCATCAATAACGTTTTTGTGTATGTGAACAAAAGAATCGTATGAAAATACTAAATCTTGACTATCATCACTAATTTGTGTTAAATCATTCCCATTGTTAACAAAATATTCTGACACATGGTGTCCTAATTTTTCTCTTGTTTTATTTATACAATTTTCATTTAAATCAATAACAATTAGTTTGGATGCCAAAATTGAAAGAAATTGAGTTATTCTACCATAACCGGGAGCAATCTCTAATATTTTTTTACCTCTAAATTCTTTAATATCATCAAAGATATAATTATTCCAAAGATTTTCTGTGGTGCCAAAAGATTTTGACCATTCATGTCCATCATTCTCCCACATTTTTTCGTCATTCCACAATCTTTGTTCGTCTATGTTTTTAAATTTTTCTTCCATGTTGTAATTTTAGTTGATATTTTTAAATTGTGTAATTTTAAATTAATTTATTTTAGGTTGTTCTAATTCTGTTAAGTTTAATACACGAAGTAGAGTGTTACAATCATTAAATAAATCTCCCGTTAAAAAATGTATATTTTTAGTGTTATCGTATTTATCCAAATAAGTTTCTAAATTAAACATTAATGTTGGTTTTTCATACTCTAAACTTTCTTTAATTGATATTGGATTAAGTTCTAATCTTGATGTAAATAAATGTACGTCGCAAGATTGGATAAATAAATCAACATCATTTCTTTCCCCCCAAATAATACAATTATTAGGTTTATCCTCTATTATTGGTTCCCAATAATCTTTAAAGTTGCTGGCTTGATTACCAATAAAATGAAACGTTATTTCGTATCTTTCTAACATTCTCGCGATTTCAAAGGCATACCCTTGATTTTTACCCCAAGTGAATAAACCAATATTGATTATGTGTTTATAATTTGGGTCTAATCCTAATTTAATAATGTTATCGATTTTATTTGGTTGTTTAATCTCTATAGGATATTCAATTAAATCCATTGGTACACCCAATTCTTCAAAAACTTTCAATGAGTAAGGCGATACAAAAATGAATTTATCAGGTAAAAACCTTTTCCAATCAGGCATAGAGTGGGAACTATGTGTGGTTTCAAATATTTTATAAGTCCTATTTTTATCATATAACCGTTCCATAATTTCAGTTGACATAAATGTTTCTGAAAATTCTTCAATCATAATGTGTGGTGAATCATGGTTATCAATTAGTTCAAACAATTCCGTTTCTTTATCTTCATTCAATGTTATAAATTTATCCCCAATCATGTTTATAACATTATTTCTTTGAACAATATAATTCCACGCAACACATTCCCATTCTACAACTATTACGTTATAAACATCTTTAAGTAGTTCAACTTTTTTAGATACCACTTGAGGGCATCCACCTGTTGACATATGTGGTGTAATTATTAATAATGTTTTCATTTTATTCTAAAAAGGAGAATGAATTCCAAAAATCGTATTTGACTTTATAACCATTCATTTTTAACCAATCAAAAAGTTTATCAATCCTTTCACTACTACCTGTTCTTTCTTCACAAAAATTTATAGTTTCAAAAACGATTAATTTTGGTTTGACGACTTTACTAAAATCTAATGACATTATAATTTCGTCATCAATAGCTTCAGTGTCTAAATGTAACCAATCTAAAGTATCTTGTAAATTTTCTTGTATAATTAAATCATTAATACTTATTGAATCCACATTAACAACAACAATTTCTTCATTATCAAATACGTGTTTTTTACAATGAGTTTCACTTAATGTGTTTGTATAACCATCTCCGAATTCATAAAAGTTAACATTACCACCATTACCGGTTATAACATTGTTTCTAAATGAAACATTATTAAAATTTGAATAATTTTGTGTTAATTCATCAAATTGTTTTTTGGATGCCTCAACTAAAACTGCGTAAGTTGAGTTATTTTTTACGTGTTTAACCCATTCTCCGGATGTACCATCATGAGTGCCTATTGCAATACCTTTTGTATTTGGATTTTTTTTAATCCACGTCTCAAAAAATTGTTCAGTGGCATTTCGATTAACCCAAACATCGTATTTAAATTCGGATATAATTTCATCATGTTTATTTTTAATTACCACAACAAAATTATCGTTATTAACTGTATCCCAAGATGCCCACATATTGGGATAAAGATTCGTTGACCAAATAATTTTACCACCACCTGAAACTTCAAATATAAAAGGAAGTTCATTTTCATTATATAACCAAGAGACCTCTTCGTAAACTTTACCCAAAACTTTTCCATTTGGTGCTTCCTCACTTTTTTCAATATATTTAAGTTCAAACATTATTATAATACTTTTTTAATTCTATTTAATTTACTTGGTGTGTCACCACCCGCGTGATACACATAATTTATTATACCGTCTTCCCAATATCTATGATAAGAAAATGGTAATACCCTAATATTACCTAATAATAAAGGATATTCAATATCAACAGTATTTTTATTTAAAATGTTTTCACCACCATTAATTTTAAAATTATCATAAATTAATTCATCTAATCTTGATTGTTCATGAAAAAATTCAAATTTAAATTGTTTTGGGGAGTCCCATAAAGTGTTTAAAATATTGTTTGACCATTCACTATTTTTCCATATCATAAATCCGGTTGTTGTGTGGGTCCACATATTACCACTAACTCTGTCTACCTCAAGTTTAGGGATAACTAAATCAACATCATCAGTTATCATATCTTCAATTTTAATATTTTGATTAACAAATACTGCGTCAGCATCTATCCACACAACATAATCAAATAATGGTAAATACTTTTTAAGTACGTCTATCTTTATCCAAGTTGGGTGCCAATCAGAATAATCATCGTTTTTAACTATTTCCTTAATATATGAGTATCCGTGTTTATTGGAATATTCATGATGATTTATTGAAGATAAATCTCCATAATCACATTTTCCATAGTTTTCCCATCTAATGTGGTCAGTGTACGATGTTAAAATACATATTTTACTCATATTAATTTTTGATTATAAAATGTCTGATATATGTCCACCAACTAAATCCATAGTAACGACTTATAACTGGTGTATATTTGTTTAATTGTTTTTCTAATTCTTCATCTTTATCTTCATTAGATAAATGATAATTTTGGTTTTGATAATAAAATAAAACTTTACCACCTTTAATTTTTTGAAGTATTTTTTCTAAAACATTTTCGTTAAGATTATTAAGTGAAAATAAGTGGATATCCGATTCAGGATTATTAAATGTTAGTGTAACATCATAATATAATTTCTGTAAAACTTCCTGTTGACCTTTAGATATATTTCTAGACCATAATGATACGTTTTTATTTTGTAATTCTCCAATAGGGTAGGACCCTAAAGTAGAGGTTTCAATATACAATTCATTAAATCTACTATCAATACCACCGTCACTTAAATTTAATTTATTTAATGCAATATCAAAATTTGCGTTAAAATTATGTGGGACAATTTTTCTGTGGGATTCGGAATCTTCTCGTAAATACCACTTATATAAAGGTCTTGGTATATGCAGATATTTCCCAAATGAATTTGACCAAAATACGTGATAACTATCTTCAGCACCCGCCAACACATCTGTTAATTCAAACTTATCTATGATATTTTTAAACGCCCTTAAATGACCAAAACAACTATAACTTATATTATTTAGATAATCACATGATGGGTGATAATTATTAATTTTGTTAGAGATTATATCATTATTTAAGATATATGAGATTGAATGTAATGAACCACTATCTTCATATAATTTAAAGTAATCTGACGACACTAAAGACACATCATTGTTGTTTTCTAAAAATGAGTTATAAACATTTAAAAAGTTTTTATCAAAATCATCATCAGCATCGACTAAAACAATCCAATCAAAAGTTTTATCAAAAAATTCTTGAGGATTCCAATACATTTGTTTTTTTTCAGATTGTTCATAATATTTTATTTTATGTTTTAAAATACTATTTTCTAATCGGTTTAAGACTATGTCTTTAGTGTTGTCACTTGAAAAATCGTCAGTAATGTGCCATTCAAAATTATCATAATCTATTTGTTCGATAGAATTAAATATTCTATCAACAAATCTTTCACAATTATAAAAGGTGGTGTATATTCCAAATTTTAACATAACTAATTTAAATTTTTAGCAAAAATCATATTATCTTTAATTTTAACATCAAAATTGTTTTTTAATAAAACACTAACCACTAACTCTAATATTTCTTCACTATGTGTCTCAATACAATATCGTTTTATTTTTTTTAAATTTTTAGACGTTATTGTTTTAAAAATATCGTATTCAGAACCTTCACAATCTATTTTGCAATAATTAATTGTGTCATCAATTTCATTGATAAGGGTATTAATATTAATGGATTCAACAATAATTTCATCACCGGTGTTATTAAGTAAATCATTATAAGTTGACACACAATTTCTTGCGGAAACATCATCACATAATGTCATTGTAATTTCACCATCTTCAACACTAACTGCTTTATTAATTGGTGTTATTGGAAATTCTTTAGATAATTCTAAAATATGATTAAATGGTTTTTTTAATGGTTCAACACAATATGTTTTTTTAGCTCCTTTATCCAGTGAGTAAAGAGAGAAAAATCCATAATTACCACCAATGTCTAAAACAACATCATCTTTTTGAACATTAAATTCATCATCATATTCATAATCTTTATTTATGAATATCTCCCAATAAGTTGAATAATTATTATCTTCTAAATTTTCAAATTTATATTCTTTATCACCTATTGTTAGTTTGTTATCCCCATTGATAATCATTTTTTTATAACCAAAAAATTCACCATCTAAATATAGGTTTATAATAATATTACCTAAACCGTTTAAACGACCCGGACTTGGTGCCCACCAATTTATTCCGTTATAGTTTCTTTTCGCAACATCAAAAAAGTTGTCTCTTTTTAAACCTGTGTTAACATCAATCACCTCCATTTTTATTGGGAGTTCCGTGTCAACTTTATAATTAAAGTGTATTTTATTTAAATCGTCTTTTTTAAACAATTCAACAATGGTGTCAAATTTATTAACATTTTCCGAGTTCAAAACTTTACTAATGTTTTCTTTAACCCGGTCAACAGATGGATGACACTCAAAAGTTGATTTCTTCTCTAAACACCCTGGCATTGGTGGAACGGCATTAATGTGTCCCCACTCTTTAACATTATACGATAAATTTGAATTACAAAATATATTACAAGTTCCTCCAACATATGTATAGTTATATTCTTGAGTCCCATATCTATATGGTGCTCTAAATGATGGATGTATCGCGCTACCTAATTGTAATATATGGGTATTCGTACATCCTGCTAAATGTAAAGGCCCGGAATCCATTGTTACAATACATTTAGAGTTATTAATTACCCACCACATATCACTCATCGTCCCTTGATTGGTTAAATCTAAACCATAAAGATTTTCAAAAACAGGACAGTATTTTTCTAATGTATCACCTAACGAATGATGTAATTTTTCTCTATAACCTGACCCTATTAAAACAGTATAAATTTTGTTTTCACGAAGCCAATCAATTAATTCTGTCCAATTTTTATCATTCCAAGTTCTGTTCGCCCAATTTGTTGTTACGTGTAATACAACATACTCTTTAGGTAAGTCAATATCTAATTCTAATGATGTTGGATAAAAATCATAACTCAATTGTTCTGGTAAAAGTTGGAATCCTAAATCATTAGCGTGTAATTGACGAGTATCAATATGTGAGAATTTTTTCTCAATACCATTCTTATCAAAAGTTCCGGGAAACGTAAAACTTTCATATATTCTTGAGTTTGATGTATCAATTAAATTGTATTCGTCAAATGAAAGTAAATTATCAACATAAGGGTTTCCTCTAAATACAACTTTACTATGTGTCACAACATTGATTTTTTCATTATGTGATTGAGAAAGATATCGTAAAGTTGGTGTTGACGCTAACGTATCTCCAAAACTACTACTGTGAATTAAATAATATATGTTTGACATTGTAATTGATTTTTTTTTAGTATTATAACTTTCTAAAATTTTATTTGCTTTCTCAGTAACATAGTCCCAATTAAAATTTTTCTGAATATATTGTGAATCTAATAATGATTTATTGTTATATTCTGAGAGTTTATTTAATTTATATTGTGTATAAAATTTCATAACTTCATACTCAAATTGAGTATAATTTGGTTCTGATAATTTACCAGGGTAATAGTCATGTAGTAACTCCCAAAAATATTCTTGGTTGTTTATTATTAATTTTCTTTGAGCGTCTTCTTCTCCTACAATCTCAATACCAATACCTATTGAGTTTTCAGTATATTCTAATTGACCTGTTGATTTACTGTAAATGGATGGCACACCTGAAGATAATGATTGAATTAACGGAAGATTCCAACCCTCACCGCGTGAACAAGAAACATATAAATTTGCATTTCTAATTTCATTAATATAATCCTCTTCACTTAATGTATCCAAAAATGTGATGTTATTATATTGAGGTAAACCATATTTTGTAAACAATTCATCTTGTGATTCCTGTTCTCGATATTTGTCATGTATTGCTAATTTAAATTCAACTGAGGGGTCATCACCAATTACATTAGTAATTGACTTTATTAATTCGTAAGATGATTTACGATATTCCCAAGTACCAATATGTAGTATTGTTAGTTTTTTATTTTTTTTATTTTTAACGGGAAAAAATTTGGATGGGTCAACACCCTCATTAACAACAGTTATTTTATTTCTATCTATTCCATTATTAACAAAAACCTCTAATTGCCATTTACTTGGAACCCATATATAATCAACTTTTTTAAGTTTTTCAATAAAACCTTCTAACATTTCTGTAGTTTCCCAAGGGAAGTAAGCAATAACTGGTTTATCGTAATCTTGATAATAATAATGATGATACGCTTCGGCCATTATAAGGTGAAAATCGGGAACAAATGATTCGTCATATCCTAATAGTGGAAATTCTTTTAACTCACCATCTACCCATAAACTTTGTTGATGTAATAATTGATGGTGAATATCCTCTAAACCTTTAGTGTTTTTATACATATCAGGACCACTATAAAAACCATTCCAAGTATTAGTATCTAAATTGAAGTTTCTTATCTTAACATTATGGTATTTGTTTAGATTTTTACTAAATTCTTTAATATGATGTGCAATACCACCAGGTCCCATCATTGAGCCGTGAATTAATATATTCATAAAATTATTTTTTAATTACCCAACTTGAATCAGGGTATCTCGTAATTGAATGTGTTTTACCAAAATAGTCATTTACTGCATATAAAACATCAATATTCTCTAAATAATCATGACCGGATAAATAACCACCTTTTTTAATTTTTGGTAACCACGTATTAATATCGTTTATTACATCATCATACCAATGAGACGCATCAATATAAACAAGGTCAAAATGTTCATCAGGAAACATTTTAGAGGCCTCATCACCCCTCATATGTATTTTATTAATGTGAGAATAAAATGATTTCATATTATCAAACAATTCCATAGCTTGGAAAATAATACCATCATTATTCCAATCTTCCCAAGTATCGATGCAGTATATTTTTTCACAATGTAATGCTAAAACTTCACTACTAACACCGGCATACGAACCAATTTCAGCAACAACAAAATTATCTTTCATAATATCTTCACACATCATGAACAAACCTTGAGTCCTATTAACACCACCTTCATCATCTTTTAAACCAAACATTCTATAGGCCGTTTTTAAATATTCTCGTCTATTATCAATATTCATATTGTTTTATTTTTTTACCCTAAAGATAATAAAATATGTATAAATTTCCATATAATTTTAGATAATTTAATTATTTATCGTAAAATAATTCTAACTATATTTATAGTAATGCAAGTAGTTGAAATAACAAGTTTATCAGGACATTCACCATTTAATATCTCAATATGTGATATTACCTTAACTTATTGTTATGTGGTTGCAACCGGTGTTGTTGTTGTCCCCCCAACATTAGAATTACAAATACCTACTCAATTAGAAGGTGCTCAACAAGTTATAGTTAAAGTTGTGGATTCAATTGGTTGTCAAGAATTAATTTTACAAAGTTGTCCAACAACCCCAACTCCAACACCTACAATAACCCCAACTCCAACACCTACAAAAATTGTGGTTTGTAATTGTCTTACATTTGAAAATACAACATCGAATACATTATATTTTTATTTTACTCAATGTGATGACACAATATTAAAAGGTGAAATACAATCGGGAACTACATTATATTATTGTGGTAGATTACCATCAGCGGATGTTGGTATTAATGTGAATATAGGTAATTTGTGTGTTAACAATACGTGTCCTGATTCGGCATTAACCCCTACCCCTACAACAACACCAACAACAACACCAAACCTGACATCGACATCTACGCCAACCCCAACACCGACCCCAACTCACACTCCAACAGCAACATCGACAACAACACCGACACCAACACCAACACATACTCCAACGGCAACATCAACAACAACCCCAACTCCAACACCTACATCTGCGGGATTAGTTTTAGAGTTATACGGTTGTTGTGATTTGACAACACAATACGTTGCATATAATCCAATATTCGCATCATTACCAGGGGTATATACCGCAACAAATGGTGAACCTTATGAAGTGGTAACAGGTGTTGCGATTAGTGGAGCTCCTACGGTTACCATTGTTGATATAACAAATTATAGTAATTGTACTAATTGGGTGACAGTTTTTGGTAGTTGTCCGTAATAATTAACCATTAATATTTATCTTTTATTTTGAACTATTATCTTTTGTGTAAAAACAAGAGATAAATGAAAATATTTGTACAGATAGCTTCCTATCGTGACCCCCAACTTATCCCAACATTAGATAGTATGTTGGAAAATGCTAAAAGACCTAAAAACTTAAGAATAGGTATATGTCGTCAATATCACCCTGAAGACGGGTTTGATAATTTAGAAAAATTTAGTGGAGATAAAAGATTTAGAGTTAAGGATGTTTTATATTCTGACGCTAAAGGTGTTTGTTGGGCAAGAAATCAAGTACAACAATTATATGATGGTGAGGAATATACTCTTCAAATAGATTCTCATATGAGATTTGAAAAGGATTGGGATGATACCTTAATCAAAATGGTTAAACAACTTCAGAAGAAAGGATTTAAGAAACCTTTATTGACGGGGTATGTTTCTTCATTCGACCCGGATAATGACCCGGCAGGTAGAGTTAAAGAACCGTGGAGAATGTCTTTCGATAGGTTTATCCCTGAAGGTGCGGTATTCTTCTTACCTGAAACAATTCCTGGTTGGGAAAAACTTAAACAACCAATTACTTCTCGTTTTTATTCTGCACATATGGCTTTCACTCTTGGAGAGTTCAGTGTTGAGGTTCAACACGACCCTGAATTTTATTTTCACGGGGAAGAAATATCTATTGCCGTTAGAGCATTTACTCACGGATATGATTTATTCCACCCACACAAAACTGTTATTTGGCATGAGTATACTCGTAAGGGTAGAACCAAACAATGGGATGATGACAAAGAGTGGGGTAAAAAGAATGAATTGTCTCACAAAAAGAATAGACAACTTTTTGGAATGGATGGTGAGGAAGTTACTTTGGATTTTAGTAAGTACGGATTTGGAACTGAAAGAACTTTAAAAGATTATGAGATTTATTCTGGTCTTAAATTTTCAAATAGAGCTGTCCAACAATATACATTAGATAAAAAGTATCCACCAAATCCTACCGTTTATGAAACTGAAGAAGAATGGTTGGCAAGTTTTGCAAGAGTATTTAAACATTGTATAGATATCTCATTTAAACAAGTTCCGGAAAAAGATTATGATTTTTGGGTTGTTGCTTTCCACGATGAGAAAGATGAAACTCTTTATCGTAAAGATGCGGATATTAATGAAATAAATAATATGATGAAAGACCCTGACGGATACTGTAAAATTTGGAGAGATTTTCAAACAACCTCTAAACCAAAATATTGGGTGGTGTGGCCTTATAGTAAATCAAAAGGTTGGTGTGATAGATTAACCGGTAACTTGTAATATATGAGATTTATTATTAGGCATCAGTTAAGAGACCTTAAAATGGGGGGTCACGAGTTTTATGTGACTAGTTTATTTAAAAAATTTATAAATTCAATAAAATTAAAATATCCGGAACACACTTTTGATGTGGAAGTCGACCAATCTTATGAGAAATATGGTCAAGGGAGTATTTTTAGTTGTATGAGTTTATCGATTATTAATCCTGAAAATAATAATTATATTTTAATATCATTATTCGATAATTGGAAATATCATTTTATGAGGCATCTTGGTTGGGAACCAAAAAAAATGAAACAATTTTTTTATGCTGGTGGATTTAATTTTTTAGATTATTTTAACTATAAAAAAATATCATCGTTAAATCCTGATTTAGAATTCCCGGATGATATACAAAGTGTTTTTAACACTTTTTTTTATAACCCTTATTTTGATTGTTGTTACGATGAAATGGAATCAATCTATAACACTAAAAATAATAGAGAACAAAAACTTTATTTTAGGGGGTGGATGTGGGATTTTAGAAAACAAATGACCGAAAATATTAATCGAGACGATATTTTAATTATTGATAAAAACCAAAACAATCAAAATTTAAATTATGTTGATTACTTAAAAGACATGGCGAATTATTCGGTTAGTTTAAGTTTACCGGGTGGAACAGAATCTTGTAATAGAGACATAGAATGTTTTGGTATTGGTGTTCCTGTTATTAGACCTTATTTACAAATAAATTATCCTGAACCATTAATACCAAACTACCATTACATTAATTGTTATCACTATTGTGATTATACGGATAACGGAAACCCAAAATATTTGTCATACGAAGATTTTCAAAAAAATTTAATATACACTTGGGAGAAAGTTAAAAATAACCAAGAGTATTTAGATTTTATATCTAAAAATGCCCGAGAATGGTTTGTTAAAAACTGTCAACCTGAAAATAATATAGAATTATTTTTAAATAAAATTGATTTAAATTTATTATAATATGAGTGTAACATTAGTGACCGGTTTATGGAATATAGGGAGAGGTGACCTTCAAGAAGGGTGGTCTCGTTCATTCCAATATTATTTAGAAAAATTTGAACAATTGTTACATGTTAATGAGAATATGATTATTTTTGGTGATAAAGAATTAGAAAAATTTGTTTTTAAATATAGACGTGTTGAAAACACTCAATTTATTCATAGAGAGTTATCTTGGTTTAAAGATAATGAATTTTACACTAAAATACAATCAATTAGAACTAACCCCGAATGGTTTAATCAGGTTGGGTGGTTATCTGATTCAACTCAAGCCAAATTAGAAATGTATAATCCTTTAGTGATGTCTAAAGTGTTTTTACTTCACGACGCCAAACTATTAGATAAGTTTAATTCCGAATATATGTTTTGGGTTGATGCCGGAATAACAAACACAATTCATCCGGGATATTTTACTCACGACAAAGTTTTAAACAAAATACCTAAATTAGTAAATAATTTTCATTTTGTATGTTTCCCTTATGAAACAAATAGTGAAATACACGGATTCAAATATGATGTTTTATGTAATATTGCGGGAAACAAAGTTAATAAAGTTGCTCGAGCCGGTTTTTTTGGTGGTAAAAAAAATGTAATATCAGAAATAAATTCAATATATTATGGATTGATGAATGATACTTTATCTAAAGGTTTTATGGGTACGGAAGAATCATTATTTACCATAATGACTTATCAATACCCAAATTTAATAACTTATTCAGAAATAGATGGTAATGGTTTGATGGGTAAATTTTTTGAGGATTTAAAAAATGATAATGTTATTGTTAAATCTGAAAGTTCTAAAAATGTAATAATAAATAATAATATGGATATCACTAACGTTGCTCTTTATGTAATAACATTTAATTCCCCAAAACAATTTGAGGTTTTAATCCAAACTATGTTAGAATATGATAAAGATTTTATAGATAAACCGGCAAAATACTTATTGAACAATTCAACTGATTTATCAACAACTGAACGTTATGTTGAATTATGTTTACAATATGGTTTTGAACATATCAAAAAAGACAATATTGGTATTGTTGGAGGTAGAGTTTTTGTTGCGGAACATTTTGATAAAACAAATCACGATTGTTATTTTTGGTTTGAAGATGATATGGCATTTTATCCAAGAAAAAATAAAATGTGTAAAAATGGTTTTAATAGATGGACTGAAAATTTATATCAAAAATCATTAGAGATTCTTAAAAAAGAAAATTTTGATTTTTTAAAACTTAACTACACTGAATTTTTTGGTGATAATAGTACTCAATGGAGTTGGTATAATGTTCCCCAAGATTTTAGACAAAGACATTGGCCTGATAATCCAAGATTACCTGAACAAGGATTAAATCCGAATTCTCCAAAGACAGTTTTTAAAAATATTAAATCACATAATGGTTTACCATATGTCACAGGTGAAATTTATTTATGTAATTGGCCAATACTTTTAAGTAGAGAAGGTAACTATAAATGTTATTTAGAAACTAAATGGGCTCACCCTTTTGAACAAACTTTAATGTCTCATTGTTATCAAGAAACTGTAATGGGTAATATTAATCCCGGGTTATTGTTATTAACACCAACTGAACACAATAGATTTGACCATTATGATGGTTCGTTAAGAAAAGAAAGTTAATTTGTTTATTTTTGGAAAGCAAAGTATTTATAAATAAAAACAATAGATGGATTTTTTTATAAAGAAAAACGCAACCTTACCGGTACTAAAGTTACAAGTGGTTAAAGACGGAAGAAGTGACTATAATAAGTTTATGGATATGATTGAAGAATCGGCCATTTTCTTCTCAATGGTTGACGTAGAAACCGGTATTCCAAAAATAAGTTCAAGACCTGCAGGGTTTGTTGAAAAAACTTTTGTTGACTTGAATGCTGGTCCTGAATATTACATATATTATCAGTTTACACCAAGAGATACTAATAGAGTTGGTCGATACGCCGGTCAATTTATGTTAAGAAATTCCGATGGTGTCCTTATATTACCAATACGTGAAGAATTATTTATAAATGTTCAAGATTCATTTATTGCTGATGATTTAGTTTATGATAGTTGTTACGTGTCAGAATTCCCTTGTTGTATCAATGGACCATATACTACAACAACAACTACAGAATGTTGTCCTTGTACTACAACTACTACTACAATTAATCATACTACAACCACGACAACAACAGTTCCTGTATTATCCGAAGTTAATATGGGTTCAGGTATTTATGACGATATTGGTCATTTATTTATTGATTTTATTGCCGATAGTCCTCAACTAATTAAATGTATTGTTGAAGATTATGTATTGGCACCTCCGTTTTATATAATTGGTGGTGAGAACTATTATATGTATACCCCATTACAAATAGGTGGAACAATTTATAGTGACCCTAATGGACAAACAATATCATTGATTAATGATGGTAGTTATGTCACTCAAGTAAACGGATATCAAGTAATCACCGTTTTTAATTCTGTAATTACCGGAATTGTTAATTTTAACAATTTACTTCCATGTCATTAATCTAAAATTGATTTATTAATTATTATCAATTATATTTATAGAAACAAGACAAACCTGATTTAAAATCGGAGCAAATATGTCATTCTAAAAAATATATTATGGTAACACAAGAAGAGATTAAAGCATTCCTTGAGGGGAATGACCCTGAAGAGCATATCGTTGCAATCGAGTATGATTACGCATCGGACGCTATCTACAAAATCAAAGAAATCCCTGGTCAGGGAAAAATAATCAAAAAAGACACATTTACAGCATTTGCTTGGGTTGGTGATTTAAGAGATTTGAATTTTTATTCAAAATCAAAAGACCAACAAAAAGAAGCAATGAAGAAACACGGTATCATCATTGAGAAATTAGAAACCAAAGGTAATGAGAGATTAGAAAAAGGTCTTAAGTTTATGGTAAAATCAATGAAAGGGTATCGTTCACTTATACAATTCTTTAGGGATGGTGGTGTAGACCCATGGGGTGAAAAAACAAAAGGTAAATTAACGGTACTTCCACCGGTAGAACAATTCCTTATTTCAAGAGAGAAGAGATTATTCAAAGGATATGAAGAGTACAACGACATCACCCGACTCGGATTTGACTTGGAGACGACCTCTTTAGAACCTAAAGATGGTCGTATATTTATGATTGGAATCAAAACCAATAAAGGATACCAAAAAGTTATTGAGTGCGCTGATGAAGACCAAGAACGTAGAGGGTTGGTAGAATTCTTCAATATTATTGATGAACTTAAACCTTCAATCATTGGTGGGTATAACTCAGCAAACTTCGACTGGTTTTGGATATTTGAAAGATGTAAAGCACTTAACTTGGACATCAAAAAGATTGCAAAATCTTTAAACCCGGCAAGACCTATCGGACAAAAAGATGGGATGTTAAAACTTGCTAACGAGGTTGAAAGATATTCTCAAACTCAATTATGGGGTTATAACATCATTGATATTATTCACTCTGTTCGTAGAGCACAAGCAATCAACTCAAGTATTAAATCAGCAGGGTTAAAGTATATTACACAATACATTAAAGCTGAAGCCCCTGACCGAGTTTATATTGACCATTTAGATATTGGACCGATGTATGCTAAAAAAGAGGAGTATTGGTTAAATGTTGAGAATGGAAAATATAAGAAAGCGGATAATCCTGCGTTTGATAATTTAGATACAAGATTCCCGGGTAAATACTTAAAGGTGACGGGTGATAACATTGTTGAGAGATATCTTGACGATGACTTGGAGGAAACGTTGACAGTGGATGATGAATTCAACCAAGGAACGTTTCTATTAGCGTCAATGGTACCAACAACATATGAAAGAGTTTCCACGATGGGAACTGCCACATTATGGAGAATGATTATGTTAGCTTGGTCATATAAGAATAACCTTGCAATACCTCAAAAAGAAGATAAGACCGACTTCGTAGGAGGACTTTCACGACTACTTAAAGTTGGTTACTCTACCAATGTACTTAAACTTGACTACTCGTCTCTATACCCATCTATTCAGTTGGTTCACGATGTGTTTCCCGAGTGTGATGTGATGGGTGGAATGAAAGGTATGTTAGCTTACTTCCGTAACGCTCGTATTATGTATAAAAACTTGGCGGGTGAGTTCTATGAAACTGACCGTAAAAAGTCCTTATCATATGACCGAAAACAATTACCTATTAAGATATTCATTAACTCGATGTTTGGGGCATTATCCGCACCACACGTTTATGAATGGGGAGATATGTTTATGGGTGAACAGATTACTTGTACCGGAAGACAATATCTTCGTCAGATGATTAAGTTCTTTATGAAGAAAGGATATACCCCACTAGTAATGGATACCGATGGTGTCAACTTCTCTAAACCTGAAGGATGGGAGAATAGACGTTACATTGGTAAAGGATTGAATTGGAAAGTTAAAGAGGGTAAAGAATATACCGGAGATGATGCCGACGTTGCAGAATTTAATGACCTTTTTATGAGAGGTGAAATGGCGTTGGACACTGATGGTACTTGGCCATCTTGTATTAATTTGGCTCGTAAGAATTATGCGGTTATGGAGGCGAGTGGTAAAATTAAACTGACTGGTAATACTATTAAATCTAAAAAACTTCCATTATATATTGAGGACTTTTTAGATAAAGGTGTAAAATTATTATTGGAGGGTAAAGGTCAAGAATTTATTGAGTGGTATTATGAATACCTACAAAAAATTTATGATAAAGATATTCCTCTTATGAAGATTGCTCAGAGAGCTAAGGTTAAGTTATCTATTGATGACTATAAAAAAAGATGTGGTATGAAAACTAAGGCGGGTTCCTTAATGAGTAGAATGGCTCATATGGAATTGGCAATTAAACACGATTTAAAAGTTTCGTTAGGTGATGTTATTAGTTATGTTAATAATGGTATTAAAGCGTCTCACGGAGATGTTCAAAAAGTGAATAAACCTAAAAAAGGTTGGTCTGAAAAACAAATAGAATTATATTTTTCATCATATGATTCCACACATTATAAAGAAAAAGAAAAGTTTTTATTAAAAAATGGTTGGGAAAAATCTTGGTCTGACGATAATTGGGTTCGTTCTGACGAGCCAATGAAAGAAGCGATGAATGGTGTTCCAACGGATGTTGCATATAGACTTGCAAATGCTGATAATACTGATTCGGCGATACAATTAAATTGTTATATGTTAGACCAAACTGAAATTGAAAACAATCCGGATATGAGAGGTGATTATAATGTGGAGAGAGCCATCTCAACATTTAATAAACGAATTGGTCCGTTATTGGTTGTGTTTAAAGAAGAAGTTAGAGAACAATTAATTGTTGTTAATCCTGAAGATAGAGGGTTTTTCACTAAAGAACAATCTGAACTTATAAATGGTGTTCCATTTAAAGAAGGTGACCAAGATAGATTAAAAGAGGATGTGTTAGATATTAGTGAGGGTGAGATTAAGTATTGGGAAAAACGAGGAATGAGTCCTGATTACATTTATGACTTAGCATCCGAAGGTTGGGAAGAATATATTAATTAAAACATAAAAGGTGTCTAACGACACCTTTTTTTATTCTAATTTTAAACCATCTGATGAAACGATGTACCAATTATTTTCTAACATATAAAATTCAACACAAGCACCCCAATCAATAAATATTTCATCATAGTACTCATCAATTTTACCTGAACTAGGTCTAATGAATACTTTGGTTAACGCTTTAATAATAATATGTTCTGTTGTATTAGAATCTAATGTTATATTACAAGATTCAACATCTTTAATTACAAGTAGAATTTCCCCATTTGTTCTGTAATTGGATTCGGTAATAATTTTTTTCATTGGTATTAGTTCAGTATTTTCAGTTTCTTCAGTATTTTCTACCTCGATTAAAGTATTACCTAAAAATCTTGGGTCGTTAATTGTTTTTCTTGTAAATCTTTGGGTTATTGTGTTCATAAATTATATTACATAAATTTGTCTTGGCATTGCTCTAAATTTAAGTTGTTTGTTTAAATTTTCTGCGAGTAACGCTTCACGTTCCATCATTTTTTCAGGACGTAATCTTTCTAATCTTAATTTTAATTCTTCTTCAAGTTTGGATTTTTCATCTTTACCTTCAGTAGCTAAAGTGGCGTAATCCATTGTTAACTCACTATCAGGTGTTTTAATGTTACCACTAAATTTACCTCTAACTCTTGATAATGTTTCTTTACAATAAGCAGTAAACCATCTTCTAACAAATTGTTGAGAAGGATTATTTAAGTCAATCCAAGACATAGAGTCAATTGGAACGTCAGACGGTAATTTAATAATATCCGGATTGTTTTTTAAACAATTATCTCTATCCGCAGGGCCAACATCGTAATACCAATACCATACTTGACCTTTAGCTAAATTTCTGTCACCAAAGTCAAATTTACCACCCGGAGTATTCATTAAGTGAATAGCTTTTTTACCTTCAGGTAATGCGGTTATAGTATATGTTAAATCACCCGCTATAATACGTCTTTGAATATTAATTTCTTGCATTCTCAATAACATATCAAATGCTGGCATCATAAAATAAGAACCTGTTGCACCCATTTGAGCGAAACCACCGGCTCCACCCATACTACCTAAACCACCAAAACTAAAATTATCAAAAAAGACCCCATTCGTTGGAGATGGGCTAAACCATAATAATTCGTTAATTTCTCTATTTGCTGGAATTTCGTAAATTTGTTGATTAGGTACTAATTGTATAAAATCTTTTTTCAATACTGAATCACCACCGGCTTGTAGTCCAACAATTTTTGAATAAGCGTAGGTGTATCGTGTTTCCCAATCTAAACTTTTAGTTACAAAAGCCCTTGATAATGATTGAGTATCTAAATTTAAGTTGTATAAAGAAGTCCATTGAGATTCAATTAACCAATCTTGAATATATTGTGAATAGTCACCAATAGATAATTCTAATAAACTATCCATCTGTTCGTCTTCTAATTCAATACTTCTTAATGGGGCACCAAGTAAGTGTTTAATTCTTGTATATAATTTAGTTCTTTCCGGTTCCGGTATAATTGCAGTTTGGTATGTTGTACCAGTTAATATCGCCATAACGTTTTTATTTTATAAATATCAACTTAATGTATAAATCAGGTCTTCTTTAGGGAAAATAAACTGACCGTCCATTATTTTTGAATGTTTATTGTCAAAGACCAAAACTTCTTTATTATTACGAGTAAAAATCAACCAATCAGTTGAATATCGTTTAACATTTCCTGTTCCTAAAATCATTATTGAATCTTTTATTTCTTTTTCTCCGGTATATGGTTTTATTTGTACCGTTTTTTTAACACCATCAACAATTACTTCACAATCAACCCCACCAATCATATCTTCTTTACTTCCAAGTTTACCGATTGCATTAACGTTATCATTACCAAATTGTTTTTTTAATATTTCAATAGTTTTATCTTCTCTTGATTGACCCCAACTATTAGTTTGAGTTAACACTTTCATAAGATTTTGGAATGTGGATGATTTTTGTGAGAATATTCTAAATTTGTATTCATCTAAAATATCAACAAGTTTTTTAACTTCACTTATTTGTTCAAATGGTTTTAAGCCAATCATTTTTATTTCAGGTAATTGTTTGGCTTTTAAAACTTGATTAACATCATTGAGTAAAACACAAAAACAACTATAGTTTGTGTTTAGTTTATTTAAAACTGAACGACCTTGAGTTTCTAAATCGTATACTCCGGAAACTTCTCCTTCGGCATATTCATTATTCCCATAATAGTTGTCAGGAAAAACATCTTTTAACATTCTGTTAATACCGTCTTTGAAGATTGTTTTAACTTTTGGGTTGATATTAAACACCATACGAATCGCCTCATTCATTTCTCTACTACATCTTTCAGATTTACCTTCAGAAATAACAGATTTTAATTCGGCACTTTCATTTAATTTATTATCCACTCTCATTGTATATAATTTGTTAACAAATTCCCAATTTACACATTTCCAAAAGTTTTTAATATAGTCATCTTTTTTGTTTCTGTATTTTAGGTAGTAAGCGTGTTCCCATAAATCTAAACCTAACACAGGATATCCACCATCCTCAATAGTATTCATTAATGGATTTTCTTGGTTTGCTGTCGATACAATTTTTAAGGTATTTCTTTTTGTTATGACTAACCAAACCCATCCTGAACCAAATCTTTCTTTTGCAACAGTTTCAAATTCTTTTTTAAAGTTGGCAAAGGTATTAAAATCTTTTTTTATTTGTTTGATTACTTCACCATTTGGGGTTTGAGTTTTAGGTGATAACATTTTCCAAAACAATGCGTGGTTAAAAGCACCTCCGGCATTATCTTTGATTGTTTTATTAAATCTACTGATAGATTTAACAATTTCTTCAAGTTCTAAATCACCATAATCTTTGTTTTTAAGAGCGGCGTTTAGTTTATCTACGTAACCTTTATAATGTTTATTATAATGGTAGTTCATTGTTTCAGCATCAATAAATTGCTTTAGTGCTGAATAGGAATACGGTAATTTGTCGATTCCTATCTTTTTCATCTCATTAAGAAAGAGTGTTTCATTTTCTTGTTTTTCAACATTTTGAATCTCTTCCGTAATGAGTTTGATTTTATTTTCAATATGTTTCATTCGGCTTGTTATTTATTTCTTATAAATATCTCAACAAATAGATTATCTTCGGGTGTTGATTTTATTCATAAGTTCTTCAATGAAGTCACCACTCTCACCAATGTTATCTCCCATAACCGTTCCGATGTTTTGTTTCTTCATATTAACCATATCATAAATTATCCCTTCTATGGTATTATCAAAGATTGGGTAATAAACTGATACCGAATTTTTTTGACCATATCTATATGCTCTATCTTCAGCTTGAGATAAATCTCCCGGAACAAATGATAGGTCATTCATAATAACTGCTTCAGCTGCGGTCAATGTGATTCCAACACCGGCAGCTTTCACGTTTCCAATAAACACTTTAATTTTTTCGTTTTCTTGGAATTGGTCAACAGCGTATTGTCGTTGAGGTTTTGCTGTTGAACCATCTAATTTAACCGCCGATTTACCAAAGTGCTCTGAGATTTTATTTAGAGTGTCGGTAAAGTTAGTAAAAATAATAACTTTCTTACCTTGTTCTATAATATTTTCAGCAAGTTCAATTGTGTCTTTAATTTTTTCTTCGGCAATTACTTGACGAACTTTCATTAGTTTACTGAACTGAACCGTTAATGATGTGCTTTCATCCGGATTCTTATCATACCAATCATAATACTCACCCATTAACCCTTCGTACATTTTAGATTTTAATCTCAAATAAATTGGGGTAATGATTTTTTCAGGTAAATCTAACACATCCGTTTTTAATCTTCTTAAAACTTGTCTTGAAGTTCGGTCTCTTAATTCTTCCAAATTTGATGCTCCGGTGACGTTCCATATTTTACGAGTTCCTGCGGTGAATTGATAACCTTGACAATATCTAATAGCATAAGCCATCCAATTCTGTGCAACAGGACTTTCAATTAACGACAATAGATTAAAGTAGTTCATCGGTCTATTGGTCATAGGTGTTCCGGTTAATAACCAAAGTTTATCAACTTTTTTACAAAAACTATTAACCAATTTAGTTCTTGCCGCCTGACCATTACTCACATAATGTGCCTCATCTAAAATAATAAGGTCAAAGTTTCCTTGAGTGATTAATGAATTTTCTTTGTCTTTTAAATCGTAAAAGTTTTTAAGAATATCGTAATTAACAATTACAAAGTCGTGTTCTGTTGAAAAGTTTTTACCTTCAGCAATATAAACACTTCTATCTGTGTAGTTTGCGATTTCTCTTTGCCAATTAATCTTCAGAGATGCTGGACAAACAATTAATATTTTTTTAGCACCACTCTCTAACGCAGCGATAACGGTAATCGTTGTTTTACCAAGACCCATATCATCAGCTAATATAAATCGTTTTGAACCTACTAATTTTTCAATGGCTATTGGTTGGTGTTCTAAAGGAGGTCTATGACTATATTTTGTATAATCTATTTTAACATCTTTAATTGTATGTGTTTTAATTAAAGCACCTTTTGGTAGCCAAAAATCATGGATAGTGTCATTCTCCAATACTTTCCCCCAAACATGATAGGATTTGTCTTTCTCAACTAATAGCTTTTCAACCCATATTTGTTCAGGAATCGTGGTTAGTAATTTTTCATCGGCAATCTTTTTAGCAAAGTAAGGGTCTAAATCAACCCATCTTTTGGCTACCTTTGGTGTTACTCCGTAATAATTAATTATATAATCAGATTGTGCTCGAGTAGGGTAAAATCTTTTATTGGTGTCCTTTTGTAGTTTTAATTTAAGGATATAGTTATTTGCCCCCTCGTAAGTGTCAAGAAGAGATATTGCTCGTTGTTCTACTGTTAAATTAGAATTTTCAGATGTATTGTTTTCCAATTTTATTCTTTTAGTAGAAATATAACATATTTTATAATATTTATCAAGATATGGGAATGAAACAAGAGACATTAGAAAAATTAATAGATAAAATGATAAAACACGTTAAACCTAATGGTGTGTCTGAACTTATTTATACATTAAAACCTACTGACGATACTAATGAAGAATATTATATGAAGGTAACATATATTGTCCCTGATGATAGTAAATATCTTTATAAAGTGTCATATCAGGGTCGTGAAATTCCTATAGATTACAGAAGTAAATGGAATTATGAAATACAAAAGACCATAAAAGATTATTTTGGTATCAATGTTATAATCAATAATTCAGGTACTCGCTCGGAATCAGAATACAAAAGACAAAAAAAATATGAGTAGAAATTTAGTACCAATTACCAGAATAGGTAAGTTCTTCGGAGCGGAGGATTACGATTTAGACATCTCTATGGGGGAAGAATGGTTATATGGTGATATGAACTTTACATTAGTTCTATATAAAGTAGATAGATTAAAAACCAAAACAGACGATGTTTATGGTGAGGTAATGACTGACGGTATAAAATATTTACCACCAATTGAGTTTAAAGCTTATGTTCAAATACTTCCACCTGAAAACAAATACTTGGGTAATTCTAAAATTGTACAATCAGAACCTGGTAATATGAAATTTGCAATTTACGCAGCTCAACTTAACGATTTAGGAATTCAAATTAATTATGGGGATTATATTGGTTATTATGAAACAGAAACAAAAGTTAGATATTACGTTGTTAGCGATGACGGAAGAATTAATTCAGATAATAAACATACATATGCCGGTTATAAACCATTTTATAAATCATATGTAGCAACTCCGGTAACGGAAAATGAATTTAGAGGATTATAATGAAAGTAAAAATAACAAAAAATAAACTATTCAATTCAATATACAATTATATTGATAAAACATTTAATTCAAGTAAAATGGATTGGGTTTATGGTATGGATGAAGATGAAGATGGATATCCTGATGTTGATAGAGAAAACGAATACTTTTTAATGTTCTTTGAAGGTGATTATCAAGGTATTTATGATACTGATATTATTTTTTATTATTTTGATGTTGATTATTATAATACTGAACCATCACATAAACCTTTTAGAGATAAAGCACCAATTTTAGAAGTTATTGGTAAGCACGCGGAACATTTAGATGACATGTTTGAAGGACATTGGGAAGAACCTATGAAAAAATGGTTTGAAGATAATTTTAATTTACCTGTTAAATCAGTATCCACATATTACGATTATGAAAATTATAATTAACGAAAGACAGTATAGAAGATTATTAGAAATTGTTACAAATGATAAAGTTATTTGTGATGAGTGTGGTTGGTCTTGGGCTTTAGCCGATGGTGGAAACGACCCTTATATCTGTCACAAGTGTGGTCACGATAATGAGGAGAAAAAAAATATTGGTGATAAAGTTATGGTTTATTATAACTTACACAAACACACCTTTTCAGTAACCTATAATGGAAGAGTTATTACTCATGCCGATTATGTTAAATTATCAGATGTTGAATTCAGAGTTAGACAAGGGGGTAGAGAAAAAGTATTAAAAGATAAAAGAAAGAATGTTCATTCATTTGTAATTGGAACTTTAATGGATTATTGTAAATTTCCTTGTGAGAATTTACCAAGTGAACCAAATAGTAATATAGTAACCTATAACCCTTACAAATATAACTCTTATGTTGTAAAAGATACCGAAGAACCAATATATAGTGCCGGTGAAGTTGAAATGATAAATTTAAGAGACAAAATATTTATAACAAAATAATAACATGCCATTACCAAATAAAATAAAGAAAACAATTCCGTTAACATTTCCAAAAACTCTTTACCCAAGAAGAGAACAACTATTGGAAAAAATTAATAAAGACGGAACTTATTTACCAAAATCAATTTTACACGCCGATTTGGATGGGGGTATGTTAAATTTTGTTCAAAATGAATTAGAAACAATTGTGGAAGGTAAAGTTATCCCAATGGTTGATATCATTATTACTTCACAAAACTGGTCACAATTTACAGAAACTTGGAATTTTCAAGATTTGGACTCAAACGTTTCCCCTCCGTTTATTACAGTTGTAAGAAACCCGGAAGTTAAATTCGGAACAAATCCTGCGTTACTATATAACATACCAAACAGAAAACAATATTTTTATGCTCAAGTTCCAACTTGGGATGGAAATAGAAACGGTATGGATATATACAAAATACCTCAACCTGTTCCTGTTGATATTACATATAGTGTTAAAATAATTTGTAATAGAATGAGAGAATTAAATGCTTTCAATAAAAATATTCTTGAAATGTTCGCATCTCGTCAAGCCTACACAACTATCAAAGGTCATTATATTCCAATCATTATGAATAATATTACTGATGAGTCAGTTATGAATATTGATAAAAGAAAATATTATATTCAAAGTTATGATTTTACAATGTTAGGTTTCTTAATTGATGAAAATGAATTTGAGGTTGCTCCCGCAGTTTCAAGAGTTTTAACGGTTGTTGAATTTGAAAAAGAATCGTTCACTCGTGGACGAAGAAAAAATATTACTGACGAATCTACTGTTAGTAATTTTTTATTTGTTGCAGGGAACAATATTTTATCACAAATTTTTGATTACACAGTTGATTTAAATTTAGGTGAAACAACTAATATTGATTCATTTGACGTGTATCTAAATAATCAATATTATGGTACTGATTTATTTCAAATTCAGATAAACACAAATGATGTTTTAAAAATCATAGTGGTTAAAAATGATGACTCAAAAGAAGGTATTATTGAGTTAAATAATGAAATAGTTTAGTTTTCACCATAAATATCCTTCTTTTCCTTACATTGGTCTATAATCATTCTTTCTAAAAAACGATACATTTTTATTCCCCTCTTTTCACAATAGGTCTTTAGGATACTATGAACCTCGATTGATATCTTTAGGTTCTTAATTTTTTTTTCGTTATCTGCCATGGTAGAATAAAGGCAGAATTTATTCTACCTAATTTATAAATACTTCTTAAGAAGTAAAGTATTTTGGTTTTTTTGATAATATTTATCAATAAAAATAAATTTACAAATTAAAAAGACAAACTAATGGCATCAAATCAAAAAGTATTCGTATCTCCCGGAGTATATACTTCTGAAGTTGATTTAAGTTTCGTAGCACAAAGTGTGGGAGTTACCACGTTGGGTATTGTGGGTGAGACCTTAAAAGGTCCTGCTTTCGAACCTATTTTTATACGAAATTTTGATGAATTCACAAATTTCTTCGGTGGAACTTCTCCAGAAAAATTTATAAATACACAAATTCCAAAGTACGAAGCGGCTTATATTGCTAAATCATACTTACAACAATCTAACCAATTATTCGTAACGAGAGTTTTAGGATTATCCGGTTATGATGCAGGACCATCTTGGTCTATAACAACAAAAGCGAATGTTAACCCGACAACGGTTGATTTCTTTTGTGAAAGTGCTACAACTGAGAATTGTATAACTGAGTGTATTGACTTTAAAACAATTAATTATTCTATTGAATTCTCGGCGTGTACTAACAGTATTGATAGTATAGTGTTTACAAACACATCTAATTTAGCACCTGAGATTTCTTCAATATTAAACGAACCTTACGAACAATTCGATGGTAGTATAAGTACGTTGTATACTGATTTCTCTAGACAAATTTTTGACGTAGTTTCAACACCGGCAAAAGAGGATACTTCAATTTATTACTACGGAGCAATACCAACAAGTGTTTATTCAGGATTAAGTGAGGTGTATACAGGTGAAACAAATGTTTACGAAGTTGATAATGTAAGTGCTAATTTATGTAATTACTCAGCACCACAAAATGACCCTTGGTATTACTCATTATTTGATAATGTTGGTAATGCCGCTTACACAGGATTTTCATTTTGGTCAGTTGTGACAGGATTAACATTGACACCTATTATTACAACTACAACGTCTACGTCAACAACAACTACTACAACTGACCCATGTACAACTACAACATCAACATCAACCACTTCAACAACAACGGCTAGACCTACACATTGTTATACAGGTACATTGATAGGTGTTATTTATGTCTATTCGGGAACCGCATATACTGATTATGATGATTTAGTAATTGCTACATTACGTTCAAGAGGTCTTTCAACATATGGTTTAGATGATGGTCCGGTTTATGAAGTATCAGGTTTAACTGATGTTAGTTTAGATTGTACAGGAACATATTCAGGTGTAACTAAAAACCCATTTTCAACTTTTGGTGTTAACATCACAAGTAAAGATGGTGACCAATATTTCTTTGAAACATCCTTCTCAAACTCTGACCCTAAATATATAAGTAAAGTATTTGGAGCGTCTAACTTCTCTAAACCAAGAACAGTAGTTCCATTATTTGTTGAAGAAAGATTCCAAGCTTTATTAACAAATGCTTGGAGAATGGGTTATATTAGAGGTTTAAATTGTGAATTAACCGCTTTACCTGACGCACGTCAAGCAATTGACCCAACATCAATAGCATTTTATTTAGAGAAATATCAATCTCCGGTATCACCTTGGGTTGTTTCTGAATTAAGAGGTAATAAAGTTTATAACTTATTTAAATTTACAACTATTGCTGATGGTGATTCTGCTAACGTTGATATTAAAATATCGTTAGCTAATATGTCATTTAACAACGGTACTTTTGATGTATTGATTAGAGATTTCTTTGATACTGATTCTGCTCCGGTGGTTCTTGAAAAATATACTAACTGTACAATGAACCCTCAAGATAATTCATTCGTAGGTAAGAAAATTGGTAGTTTAGATGGTGAATATCCATTATTATCAAGTTATGTTATGGTTGAGATGAATGAGGATGCTCCGATAGACGCACTTCCTTGTGGATTCTTGGGTTATGATTATAGAGAATATGCTGGTGTTAGACCACCATTCCCATTAATTAAAGCTAAATACTATTATCCTGGTGAGGTAGTTTATAATCCACCATTTGGTTTAGCATCAGGTGCGGACGATACTACTACAAGTGCGGGTGATAATGTAAGAAGAACTTATTTAGGTATCTCTGATACTGAAGGTATTGATGTTGACTTCTTCCAATATAAAGGTAATCAACTTCCTTTAGATATATGTAACGATACTGAAGGTAATCCTTGGAACTTTAGAACTAGAGGATTCCACATGGATGAAAATGCAACAGGTATTACAATACCTAATGTATTTGTAACTAGTGGTACACCGGCGTTCTTCTGTGGTGACGCACCATTTACATCAGACCCTGATAACCCTGAAAATCCTTACTATAGAATTTTTGCACGTAAATTTACTTTACTTGTTAAAGGAGGTTTTGATGGATGGGATATCTACAGAGAATTTAGAACAAATACTGATAGATTTGTATTAGGTAGAGCAGGTTATTTAAGAGGAGCTTGTCCAACACCAAGATACCCTACCGCAACAGGTTGGGGGGCATTCAAACAAATTAGTGTAGCGGGTAATACTCAAGATTTTGCGAACACCGATTATTACGCTTATTTATTAGGTCAAGAAACATTTGCAAATCCTGAAGCAGTAAACATTAACGTGTTTGTTACACCGGGTATTGATTATGTTAATAACTCTAATTTAGTTGAAAACGCAATCGATATGATTGAATTTAGTAGAGCAGATTCATTGTACGTTTGTACAACACCTGACTACAATATGTATGTTCCTTCAACAGGTAATCAATTTGACTTTATTTACCCACAAGAGGCTGTAGATAATTTAGCAAATTCAGGTATTGATTCTAACTACACGGCGACTTACTACCCTTGGGTATTAATGAGAGATACAGTTAACAATACACAAATTTACTTACCAGCAACTGCTGAGGTAACGAGAAACTTAGCGTTAACAGACAACATCGCTTATCCTTGGTTCGCAGCTGCGGGTTACACGAGAGGTATTGTAAATGCTGTTAAAGCGAGAATTAAACTGACTCAAGAAAATAGAGATACTCTATATCAAGGTCGTTTAAATCCAATTGCTACCTTCTCTGATGTTGGAACAGTTATTTGGGGTAACAAAACTCTTCAAATTAGACAATCGGCACTTGATAGAATCAACGTAAGAAGATTATTACTTCAAGCTCGTAAATTAATATCTGCTGTTTCTGTTAGATTATTATTCGAACAAAACGATGCTAAAGTAAGACAAGATTTCTTGGATTCTGTTAACCCAATATTAGATTCGATTAGAAGAGATAGAGGTCTTTACGATTTCCGTGTAACTGTTTCGTCTGACGCAGCTGATATAGACAGAAATCAAATGACAGGTAAGATTTACATCAAACCAACCAAATCGTTAGAATTTATAGACATTACGTTCTATATCACTCCAACAGGTGCATCTTTCGAGAATATATAATAAATAAAATTATGACCCATTGTAATAGTGGGTCATAATTAAGCCAAATAACAATTATGTTTAATAAAAAAATTTTAAAAGAAGGTATTGACGACGCAGGAGCTCCTGATGAAAAATACTACGCATTTGATTGGGATGATAACATTGTTACAATGCCAACTAAAATTATTTTAAAAGATGATGAAGGTCGTGAAGTAGGTATGTCTACTGAAGATTTTGCGGATTATAGAACGGAGATTGGTAATCAACCATTCGAGTATAATGACCATACTATTGTTGGTTTTGCGGATGAACCTTTCAGATATTTCCGGGATAAAGGTGATAAACAATTTATTGTTGACGCTATGTTAGCAAAACCAGGTCCTGCTTGGCCTGATTTCGTTGAAGCAATTAATAATGGGTCAATTTTTTCGATTGTTACCGCAAGAGGTCACAACCCTAACGTACTTAAACAAGGTGTTTACAATTATATTGTTTCAAACACAAACGGTATAAATTCTAATGAACTAATTAAGAATTTAGAAAAATATCGTGATTTGGCGGATGAAGAAGAAATATCTAAATCAGAAATGATAAAAGAATATTTAGATATGTGTCGTTTTTATCCGGTGTCTTTTGGTGAGGGTTCAGCAACAAATCCGGAAGAAGGTAAAATTAAAGCTTTAAAAGAATTTGTTCAATATGTTAAAGATGTTTCAAAAAGAATTCAGAAAAAAGCTTTCTTAAAAAACAAAATTAGTAATTATTTTGTACCTAAAGTAGGATTTTCAGATGATGATGTAAGAAATGTGGATGTAGTTAAAAAACATTTTGAGCAAGACCCAGAAAATATTATTAAAACTTATTCAACAGCAGGAGGAATAAAAAAAGAATATTAAATAGTTATAATAAATAAGAACTAGAAAAACTAGTAAATTAAAACTAGTATTAAATAAACTAGACTGGAAGAGAATGATAATAAATTAAATTCTAAAAGTCAACTAAAATATTTTTTAAATAGTGATATTTATTAAATAAAGATAAAATAAATAAAATTAAAAACAAATTGAAATGGCTGATTTATTAATGAAAATGCCCATACCTTACGAACCTAAAAGACAAAATAGGTTTATATTACGTTTTCCTTCAACATTAGGGATTAATGAATGGTTCGTAGAATCGGCAGCAAGACCAAAAATAACAATTAATCCTGTTGCGATTCCATTTTTAAACACTGAAACATATGTTGCCGGTCGTTTTACTTGGGGTACAATAAATGTTAAATTCCGTGACCCAATTGGACCTTCTGCGTCTCAGGCACTTATGGAATGGGTACGTTTATGTGCAGAATCAGTTACCGGACGTATGGGGTATGCTGCGGGTTATAAAAAGAATGTTGACCTTGAGATGTTAGACCCAACGGGTGTAGTTGTTGAGAAATGGATATTAGAAGGAACTTTCTTATCTGATGTTAACTTTGATTCGTTGGCGTATAGTACAGACGCTTTAGCGACAATATCAGCGGTATTACGTATGGATAGATGTATATTAGTTTACTAAAAAATACTTTATATTTAAAATTAAGAATCCACATATCAAAAATATGTGGATTTTTTATTAACTATTGATAAAAAAACATATACGATTATATTTTATAATAAAAACAAATTTATATGGACGAAAGTTTAATTAATGCAGCAACAGAAAATTTCACATTACCACATGACGTGGTATCATTACCGAGTGGTGGAATTTTTTATAAATCTAAGAAAAAATCGGTTAAAGTAGGTTATTTAACGGCATCTGATGAAAATTATTTGATTGGTGCAATGGCTGGTAAAGAAAATATTGTATTTACTTTATTAAGAAATAAATTATATGAACATGATTTACGTCCTGAAGAATTAATGGATGGTGATGTTGAAGCAATTTTAATCTTTTTAAGAAATACTTCTTTTGGTCCGGAATATACAATTAATTTAATTGACCCAAGTACTAGTAAAACTTTTTCACACACTGTTGTCTTGGATGAATTAAATATTAAACAATGTAAACATCAACCTGATGAAAATGGTTTTTTTACTACAACATTACCTAAAACAGGTGTAACAATTAAATTAAGACCTACCACTTTTCATGACACTATTGAGTTGGATAAAATGGTTGAACAATATCCCGTGGGAAGACAAGCGCCAAGAATAACTTGGAAATTACAAAAACAAATTGTTGAGATTGATGGTGATAACGATAGAGGTAAAATAGCGATGTTTGTTGATACTTTACCTATTATGGACTCTAAATACATAAGAACTTTTTTAAGAGAAAATGAACCGTCATTAGACCTTAAAAGAACTGCAACCGCCCCATCAGGAGAATTGGTATCTTACGAGATAACCTTTGGGGTTGAGTTTTTTCGGCCTTTCTTTTAACTATCGACAACTACTAATTGAGGAATATTATTTGATGGCTAAATTTATAAGAACATCATATAGTGACTTCAACGAGATGCCTACTTATGTTAGGAAATTTTTAATAAACAGAATTCTAGAAGATAATACACCAAAGACCTAAATTAAAATATGTCTTTGGTGTATTTATTTATAAAACAAATTTAATATGCAAGATGCAAGTAGTTTAGACGCTAGTGGTCAAAAAGGTAAAGATATTCTTGATTCGTTCGGTAAAGCTTTATTAAGTAATTTTCAAACCGAAGCAGTTGGTAAAGTCGTTGCCGAACTTGATAAAGGGGCTAGTACCCTTTTAAAACAATTTGGTGTTGGTCAAGAAATGGCTCAAACATTAAGAGCCACTATGGCTGATGCGGTTACTGGTGTTAGAACTTTAGGTGGGGATATTGATGCGGTTATTAAAACACAAATGGAGGCTTCAAAAGCTTTACAACGAAACGTAATATTATCTGCGGAAGTAAATAAAGACCTTTATGCAACAGTGAAAGTAACAGGTCAAGAAGTTGGTACGTTAGTATCAGGATTTAAAGATGTTGGAATTGGTGCGGGACGAGTTGCGGGTGAAATGAAAAAAGTTGTTGATATTGCTACTCAGTCAGGTGTAAACGCCGCAGATGTTTCGGCAAAAGTTTTACAAAATATGGATGCCCTAAACAAATATAATTTTGAAGGAGGAGTATCCGGTTTGGCTAAAATGGCTGCTCAAGCGAGTTTATTAAGAATTGATATGAGTCAAACATTGGCGTTTGCGGAAAAAGTATTTGACCCGGAAGGGGCTATTGAAATGGCTGCGGCAATGCAAAGATTAGGTGTTTCTCAAAGTAGTTTACTTGACCCACTTAAAATGATGGATTTAGCTCAAAATGACCCGGCTGAATTACAAAACCAAATTGCTCAAATGAGTAAACAATTTGTTCAATTAGGTAAAGACGGTAATTTTGAAATTATGCCGGGGGCGAAACGTCAAATGAGAGAAATATCCAAAGCGATGGGTATACCTTATGAACAATTGACTAAAATGGCGTTAGGTAGTGCTGAATTAGAGGATAAAATGAGTAAAATTCGTTTTCCTGATTTACCGGGCTTAGATGAAGATAAGCAAAAAATGATAGCCAATATGGCTGAAATGGGTGCTGGAGGTAAATATGAAGTTCAAGTCAAAGATGAACAAACAGGTGAAACTATTACCAAAGCCCTTGACCAATTAAATGAAAAAGATGTTGCAAATCTTGAAAAAATGGCTAATACCGCTCCAAAAACAATGGAGGAATTAGCTGTTAGTCAATTAAGTGTTACAGAAAAAATGGCTGCGGATATTAAATCATTGGCAGACCAAACAGGTTTAGGGGCTGCAAGAACTAAAGCGATGGGTACTGGTATAAATTTTCTTAGAGATACTTCAACCGCAGTTAGAAAAACACTTTCACCAAAAGAGATGAGTACAAAAAATCTTGCGTCATCAATTGACTCAGGTATAGATAAAAATTTAGATGTTCTTAAAAGATTAACAGATGGTGAGATAAGTGCTGGTGAGGCAAGAAAAGAAGTTGGGGAAAATTTAAAAAAATTAGGGTCATTACTTAATTCTGCTTATGAAACCGGAATGAAAAACGCCCAAATCGAATCTGAAAAAATAAAAAATGATTACCCTGTGATTGACCAACTTAAAAAACTTTTATCGGGTGATATAAGTAAGATAGAAAGTAATAAGAAACAGGAAACAAATATTACTCAAACAGAAATTAGTAATGTTAGAAATGCCTCAACAATTCCTACTAATACATCACAAACAGCAACTAATCCATCTACTGATAGACCAATTGAAATAACATTAAATCACAATATAGATTTAAAAACAACAGGTAATGTTGACACTAACCAAATAGTAATGGCTCTTAAAAATACTGACGTTCAACAAGGTATGGTCGGAGCGTTAAAAGAGGCGATGTATAGTAATGGTTTAATGGCTCCAACCGCAAACAAAACACAATTAATGAATAGTAATATTAGTGCGAGTTCATTAGCATAAAATAAAGTACAATCTATTTATAGGTAAATCAGAATATATGGCAGAGAGTTCATTATCATTTGCATCCACGTCTTCCTTTAGAAATTCACTAATGGTTAAAAACTTGGCACCTTACAGTGTTCAGGGAGTATATACCCCACCTGTGAGTCAAGTTAATTATGAAACAATTTTAAGTGTTAGTAACGTCATTGATTCTCCGGGTGAGTTAATTACTAATGGTTCTTATTCAAATCTATTATATCCGTTAAATGAATATGGTCCTGATGGGGGTTATAGTACTCAAATAAATTTCAACGGACCTCCTTTACCTGTCGCTTCAAATCAAGGGGAATACAACCCAAATGACACTGTTTTAGATTTAGTAAATGAGTTTTTCATTGACGCCGCTTATATTCAAAACAGATATGGACCTCAAGGAAGTTTTAATGATTTAGTAATTATTACTGACGTTGAGAATAATAATAAAATTTATCAACCTTATTGGGAGCCACCAAGTTTTGCTCCGTCATCGTATTCACCATATAATATTTTATTATCACCAAATCCTATTGGTAGTAATGGATTATTATCTCAAGATTCATTTATTGCAAGATTCGGAGCGTCAGAGTTAAATTCTTTATTGAAAAAAAGAATTGATGCTGAGTTATTTCAAAATACATTAGGATTAATTAATTTAGAATCTCTACAAGACCCGTTTGAGATTAGTATGATGTTGTCGGGTCAACAACCTTTAGTTTATAAAAATTGGAAGATTACCGTACCTGAAAACCCTGTTGTTGCGGCAGCCGACTTCTTAACAAGATTAGCGGGGGCATATTGGCCTGTTTCATTAATACCTGGTGATTATTTTAACGATAACAACGAAAATAGTCAAACACAACAAACATCAAACGCATTAAACACCGTAAATCAATTAACAGGTGGTTTATTAGGTCCAATATTAAACCTTAATAGAAGTGGTTCACAAATATTCTTGGCAAACACCGGTAACGGACAAAGGTCAGTTTTATTTGCAAATATTAATTATAACAGATATCAACCATCATATGATAAAGATTATGGTTTATTGTTTGGTGTTGCTCAAGGTTTAGTTAACTTATTAGTTCCAAATATTAATCCGGGTAATGGTACGTTAGTTGGTGGTTATTATGTTGGTAATAGAACATCAGAGCCGTCTTATATTACCTCACCCCCAAATCAAATACCTGTTAACGCATTTGGTCAACAAGACCCTTCACCAGTATATGGTCCATCAGAGATGGGTATATTATATGAAGGTAATGAATCAGCTCTTAGTAATTTTGGTTTAGGAGGAAGGTCTTACAGTGACGGTGGAGGTATTGACGGTGGATTTGTTTGGGTATCTCCAAAATATAAAGCCAATGCCGGATTCCGTGCGATACCGGGTGGTGGTTCAGGAACAATCGATGAGGATTATCAATTGGTTAGTGGAAACATTACAAGAGATGAATCGACAAATATTGAGTTCAAAGAAACTTCCATATTAGACCAAACTCAAAGATTAATTGACTCGGCTGATGGTGTTACGGGTGAAGCCCGTTTAAAACACGTTGGTAATGCGATGAATCAAATTAGTAAGGTATTCCACGATGGGTATAAAGAAATTACTAAAGGTTCTCAAGTTTTATCATATACTGATAATACAACAGGAGGTGATGCCGGTATAGAATATTGTAGGGTTTTTACTAAAGATAATCCGTATTATACTTACAATGATTTACAAAAAACAGATGGTATAACTACATCAGGTAGAAGATTTACACATTCTGTTTTAGATAATACATACAATTTAAATATTGTTCCATTAAGAAATCCGGGGTCAACAAACATTATAGCAAATAATGTTAATGGAACGGGGGGATATGCTAAAAAATATATGTTCTCAATTGAGAACTTAGCTTGGAGAACATCAAGTAGACCTGGGTTTACTTATGATGAATTACCTGTTTGTGAGAAAGGTCCAAATGGGGGTAGAGTTATGTGGTTTCCACCTTATGATTTAAAATTTTCAGATAGTAGTACTGCTAATTGGAATGATACTTCATTTTTAGGTAGACCTGAGCCAATCTATACGTATAAAAATACAAGTAGAAGTGGACAATTAAGTTGGAAGATTATTGTGGATAGTCCTTCAGTTATGAATACTATTGTTGAAAAACAATTAAAAGGACAGAGTAAAGAAAGAATTAATTCTATAATCGATTCATTCTTTGCAGGATGTGTTAAGTATGACATTTATGAATTAGCGTTAAAATTTAATACTATACCTACAAAAGATTTATATACATATCAAGAGATTTTAAGTAATCCAAGATTAACGGATGAAGAGTTAAAGAATGTTAGCGCTAACATTCCGAGAGAAAATTCTGTACCTCAAGGAGGTGCGGGAACACCTGCAGATGCTGCGGTTCAAACTGCTAATCCGGACACTTCAATTGATGACTTTAAAAAGAATTATTCTCAATTGGCGTTTTATTTTGATAATGATATTCCTGACCCTAAATCACAGGGGGTTGTATCATCAGTACCTTATGATGTCACATATTCGGCTTATACCGCACCAACAAACATTACAAAATATGTGGATACCGCAAGTGGAATATTTAACGCTGGTAGTGTTAATAGAAATGTAAGAGAATTTTTCGATAATATTGTAATATCAAATTTTAATAAAATTGCTAATAATAGTAGTAATTTTATTGTTGATGCTTATAACATATTAAAAGAAAAAAAGGGGACTATTAGTATACAAATGGTTGGGTCGGCATCTGCGACCGCTAGTGTACCGTATAATACTAATTTATCTAAACGAAGAAATGACTCAGTAATTCAATTTTTAAAAACATATAAAATTGGTGACGCTAATTTAGCTCCATTTTTTGAAGATAAAACATTTCAAATTACATTACAAAGTGGTCAAGGTGAACAAATTGTAATTCCTCAAGGTGAGTCAGGTAGTGGTTCTCAAGTTGATTGTAGTAAAAATATTAAATCAAACACAAATACAACAACTTCAAATAAAGAGGCTGAAGTGTATTCTACAGATGCTATGGCGTGTAGAAGAGTTAAGATTAGTAGTATTTTAGTAACTCCAACAGTAACAACAACCACAACAACCCAAAAAGTTGAAATAGTAACACCTGAAGTTAGTGCAACAACAATTAATACTATTAAACCTGTTCAAACAATTGAAATACAACAAAAATTAAAAGAAGGTATTGGAAAACGTATTATTAGACAGTTATTGACAGAATGTGATTATTTTGATGTTATTAAAGAAAGTAATCCTATTCTATATGGTTCTATTGCGGATAAAATTAGATTTTTTAATCCTGCATTTCACTCTATGACTCCTGAAGGATTAAATGCTCGATTAACTTTCTTAAATCAATGTGTTAGACCTGGTGAAACGATACCTGTTATTGGTGTTGATGGTAAACCAAAATATAACGACGCTGTAAATACTGCCTTTGGGGCACCACCGGTTTTAGTATTAAGGATTGGGGATTTTTATAATGGTAAAATAATTCCAAAAACAATTTCATTTACATATGAACCATTAATATTAGATATGAATCCTGAAGGTATTGGTATTCAACCAATGATTGCAAATGTTAATTTAAGTTTTGATATGATTGGTGGTATGGGATTAGCTAGACCTGTGGAACAACTACAAAATGCGTTATCATTTAATTTCTATGCTAATACTGAAATTTATGATGAAAGAGCGACTTGGACTGAAGATACTTCAGCTTTGGACGCTAAATTAGTTCAGTCAATATTAGATGCACAACCACCGGTTACAGTTAATAATGTTCAAAATGATATTGTTAACGATGGTGGAAATACTATTGGAGACATATTAACAAATATTCCGGTTACTAGTGGTCAAACAGGGGAAATTACCTATATGACTATTATGGATAAAATATTAGATTCAACACAAGAATATTATACAAATATCTTAAATCAAAGTGATAGTATTGTCAAATCTTATAATTATGGTGTTTGGCAATTAATAACACAAGATAGATTATATACTTCCGGAGAAATAAGTTTAAATTCTAGTAGTGTATTGGCACCAATTTACGGTAAACCTGAAGGTGTTGAAACTAAAGTTGATTCGTTATTTAGTACGTTTATCTCAGATATAAATGCTGACAACCCTACTAATAAAAATTATATCATATCAAGATTAGTTGGTTTTAAATTTACAGATGCAACAATTCAAAGAGTTAAGACAAATATGAATCAATATATTAACACGTTAAAAGGTGATTATAGTAGTGGTTTGTTTACTAAAATTCAAGAGATTGTGGTTTTAGAACAAAATATGGTTCAAATAATTAGAAAGATAAATTTAGTAACAACAAAAACTGATGGTAAAATTTTAGATACGGGTGTTCCTCGTGTTTATACTATTTCAGGAACTACTGAAGTTAATAGTGCTAGTCTTGGGTCTCCATTGGATACGTATATAGAATTATGTGATGATTATCGTTTAGTTGGTGTTAGATTAGATGAGTTTAATGTTTTAATGGAAGCTGAAAAAATAATTACAACTGTTACCGTACCGTATGAAGGTCCGGGAGAATTTGAACCAATATCTAAACAATTTGCTACGGCATCTGTTGAGGATAAACGACAATTCATGGTAATGGCGCAAATATTCAATGATAACAATAAATTAACTGAATTTAAAAACGCTATTATTAGTGGAGAATTAAAGAATGATAATAAATTAGTTAGAAAATTTAATAATATTTGTGATGATTTTGCGGATTTAACTAAAAAAGAGTTAGTTGCTGAACAAAAATTTATTAAAACAATTAGGGATAAAGAATCGTATTCAAAATTTGTAAACCAAACCGCTTATCCTAAAGGTAAGTTAAGAAAGTTTACATACACAACAGTTCCTGACCCTGCTACCGAGACACAACAAAAAACGGATATTGCTAATTTATATAAAACTGTTAATGTGAATAACGACCCTTTAACTTTTGATGGTAAAATAAAATTTGATTAATTATGGGTACTAAAGATTATTATAATAGATACAATAATTTTATTGTTAATGGACGACAAACAGTTGTTCCATATGTTACTCTGCCAAGTAAATCCACAGATAAAAGATATATTTTTAAAGTTGCTCAATCTAGATTAGACAAAGTTTCACAACAATATTATGGGACACCTTTTTTTGGTTGGTTAATATTACAAGCAAATCCAATATACGCAGGTCAAGAGTGGAATATCCCTGATGGGGCAATCTTGACAATCCCTTATCCTTTAATTGCTTCATTACAGGATTACAACAATGACCTAGAAAATTACTTCTTTTATTATGGTAGATAAATCGGAAAATATATTAGTTGAGTTTGATTATAATAACATATCAATCATTGACCCAAATAAAGTCATAGATAGTGACGGAAAAGTACAAGAAAGATATGTTAAACAAGAAAATTTAGTGATGTACGCTAATTTAGAGTGTAAAGTATTACCACGTACTAAATTAGCCCTTGGTGTTGCAAATAACGACCAAGTACAAACAGTTTCAATTGCCAGTATTAATTTTTTAAAACCGGGTGATAAAACATTTTTAGACAATTCATATACTGATGAAATAACAGGTAAAGATACGATTACCGGTAATGGTGTGAATCAGCCAAAACTAACCTCTATTTCAAATCCAAATAAGAGTAGTGATTTTTATATTAGACAAACAATTAATTCGGGTGGTAAACAAGCATCTGTTGATAATGGTTTATTAGGTATTACTTCTATTAATATTAGACAAGGTTTAGATTTTTTACCTTCAATCACCATTGAATTAGAAGATGTTAAAGGTAGAGCGATGTTTGAGGCGGGTGATAATTCACCATATGCGGCATTTTTTAATTTACCTTATCCAATGTTCCAATTAACTATAAAAGGATTTTATGGTAAGGCTGTTAAATTACAATTAATGTTACAAACGTTTTCATCAAGATATGATACGTCTAATGGTAATTTTAAAATCAAACTACATTTTTACACATACAAATATACATTATTGAGTGAAGTACCTATGGCGGCGTTGACGGCTGTTCCACATATGTACCAATCTAGAGTTAATATACAAACTACTAAAGGTGGGGCTACCAACTTTTCAAATGTTCAGGACTCAATAGTATCAAGAGGTTATCAAAAAGTTAGAGAGTTATATAGTGAATATAAATCAAAAGGAATGATACCTGATGATTTTCCGGAAATAACCGTTGTTCAAATGAGAGATAGAATTGAAAATTTTATTAAAAACATTCTAACATCTTTTTCTCAACAAAATTTAGACCCATTAACTTACGTTGAGGAGTATCAACGATTATTAGGTAATTTGGATAAAGATGTTTATGTTGGGGCGGGAACTTCTTGGTTTTCCAAATATATGGATACTGAGAATTATTTGGTTATGAAAGGGGTTAATGGTCTTACTGAGGGTAGTAAAGTTTATACATTTAAACGTGAAATAGACACTCAAACAAAACGAACTGCGGCATTAAGTGAACTACAAGGTATTATTAGTAAGGCAAAAGAAAAAATGGATGAGAATCCTGTTTGTGGTGTGGATGGTAAATACACAATTGATGGTAAAACAAATACTAGTTCAAAATCAACATTTAAAATTACAACAGATATTTTTCCTGTTGAACCAAAATATGGGGATGTAAATGTTTTAGAAACATATCGACAACGAAAAAAATTATCAACAACACCAAATGCTGAACAACTTAAACAATTTGATAATGAATTGGCGGAACAAGGGGTTTTTAATTCTTTAGTAATAGTAAATAAAAAAGGTTCGGAAGAAAAAAAATTTCAATATTATATATTTGAAGGGGTTGGTCGATTTGAAGATTTAATCAATCAAATGGGTACTAATGTAAAAAAAGCTAAAGAAAATATTCAAGAAGCTTTAACAGAAGCTTTAACTAATTTATTACAAAAGAAAGATAATGGTATTGGGTTTGTTCCAAATATCCGAAATGTACTTGCGGTTATTTTTGCAAATGGAGAGGCGTTTTTAAGATTGATGGACGATGTTCACGTTCAAGCTTGGAATTTAAATGACACACAAATTAAAGCTAGAAGGAATTCTATTTTAAATCCTGAAACTGCAACTGCTTGTGTGGATAACGTATCTTCAGGAGATAATGAAACATTACCAATATACCCGTGGCCACAAATGTTAGTTGCAACATCAGGTAAGGATGGGCGTGAAATGTTTGAATTAACTTATCCTGGTGATAAAAACGTAATAAATCAAACGAAGGCGTATCAAACAGATTTATGGCCTGAAGTAGAATTTGTGGAAGAATTTATTAGGGCAACAACTCAAACGGTAAAACCACCTGCAGACCCGTTAACAACTGAAAATCCCTTAACGGATATTCAACGAGTATCATTGGACGCTATTGAATTTCCAATTAGTAATGCTGTTTATGACAATAAGGAAGAAATAAAATATTTTTATGAAATATTTGAAAGAATATTTTTAACATCAAATTATTCAGGTTTATTAAGAAGTAATGGTAATACCCAAGACCAAGATAAAGTTACGGATGTTATTGCTGAGGCGGAAAGTATTAATATTATTCAAAGTTTATCTAACGATAACCCTTTTATTATTAAAAAATTAAAAGAGTTTGGGATTAATGCGGGTAATTTTGAGGTATTAATGAGACACATATCTAATGACGGTACGGGTGAAAGTTGGCAAAATTTTATAAGAGGTATTTTTAATACTTCTTACATTAAAAATAAAGTTAATAATTCTAGTTATGAATTTTTAAGTCAAAACTTGTTGAACGAAAATAAATCCCAACCATTAGTTTCCCTACCGGGTGAAAATAATGTTGTTAATTTTATCTCAAATTCAACCTCAAGTAATATTTTTAATTTAACTGATACATACCCATTTACAAATTTTCCTTGGGTTAAAAATGAATTGGCAAATGGGAATTCGATTTCGGATATCAAATCATCATATAACACAACAAAAGTATTAACGTATAATACTAATAAAAAAATTATATCTAATTTTTTAGATATAACTAATAATAATGATAGAAGACCGTTTACTAATTTTTTATTTAATGAAATTAAATCACCAATTTATTTCTTTGATTTAAAATTATTTTATGAAAATAGAAGTTTTGATAAACAATTACCAACAGAAGGTAATTTAAGATATAATGACTATTCAGGGTTAGTTACGAGTAATCAAACCGTTTCAATGTTTAACACACCATATTTTGTTAATTCAATCCAACAAGGTGTTAAAAATTTTAGAAATAACGATGAATATCCATTTGTTGCTTCAGCATATTTGTTTTTAAATAGTTTGCCTTTATCTACACTTAGAGAAAAATATAAAACTTATTCGTCTAATTCGGCAACTGATTTAGATTATATTTTTGCAACACTTAAGAAATTTGGTGCGGTTCATAAGTTACCATATGCTTGGATATTAAAAATTGGTTCTGTTTGGAATAGATATAAAAATTTTGTTGAAACAGGTAAAGATATTTTAGACACGTCATGGTCAGGTTTTAGTTATGTTCATAATTATGACCCGGTAACCAATTCACCAAGTAAAAATTATAATTTAATAATTAATGGGGCTCAGATGGATATTGTGTTAGAAAAAAACACAACATTAGGTGTTGAAACATCTTCATTAATTAATACAGGTTTTTACCCATTATTAATTAATGACTTTAATGTATTTTATCAAGGTTTCCAAATATATTCAGGTTACACCGATACAGATATTCAAAATGGATTTACTTCAGGGGTTACATTAAATTACGTACCTGAAGCAATTATTAATATGCCTGAAGGGTTTGACCCAAATAATCCAAAAAGAGATTTAAGAGTTATTCCTTGGTCAGTTTATATTACAACATTGGACCAAACTTCTTCATTTATTGTCCCATCTCAAGGTGCGTTAATAAATCAAACAAGTAATGAATGTATTACTGAAGAAACTAATCAACTAAAATATGAGATTACCGGTAATACCGCAATGTATAATGGTTCGGTTAGAATGTTTTGGTCAGCACCTAACTATGGGTATTTTGATATAGATAAAGTTGTTAAACCAACACCAATAAAATACTTAAAACAAGTATTCAACATTACAGGTGATACCAAACAAGAGAATTTCTCAATTAACGGTAAACAAGACCAATACACTGAAATAAGTGAAATATTCTCAGTATTTGAAACAGAGGTTTTAGATAGTTTTGAAACAGAATTTTTAAATTTTTCAAAATCAATATATGATTTTGATGATGAGTTTATTTCAAATAGTGATAGCGAAACAACTAAATCGTTTAAAAACTTTCAAATGTTAATGAGAAGTTTGATGAGGATTCCAAAAGTGGGGGGGACAAACATTAATACAGAATTAGTTTCTGCGGTTTCGGATTCGCAGTTGAACGTTTTAACTAATATTTTACAGTCATTTTTAAATTATGACGTTGTGTTCAAATATGGTAATCCGGCAAACTTTGATAAAAGATTATTTTATACTTTTTCAAATGCGTTAATTGCTGACCCATATACTTGGAGTAAATATTCGTTCCAAACACCAATTCCATTACCAACATCAGGGGGTACGGTAACATTATCACAATCAATTACAAATTACCCAAATGAATGGAGAGCGTTACAATTATATGTTGGTTTTTCGGAGATACCTCAATTACAATATACAAATGATGGTTCATACATTACAGATTTTTTTGTTGATTGTAATATAGATTTTAGTGTTGAAAATATAAAAACATTCGCACCTATTATTAAAATTTATGCGACTCAAAAATTAAATGATGATACTCTGAATTATAATAAGTTTGTTAATTTAATGAATGATTATATTGCAAGTACGGATAAATTCCAAAGTATTATTATTAATAAATTAATGCCTAAATTACAAAAACAATTACCGGATGTTGGTAGTACACCAGATACTGCACTTGCGACGGCATTAGAAGGTCCTCAAACAAAATTAGAATATTGGGAGGCGTTTAAAGCGTTAAACGATAAATGGATATCAGGTAATGACTTTAAAACTAAAACACTTTTTGAAGATGTTTTATTAATGGATAGAGCGAACAGAAACATTGGGGATAAAGTATTAGTTGATGTTAATAAATTAAAATTTAGATTAAAAGATATAAACCCTAAAACAAGTATGTTGACTTTTGTTCAAACAATTTTAGTTGAAAATAATTTTGTTGTTATGAACATACCTTCATATGTTAACTTTTATAATGTACAAGATGCTGTTAAAAATCCTGTTCCAAAACCAGAGGGGTCTCTTGATTTTGCGAACACGATGTTTGGTACGTTTTTAAATGTTGATTATAGAAATTCTTCAGCAAAAATGGTGTGTTTTTATGCGGGTAAACCAAGTGAACAACCTGATTTTCAAAACAATGCTAATGTAAGATTTAAAGGTGACTCTTTTGATTTAAGACGAGCAAGTGATAATCCATTAATTGAAGACCAAATCGGTAAAACCGATTGGGATAAATCAAATAAAGTTGTTGGGTTTAATGTTGATGTTGGACCACAAAGTCAATCAATTTTCCATGGATTCCAAATAGACCAAAGTGCGGGACAAGCTACCGCAGAATCTTTACAACAAACTGATGAGTTAGTTAAACAATCTTCAGGTAAAGTTGCTGGTACACAAAATATTTCATTATATAATTTATATAAAAATAGAAGTTATGCTTGTACTGTTTCTATGATGGGTAATGCGATGATTCAACCAACTATGTACTTCAATTTAAGACACGTTCCTATGTTCAGTGGTGCTTATATGATACAAGAAGTGAATCATAGTATTGGGCCGGGAACATTTGAAACGGTTTTCAAAGGAATAAGACAAGCGGTATCAAACTTACCTGAAATAGATAGTTACATTCAAACGTTAAAAACTAATTTATTGACTTCAATTATTGAAAAAAATAAACAAGACAAACAAGAGGTGATAAAAGAAAGTGCTACAAAAGGGGACAATGTTATTAGTGAAACTAATGATGCTGTTAAAGAAGCAACAAAGAAAGACGCGACTACTTCAAAAAATTCTTCAGAATGTAAACCAGTAAGTAATTATGAAAAATATAGTAAAGTTGACTCAACAACAACTAAATCTAAATATAAAGACGCTATTAGTACAATTATTACTCAAACCTCTGACCAAAAATTAAGATATTTAGTGTTTGCAACAATTTATTTAGGGTCATCAAATGGAACTGAATTGGAGACAAAAGAAAGCAATTATTCAGGTGTTAATTTATTACAAAATTGGGGTCAAACAGGTCTCTCTTATTTTAATCAACAATTTTATTGTAGTTCAACTGATGTACCATACGCAATTTTTTCAGATTTGTCTAAGCATGTTGAGTTTTTAATTGCAAGATTTAGTGGTAAAATTAGTTTATTACCTGATATAACCGCAAAAGAGATTGTTAAATTTTATACATTATATTTCTCAGCAAATCAAAAAAATATTGATGTATATAACAAATTGGTCCAAGATAATCCGAGTCAAGTAAGTCAGATGGAAACTAGTGTTCAACAATCAATTGACCTATTTAAAACTGGTAGTGGAAATCAAAGTGGTAGTTTACCACCTAGTACACCTCCAAAGGCTAATACGGATGCTGGGATTTTTGAAAATGCTAAAGCGTTTAGTACGGCTAGTATGCAAAATCTTCAGTATAGTAATGGTCTTCTTACAGGTAATTTTGTTCTTTACTATGAAGGTGAATTATTAACCCAAGATTATCCTGCTAAATTATATATTTTGGGTGGTATGGATAAAATTGAAATTTGTAGTTTTACAATAAAACCAACAACAAATAAAAATGTGGGTTCATTTGTTTCATCACCTAAAGTTATTGAACTTTTAGAGGCGGCTAGAAATGATGAGACGTATAGAATTACTTTTATAGTTAAAGCGAACGCTTTTCCAAATATTAGTTACGCATTCACGAGAGTTCTTTCACCAATAGATTGTCCTGATGAGGATTTTAAATATCGTCAAATAATTGATGTAGGTACGTGGGATTCTATTAAAAATGATATTTGTTGTAATTGTTATAGTGAACCTTATACTGGGACACAAATTATTTGGGACGGAAAACCGTGTTCAAAAAACGGGACAACATGTTAAATTAAGTTTTTTCAAAATAAAAGATATTTATAAATAAAAGATTATGGACACAAAATTAATATTAGACAACTATTTAGGTAAAAATACCAGAAGTACCGAAAAAGATTTGGGAGATGGTTCTAAACAAGTATGTGATTTAGACACAGGTGATTGTTATACTATCAGAATGAAAGATGGTTTAATTGAAAGAGTGGATAACACATTAAACAAAAATAAGAGAATTCAAGTTGAAACTTTAACAGGTGTAAAACAACTATTAAACGGTTAATAACATGAAAAAAATAGACAATCAAATTTTAGAAGAAATTGCTAGATATAATTCTATCAATCAATATATTGTTGAACAAGATGCTACGTTACCTCCACCACCAGGTGAAGTTGACCCAAATGCCGCTCCGGCTCCTGATGCAGGATTAGCCCCTGAAACGGCTCCACCGGCAGACCCAAATGCTGCGACAGTACCACCGGCTCCGGCAGGACCTCAACCGGTTGATGTTGCGACTGACCCGGATGTAGAAAAAATTGATGATACAAAATCAGAATCAAAAACTGAGGAAATGGATATTACTGATTTAGTAAAATCGCAGAAAAAAGTTGAAGAAAAACAAGAAGAATACTTTAGTAACCTATTCCAACATTTAGATAATTTAGAAACTAAATTAGGTGAAATGGATGGTATTATGACTAAATTAAATGATTTAGAATCTAAAGTTGAAAAATACAGAGAAAAAACACCTCAAGAAAGATTAGAATTAAGAACACTAGATTCAGGACCTTTCAATCAAAAATTAAGTCAATTTTTTGATGATAAAGAGGAGGATATGGAAAAAACAGGAAAAAATGAATATATTTTAACTCAAGACGAAGTTGAAGATTATTCCCCAAATGAGATTAAAAAAACCTTCAGAAATTTTGAAGACGAAGTAAATCCATTTAGACAAGTAAGATAATTTTAACGGTCTTCGGACCGTTTTTTTTACAAAACAATTTGACAAACACACGGCTGACACTTATACTTTTATAAACCTTTAAATATTTTAAACACTATGGCGACAAATTCATTAGACGCAGTTTTGGCTCAATACGAGCAATCAAAACAAGGTGGTTCTTCTAACACCTCAAAATTCACACAAGAAGAAAGAATGAAAAAATACTTCGCGGCAATCCTTCAAGACAAGGAAACTCAAGGGCAACGAAGATTAAGAATCTTACCAACTAAAGATGGTTCTACACCATTTAAAGAAGTTTGGTATCACGAGATTCAAGTAGATGGAAAATTCCAAAAATTTTATGACCCGGGAAAAAACGACAACGAACGTTCACCTTTAAATGAGGTTTACGAAGAACTTCGTTCAACCGGAAAAGAATCTGACAAAGAGTTAGCTAAACAGTACTTATCACGTAAATTTTACATTGTGAAAGTTATTGATAGAGATAACGAGGCGGATGGTGTTAAATTTTGGAGATTTAAACATAACTACAAAAACGAGGGTATTTTAGACAAAATTATCCCAATTTGGAGAAATAAAGGTGATATCACAGACCCTTTAACAGGTAGAGATATCATTTTAGAATTGACTAAAGCAAAAACTCCAAAAGGTGCTTTTTACACAGTAATTCAAACGGTTATGTATGACGATGCAGCTCCTGTTCATGAGGATAAAGCAACTGCTGACGGATGGGTTAACGATGAGTTAACTTGGGAAGATGTTTACTCTAAAAAACCGGTTGAGTATTTAGAAGCTATCGCAAGAGGTGAAACTCCAAAATGGAATTCTGATAAAGGTGGTTACGATTATGGTAATTCAGACGAAGATGAAACTTCATTTGGTGGTTCTAAACCATCGGCACCTATTGACCCACAAGCGGATGCCGAAGGGGATGAGGATATGCCATTCTAATCAAAAACACTTGGACATATAACTTGGACACTGAGACATACTCGGTGTCCAAGTTGTCTAAAAAACTAAAAAAATTAAATTAATTAGATATATGGCAATTAAAAAACACGATTTTAAGTCCATTAAGGATAAATTTTCTACATCTGCAAAATACAAACCACAAAGGTTTTTTGACTTAGGTCCTGACTTTTTGGATGCGGTTGGTATTCCGGGACCAGCAATAGGGCATTTAAATATGTTCTTAGGTCACTCAGACACTGGTAAGACGACTGCTTTAGTAAAATGTGCGGTTGATGCTCAGAAAAAACAAATATTACCGGTATTCATTATCACCGAACAAAAATGGTCATTTGAACACGCAAAACTTATGGGTTTTGAATGTGAAGAAATGGTTGATGAAGAAACAGGTGAATTAGAGTGGGATGGGTTTTATATCTTCAATAATAACTTTGATTATATTGAACAAATTACTGACTACATTAACTCTTTATTAGATGCTCAAGAGAAAGGTGAATTAGATTATAGTTTATTATTTTTATGGGATTCTGTTGGTTCAGTTCCTTGTAAAATGACTTACGAAGGTAAAGGAGGTAAACAACATAACGCAGCGGCTTTAGCTGACAAAATAGGTATGGGTATTAATCAAAGAATATCAGGAAGTCGTAAAGCGGATTCTAAATATGAGAATACTTTGGTTATTGTTAACCAACCGTGGGTTGAACTTCCGGATAATCCATTTGGACAACCTAAAATTAAAGCTAAAGGTGGTGAAGCAATTTGGTTGAACTCTTCATTAGTTTTCCGTTTTGGAAATGAAAAAGGTGCAGGAACAACAAAGATTACGGCAACTAAAGATAAGAGAACTATCAAATTTGCGGTAAGAACTAAAATCTCCGTAATGAAAAATCATATCAATGGACTTGGTTATGAGGATGGTAAGATTATTGTAACCCCTCATGGATTTTTGGCGGGAAAAGAAACTTCAGAAGAAAAAGCTTCAATTGAGAAGTACAAAAAAGAATATTCTGAATATTGGAAAAACATTATCGGAACAGATGGTGATTTTGACTTGAAAGAAGTAGAAGAAAAAGATTAGTAACGAATACAAACAAAACAAGTGGTTAAAACCCTATTAGTGGACGGCAATAATTTAGTAAAGATTGGCTTTCACGGAGTAAAAGATTATTATCATAATGGAAAACACATAGGTGCCTTATGGCACTTTGTGAATACCATTAGACGATTCATAGATGAACAAAACTTTGATAAAGTTGTTGTTATGTGGGATGGTGATGATAACTCTTCAACTCGAAAACTTATTTATCCCCAATACAAAGAACAACGTAGAGACAGAGACAACGAGTATAAGTTAGATTCTTTCACTGAGCAGAAAGAAAGAATCAAACAATACTTGGAGGATTGTTATGTGAGACAAATCAACGTAGATAATAACGAAGCGGATGATTTGATAGCTTACTATTGCCAAATCTCGGATAACGAACAAAAAACTATTTATTCGGGGGACAAAGACCTTACCCAACTTATTTCAGATAAGGTGTCGGTATATTATCCAAGAACCAAAGAAACTTATCAATTAGGTAGTAAAATCAAATGTGATATTTACGAATTCCCTCATCAAAATATTAAAACTTATAAAATTTTATCGGGTGATAAATCTGATAACATTGATGGTATTTCAGGTTTAGGAGAGAAAACTCTTATTAAGTTTTTCCCTGAGCTACTTGAAAAACCGGTTTCAATTACCGATATTTTAGAAAAAGCTGAGAACCTACTTAAAGAAAACAAGAATAATAAAACATTACAAAATTTAATATCGGGTAAAACTAAAAGTGGTGTTCATGGAGAGGAATTTTTTACTATTAATGAGAAAATAATAAATCTATCAAATCCGTTAATTACTGATGATGCTAAAGAACTTGTAGAGTTATATTATAGAGAAACGTTAGACCCGGATGGTCGGGGACATAGGAATCTTATAAAGATGATGATGGAAGACGGTTTTTTTAAATATCTACCAAAGGGGGATGACGCATGGGTAAATTTTGTTAGACCCTTTATGAAACTAACAAGAAAAGAAAAAAGAAATTATAACAACAATTAATTAAAACTATGAAAGACCAAGAATCGGTAAAATTAGAATTCTTAATGATGGTAAATGATAACATCATTGTACAAAGATTTTTTAACGTGAGAGAGTTTAACAATGAGGCAAAGAACTCATTAGAACTTTATGAATTACTTCGTGAATTTAAAGAAGACATTCAAACTCAATTATCATTGAAAACAGTAACGTATATGTCTGATAATATGTACGAAATTATTAACAATCCGGCTATTTTGGAAACGTCATATACTGATGGTCCGGAGTACTTTAACATCTTCATCAAACAAAATGATGTGACAATTTGTCATAGACAAGTGGACGCTAAAGTATACCCTCCAAAGATAAGATACACTGTGGATGTACGCCCACACCTAAAAAACTTGTTGATGAACTTGACTGACATTTTTTCATCTAAAAATTTAACAAAAAAATATATGGATGTTACCTTAAGTGTGTAGTATTTATTAATACACTAAAAGAAAAAATATATGGCGTCAAACAAAAATTTCGAGTATCTAGGTAGTACCTTTCAGATACAATTATTAAACCAAATCATTATTGATAAAGATTTTTCAAGGTCTATCATCGATGTGATTGAAACAAGTTATTTTGAGAATAAATACTTCAAATTAATTATTCAAATGATTAAAGAGTATTATACAAAATACGAACATACACCAACCTTTGACACATTAGAACAAATCACAAAATCTGAGATACAACAACCTCTAGCTGCGAAAATCATTATTGATACCCTTAATAAAGTTAAGGAATCCACACTTGAGGGAGCGGAGTTTGTACAAGAAAAATCAATGAAGTTCTGTAAGCAACAGGAGTTACAGAAAGTTATGGTTAAAGCTCAAAAAATCATCGACACGGGTGAATTTGAAAGTTACGACACATTAGAGGAGATGGTAAGTAAAGCTCTTCAAGTTGGGGAACACGATAAGGGAACAGAAAGTGTTTTCAGCAATTTAGATGACGTTTTAAACGAAGATTATCGCCATCCGATACCAATGGGTATTCCGGGGATAGATAGGTTATTAAAAGGTGGTTTAGCTAAAGGTGAAATCGGTGTTGTATTAGCACCAACAGGTGTTGGTAAATCAACTTTACTGACAAAAATCTCAAATCACGCATTTAATTTGGGATACAATGTTTTACAAATATTCTTTGAGGATAACCCAAAGATTATTCAACGTAAACACATTACGTTATGGACAAAAATCCATCCGGATGAATTGTCTTTAAAAAAGGATGAGGTTATGATTAAAGTTCAAGAAATTAAGGAGAGTATGACTAATCAATTGATACTTAAAAAACTTCCATCAGATACTGTAACAATGATGCAAATTAAGAATCAAATTAGAAAAATGATTTCTGAAGGAAACAAAATTGATATGGTATTATTGGACTACATTGATTGTGTTGTTCCTGATAAAAACTTGGGTGACGAATGGAAATCTGAAGGGTCTGTTATGAGAGGATTTGAGGCGATGTGTCATGAACTTGATTTAGTTGGTTGGACAGCAACACAAGGTAACAGAAGTTCAATATCATCAGATGTTGTAACTACTGACCAAATGGGTGGTTCAATCAAAAAAGCACAGGTTGGGCACGTAATTATTTCCGTGGCAAAATCTCTACAACAAAAAGAAATGAAACTAGCAACGATTGCAATTACTAAATCACGTATTGGTGATGATGGTATTGTCTTTGAAAATTGTAAATTTGACAATGGTATGTTAGAAATTGATACAGAAAGTTCGGTGACCTTTTTAGGTCTTGAAGAACAAACTGAAGAAAGAAATAGACAACGAATCAAAGATTTGTTAGAAAAAAGAAAAGAAAAACAACAAACACAAAATTAAAAAAAATGGAAGAAAAAATATTAAAAGAAAATCCGAACAGATTCGTTATTTTCCCTATTGAACATAATGATATATGGGAATTTTACCAACAACATCAAGCAGCGTTTTGGACGGCTGAAGAAGTTGATTTATCCAATGACATTAGAGATTGGGAAAATTTAACAGACAATGAAAGATTCTTTGTTAAGAATGTATTATCATTTTTCGCAGCATCTGACGGAATCGTTAACGAAAACCTAGCGGAAAATTTCTTAAAAGAAGTACAATATCCTGAAGCTAAGTTCTTCTACGGATTCCAACTTATGGCTGAAAATATTCACTCATTAATGTATTCATTATTGATTGACACTTATATTTCAGATGCGGATGAAAAAGATGAATGTTTCCACGCGATTGATAAATTACCTGCGGTTCAAAAGAAAGCGAAATGGGCTTTAGATTGGATTGAAAATTCTACTTTCCAAGAAAGATTGGTTGCGTTTGCGGCGGTTGAAGGTATCTTCTTTTCAGGTTCATTCTGTTCAATTTTTTGGTTAAAATCAAGAGGAATAATGCAAGGTTTATGTAACGCTAATTCACTTATCTTTAAAGATGAGAACTTACATTGTGATTTTGCAATTCATTTGATTAATAATCACGTTGAGAATAAACCAAGTGAGAAAAGAATTAAAGAAATTTTATTATCAGCGTTAGAGATTGAAAAAGAATTTATTACTGAATCTATACCAGTATCTTTAATTGGTATGAACTCAAACTTGATGAAACAATATCTTGAATTTGTGACTGATGGTTTATTAGTTAAATTTGGATGTAAAAAACAATTTAACGTAGAACAACCATTTAAGTTTATGGAACAAATTGCTGTTGAAACAAAGGGTAACTTCTTTGAATCAAGAACTATGGAGTACCAAAAAGCTAAATTGGGTGAGTCATTAACATTTACTGAAGATTTTTAATATGATGTCATTAAAGATAAAAAAAAGAGGGGGGGACGAAGTTTCGTTCAACCCCCAAAAAATTTATAATAGAGTTAAACGAGCAGCAAGAGGATTAAACGTAAATGCTGATGAGGTATTCATTAAGGTGATAACTTCAGTTCCAACAGAGGGTGTTATTACAACCAAAGAGTTGGATAAGTTAGTTTACGAGATTGCGGCGGCATACACCGGAAGTCATCATGACTACTCAAGATTAGCGTCTTCAGTAGCAATTTCTGCGTACCACAAAGAAACTGATGATAGTTTTTGTAACACAATGCACACATTACACGTTGATGGTATTATTAATGATAAGTTAATGGAAACTATTGAAAAATATGGTCCTGAAAATATTGATTCTGTAATTAATCACGAGAATGATTACAATTTTGATTATTTTGCATGGAAATCATTACAAGAAATGTATTTGTTAAAAACTCCGGAAGGTAGAGTAATTGAAAGACCACAACATATGTATATGAGGGTGGCTTTATGGGTTACTAAATCATTTGAACAAGCGGTTGAGTATTACCAATCATTGTCAAACCAACTTATTTCCCCGGCAACACCAATTATGATTAATGCGGGGACTAAAACACCTCAACTAGCGTCTTGTGTATTGAAATACAATCACGGGGACTCAAGAGAAGGTTTATTACAAACATTAAATGATATTTCAACGTACTCTTCGGATGCTGCGGGAATTGGTTTATGTATGTCTAACATTCGTAGTAAAGAAAGTCGTATTAACTCATCAGGAGGATTTGCGGGTGGTTTATTGAAATACCTTAAAATAGTTAACGAATCATTACGTTTCTTTAATCAACAAGGAAGAAGACCGGGAAGTGCAGCTATCTACATTGAACCTTGGCATAAGGACATCATTGATTTACTTGAGATTAAAAAGAACACGGGTGCTGAAGAGATGAGAGCGAGAGATTTGTTTACATCAATATGGTTACCGGACAACTTTATGGAGGCGGTTAAGAATAATTCTGATTGGTACTTATTCTGTCCTAACGACATTAAAAAGGCGGGTATCAAACCATTACAGGAAACTTATGGTGAAGAATACGAACATAGTTATAACAGAGCAGTTGAACTAGGTCTTGGTAAAAAAGTAAAGGCACAAACAATTTGGAATAAAATTATAGAATCTCAAGTTGAAACCGGAGTTCCTTACTTATGTTCAAAAGATAGTGCGAACAGAAAAACAAACCATCAAAACATTGGGGTGATTAAACAATCTAACCTATGTAATGAGATTTACCAATATACTGATGAGAACACTACTGCAATCTGTACTTTATCATCTATGGTATTGAAAAACTTTATTATTAAAGGTGAGTTCGACTTCAAATTACTTTATAATGAGGTTAGAAAGGTTGTTAGAGCACTTAACAAAGTTGTTGACATTAATAGTTACTCAACTGAACAAGGTAGAAAAGGTGGTTTAGAACAAAGAGCGATAGCTATCGGAACTCAAGGACTTGCTGACGTATTCTATTTAATGGATTACATCTTCACATCTGAAGAAGCTCGACAATTAAATAAAGAGATTTTTGAAACCATATACTTTGCGGCAATCACCGAGAGTATGGAATTATGTAAATCAGGTGAATATAAACCATACAAATTCTTTAAAGGGTCACCAATGTCAAAAGGTATATTCCAATTTGATATGTGGGGGTTAGATTACGAAGGATTAGGTAGAATGTGGGATTGGGACTCACTTAAGTTAGAAGTATCCAACCACGGGGTTTGTAACTCGTTATTCACGGCTCAGATGCCGGTTGCATCTTCTGCTAAGATTACAGGTTCATTTGAAATGACAGAACCGGCTCACTCGGCATTATTTAATCGTCGTGTAGTTGGGGGTGAAATCTTAATTGTTAATAAATACTTAATTAATGATTTTGAAAAAATTGGTATTTGGTCTGAAGATTTGAAAAATGAGATTATAATGAATGAGGGTTCAATTCAAAACATTAACTTTAATCATTATCTTGATGTTGAAGATAAAAACTACAACAAGAAAGTTAAGAGAATTGAACATTTAATTCCAAAATACAAAACAATTTGGGAAATATCTCAAAGAGAACTTATTGATATGGCTGCTGACAGAGCACCATTCATTGACCAATCACAATCAATGAATATCTATATGTCTAACCCAACATTATCAAAGATTTCATCATCACACTTCCATTCTTGGGGTAAAGGATTAAAAACTCTTTGTTATTATGTTAGAACTAAAGCAATATCAACCGGAGCAAAACATTTGGCTGTGGATATTTCAAAAGTGGGTCAACCAAAACCTATTGAAAAACCAACCGTTGAAATAAATCAAAAACCAAAAGACAGTGAATTTGAGTGTTTTGGGTGTGGTTCTTAATAGAAATAAATATTAATCACGACTTTGGTCGTGATTTTTTATTTTACTCTATTTATAAGAAATAATTACGACACTATATTTATAGATATGGCAGATGGAAAAACATATGGTATTAATTTCCCTTTTAGGGATTCTTATGATGGAAAGTATTTAGACCTTTCCACAGATAGTACTGAAGAAACAAGAACGGACTTAATACATTTATTATTAACTAGAAAAGGAAGTAGATATTTTTTACCCGATTTTGGTACAAGATTGTATGAATTTATTTTTGAACCATTAGATGGTCCTACATTTTCAGATATTGATGCTGAAATTAGAGATGCTGTTGAAGAATACATACCGGGAATAACAATTAAAAATATAAGTATTACTGCGGCATCAGATGGTGAGGAAGATAAAGGTACTTATGTTGACCAATATGATACACGTGTTTTTAGAGTACCGGGTATTGGAACTAAAGAACACACTGCGAAAGTAAAAATAGATTATCAAATAAATAATGACGTGTTTAACGCTAGTGATTTTGTAATCCTAAATATTTAAAGAATATGGCAAATAAAAAAATATCGTATACTACGAGAGATTTTCAATCAATTAGAACTGAGTTAATAAACTTTACAAGAACTTATTATCCGGATTTAGTTGACAATTTTAATGATGCAAGTGTGTTCTCTGTATTATTAGACCTAAACGCTGCGGTTACCGACAACCTTCAATTCAACATAGATAGAAGTATTCAAGAGACGGTATTACAGTATGCTCAACAAAGGTCATCAGTATTTAACATTGCCAAAACTTATGGGTTAAAAGTTCCGGGTCAAAGACCGTCAGTAGCTTTAGTTGATTTTTCAATTACTGTACCGGCTTTTGGTGATAAAGAGGATTTAAGATATTGTGGTATTTTACGTAGAGGTTCTCAAGTAAGTGGTGCTGGTCAAGTATTTGAAACTGTTTATGATATTGATTTTTCATCACCATCAAATGCGGATGGGTTTCCTAATAGATTAAAAATTCCAAATTTTGATTCAAACAATAAGTTATTAAATTATACTATTGTAAAACGTGAGACCATTGTTAACGGTATTACTAAAGTTTTCAAGAGAGTTATTACTGCTAATGACGTAAGACCATTTTTTGAAATATTTTTACCTGAAAAGACCGTATTAGGTGTAACAAGTGTGTTATTGAAAGATGGTACTCAATATGCCAATGTACCTTCAAATCAAGAATTTTTAGGTGTTGATAATAGATGGTTTGAAGTTCAAGCTTTAGCTCAAGATAGAGTTTTTATTGAAGACCCAACAAAAGTTTCTGACAACCCCGGGATTAAAGTAGGTAGATATGTAAATACTGCCACTAAATTTATTACGGAATTTACACCTGAAGGGTTCTTTAAAATGACCTTTGGTGGAGGTAGTCAATCTGCTGACGAACAATTAAGAGAATTTGCTCGAGATGGTAAACCATTAAATTTATACAAATATTCTAATAACTTTGCGTTAGGTAGCACTTTAAAACCTAATTCAACCCTATTCGTTCAATATAGGATTGGTGGTGGTACAGGAAGTAATTTAGGTGTTGGAGTTATTACACAAATTGGAACAGTTTCATTCTTTGTAAATGGTCCGTCTGAATCTGTTAATACTACAGTTGTTAATTCATTAAGATGTAACAACGTAACAGCGGCTATAGGTGGGGCAAATTATCCAACAACAGAAGAAGTTAGGAATTTAGTATCGTATAACTTTACGGCTCAAAACAGAGCAGTTACTGTAAATGATTATGAATCAATTATTAGAACAATGCCATCACAATTTGGTGCACCGGCTAAAGTTGCAATAACTGAAGAAAACAATAAAATTAAAGTTCAAATGTTATCATATGATGAGACCGGTAGATTAACCGAGATAGTTTCAAACACATTAAAAAATAATGTGGCGAATTATCTATCAAATTACCGTATGATTAATGATTATGTATCAATTGAAAGTGCAAATGTTATTGACTTAGCTATAAATGTTGATGTTGTGTTAGATAATTCACAAAATCAAGGTTCAATTATTTCTCAAGTAATTAATATAATCACAGATTATTTTGACCCGACAAACCAAGAAATGGGTGAAAATGTTAATGTATCGGAATTAAGAAGATTAGTTCAAAGTGAAAATGGTATTATTTCCGTTTCTGATATGACATTTTTTAATAAAGTTGGTGGTCAATATTCTTCATCTCAAACATCTCAAAGATATATCGATTCGGAAACAAAACAAATTGAATTAGTTGATGATACAATTTTTGCCGAACCAAGACAAGTGTATCAAGTTAGATATCCAAACAAAGATATCAATGTGAGAGTTAAAAATATTAAAACGGTTAATTTCTCTTAGCAATTTATTTTAAAATTTATTGAATTATCTTTTGAAAATAGTATATAAACTATTTATTAAAAAAGATTATTATGTCCAATTCATTTAGAATACGTACAGAGCCGGGTGTTGACAAATCACTTAACGTCTTGATAGACCAAGAATTTGAGTATTTAGAAATATTATCTCTAAAATTATTACAAAGTCAAATATACACTAGACAATGCTCTGATTACGGGGTTATTGTTGGTAGGGTAAGTGTGAACAATGGTTTTGGTATTCCAAATGCTAAAGTTTCTGTGTTTATACCTTTAGACACAAATGACGAACTTAATCCGGTTACTTCTGATTTATATCCGTATAAAACATTAACAGATTTGAATGAAGATGGTTATAGATATAATCTACTACCATATGTTAAATCTCATAGTGGACATAATCCAACAGGAACTTTTTTTAATCGGGAGGATGTTTTAACCGACCCAACTTTAATACAGGTATATGACAAATACTTCAAATACTCTACAGTAACAAACTCTAGCGGTGACTATATGATTTTTGGTGTACCAACCGGAAGTCAAACAGTTGTTGTTGATATTGACTTATCAGATATTGGGGAATTCTCATTATCACCCCAAGATTTGATAAGAATGGGTCTTGCAACGCCAGCTCAAGTTGCGGGTATAAATTTTAAATCTTCTACAAATTTAAATTCGTTACCTCAAATTATTAATTTTAATAGAACTATTGAGGTTGAGCCGTTATGGGGTCAACCTGAAATATGTAATTTGGGTATAACAAGAACTGATTTTGATTTATCTAAAGAATCCGGTATTGATATTAGACCAACATCCATCTTTATGGGTTCGATTGTTTCAAGTAACGATGACGAAGCCCTTCCAAGAAATTGTAAACCCCGACTTAAATCCGGTTCACAATGTACTTTAGTGACCGGTCCGGGAGAAATATTGGCTATAAGACAAACTATTTTTTTAGACGCTCAAGGTAAACCAATTTTAGAGACAGTGGATTTAGAAGAGGGTGGTCAAGTTATTGATGATAATGGTGCGTGGTTAGTAGATGTCCCAATGAATTTGGATTATTTAATAACTAATGAGTTTGGTGAACAAGTTATATCTGATGACCCTAAAAAAGGTATTCCAACTAAAGGTAAATATCGTTTCAAAGTTAAATGGAATCAATCACCATCAATATCAGAACCTGTTAGAAGAGGGTATTTTTTAGTACCAAATGTTAAAGAACATGGTTGGACTAATAGTGGTTCAAACCCAAACGCAACACTTAAAAAAAAGTCATACGCGTTTAGTTTAGATTGGGATGATTATGTTGATTTTCAATCGGCAATAGATTGTACAGATACGTTTTATTTAATGCAATATAATAAAGTTTATACTGTCTCTCAATTAGTTGACCAATATAGAAAAGGTTATTTAAATACACAATTTATAGGTATTAAAAATATTTTAGATGAATCTTGTGAAAGTGAAAATAACAAGTTCCCAACAAATGATGGTGTTTTTAGGTTTGACTTAATTTATTTTTTATTTTGGATTATGTTATTTTTATTCAGACCGGTTTTTATATCATTAATACCTGTTATTCATATTCTTTGGTTTGTTCTTAAAATTTTAGCATTACTTTTAACAGTGATTATCGCTATTATTATGACAGTTGTTATTTTAATTTGTAATATTTTATATGGTATTGTAAGTGTTTTGGCTAATTTACCTAATTGGTTAGGTGGTAAAACATTTAAAAAATGGAAAGATAAATTGGATTGTCCTACTTTTGCGGATTTAAATAAAATGATAAAGGATATTAATGAATTTCCTGATAAATTAAAAAACATTAAAATACCTAATTTATCATATCCTGAATGTTCATTTTGTGATTGTGGGGATAACAGTAATTTACCTAAAGATGAACCGGGTGTGGAACAGTTAGCGGTAGATACTGAAGATGTTACACAATATGAAGGGGTTGGTACGTCGTTACTAACACCATTTCAAATTTCTTCACAATATGGTAATAAACCTAGCTATTCAGGAACATCAGGTAACCCTGGTATTTATAGCTCAGATTCTAACTATCAGTTTATGTTTGCGGGGCAATCTTTAGGGTTTACTGAACAGGAAACTTTAACGGTTTCTACTAGAGTACCTGAAATGGTGATATCTACAAATAATGATGAGAATACCGCGGCTAGTGGTACATCAGAACCTGATTCACCAGAGTTTGCATATTTCACATCAAGTTTAACTATACCTGAAAGATTAAATTTATTTAACACCAAGGCAAAATATTTTAATGAAAGTCCTAGTAATCCGGGAGGTGGTGTTAATAGAATTAAAGTAACATTTCAACCGAATTTGAATAATCCATTAACTAAATTTCACTATGATAATGTAATCGCGATTGTTTGTACACCAAATGCTACTAATTTAGAACCTGGTACCATGTTGTCTTTCCAAGATTTTGCACTATCAAAAGATAAAAATGTTATTAATACCGGAACAACATTAAATGAGTATGGTACAAATACCATTACAGGTACGACAATAAATAGTGGGTCAACAACTAATCCCGGAACAATAAAAATTAACTATGCGAATCCGAATGGTTCGGGTAATATGCCTACAGAGGTAGAATATCAAATTGTTACTTTTTCAGGTGACCCTAAATATGCTAGATTCCCTATGGATGTTGAATATTTTCAAGTTATTACAGGTATGACTTATTCTGAATATAGCGGAATGTGTAATAGTAACACGGCTTCATCACCTAATGATTGGAATAGTAATAATTCATTTAATAATAGGTTTTTAAGTAACGATATGAGATTTTATCGTATAACTCAATTTCAAACTGATGATACAGTAAGTGGGTTTCCTTGTGGTAGACCATTATCTTGGGATACTACTGAAAGGTTTTTTTCTCCTGTCGAGTATTATAAATCAATTGAGAAACAAAGAGTCATATTTTTAGTTAGAGGTGTTGACCCTAATTCATCTAGAACTAAAGTTCAATATGATTTAAGTCGATTATTTGGTTATAATTTTGGTAATTCATCAACAATAATAACAGGTAATAATTATAAATTAAATTACCCAATTCAAGGTACTTTAAATTGTGTTAATCATATTACCACAAGTAATTTAACATCTAATTTTTATTTTAATTCGTTTCGTTTTGAACCATCTATAACACCACCTCCACCAACAGTTCTACCACCACTACCACCATTACCTGAAACGTTTGGTTTTAGTTCGTTCACGAGTAATCTACATACATTTTATTCTAATCTAGATTCGACAAATGGTAGTTTTACTCCCGGACAAGGGGCTCTACCATTGTCGTCAGTCACATTACCATCATCTTCCCCAATTAAAGTGGTTAATGATTACATAAATAATTCTCCACCACCATTTTCATTTTCGGATGGAACACAAGGTTGGAATGGGTTTATTGTTGAGTGGGATATTCAGTATACTCGTCTTGTTAATTGTGTTGGGCCTTTTACTAAACTTTATAATAGAAGGGCCGGTACTGAAAATGTGTCACCAACTGATAATAGAGGTTACTATCCTGGTGAGATTGTTGAGGGTGGTTCAATGTTTTATCAAAGATTAAATATAAACCAAGCCATATCGCCAGACCCACTTTTACTTGATAATGTTTACTACGCACCAAAATATCCAAGCTCGGGAACAACACCTGCAGAAATTACGGCAGCGTCTTTAATTTTTAATTTAAATAGTACGAATCAAACTAAAATAGTGATGAGGTCGGATAGATTACCGACTTCAACATTAGTTCAGAATAATTTAGGTAATAGTTTTCCGTTACATACAAATAGTAATTTTGTAATCTTTGTTGTGACTGATGATGGTGCGACTATTAATCAAAGTGTTGGTGGGACGGGGTCATCAAGTGTATTTGTGGGAGAAGCAGGTGCTTTTGCTCCTGAACCAATTGTTGGCCCGGATGCTGAACCAGAGCTTGTTAATCAAATTTTAAAGTCATTTAATTGTGGCGATATGGCACCGTTAGGTTGTTATTATAGTGATGAACCTTCTCCGGGTAAATATAATTTAAAAATATACGATAAAGGAAATCCTTGTTGGAGTTTTGGTTCCGGTAAAGTTAAGTTTGACGGTGGTTGCTATATATTGATTACTCAACCAATACTTTCTTTATTATCGGGTCAAGATTTTCAAGTAGTGTTTGAATGGACAAATAGGATTCAAGTAATGTTTGGTGCGTGTAGAAACGTATTTTCACATTTATTTACGAACAATTGGATTAATGGGGTTCTTTATCCTTTTTCATTTTCTAATGATATTGTTTTCAATAGTCAAAATCGACCTGTGAGTAGAATTTGTAGTGAAAATATTTATTTTGACCAAGATACCAATAATTTTTATTATAGAAGTAGTCCTTGGAATGATAGTACTTCTGAATTTGTTGGTATGGATAGACCAGAACCGAATCCTATTATAAGTGGTATATTTGGTGGTTATGGAGGTAATTTAAAAAATTTAAAATATCCAACAACTATCATGGATTTAGGTCCAAGAAACTTATATATACAAGAATTGGTCATGTCTGATGATTTTGATGGGTATGTTGCTAATCGATTAAATACGTCAAGTTATGGTGATGTTTCTGAATTATTAAATCTTTTAATTATTACAAGATTAGCTAGTCCCGGATTTTTGGAAAGAATTGGGGTAACTAATGTCGGTATCCTATCATTTTTCAGTAGAACTAAACTTATGATTGATGGTGATTACGCTCAAATGATTGCAATTAATTCTGAATTATCGGTGGCGCCGTTCCAATCGTTAAATTATCCTGACAATCCTGCTGGACAGCAAAACCCAATATATTATAACCCGTCAAGTGATATTAATAAGGTGGTGTTTGGTGTTTTCTTTTCTTCAGATACTCAAACGCGAGATTTTATATCACCAAAAAGAACGATTATTGACCCTGATGGGATTGCGAATCAACCGTGTACTTTTAGTTATTTTTCGGTATTCACTCAAACGGTTCCATTTTATCAATGGAATATAAAACCAGATGACACCAATAGTATTTTTGGGTCTCAAAAAAATGGGTGGTATACTAATCCAATAAACAATCCGGCATTTTTTAATTATCCTTATCAATTGTTAGACAGAATTGAACCTTCATCAAGATATATGAGAACATCTCAAAGTCCTGAAAACAAATACTTTAAAGGTTATATTTATTCTGTTTATCCTGATGGAACATTAAATCCGGAGTTTAACTCTATTGAATCAAATTCATACGATGACAGATTGTTTAATACCGGAGCTCCGTTTTATTTTTATTTTGGATTGAAAAAAGGTAAATCGGCATTTGATAGATTCACAACTAAATGGTTAGATACAACAACAACATTATAATATGGGAAATAGAATTGATACTAGAGTAATTTTAGGTTCTTTACGATATAAATCGGCACCGGACACCAATCTGATGTTCAATGTTCCATTAGTTCAAACCGCTCAAATAAATGTTGAATTTGATAGGAATATTGATGTTAGTTTGGAACAAGTGTTTGATGATGAAAGACAAAAATCTGACATATTTAGACCTACCTGTAAATTTTCATTATTATTTAATAATTCATATACAGGTAGTACGGATTACATGCCATTTGAAAATAATCTGTATTATGTTAATGAAGCTCAAGCGGCTGCGGATAATTGTACCCCAACTGGTATAAATCCAAGTGTTATTTGGTCAGGATTTCCACAATATAATGAATTTGATTTCATTAGAACTGATTACAATGTTCCGGGTTATACTCAACCACCATATAATCATTTGACGTTTGTAAGCAAAAGTGCTTCAACATATAATTGGACACATTATGTTAGTTATCCATTTGAAAATGATTATCAAAAACAATTAAACGCAATTATAAAAATACCTTCAATTTCAAACGCTGTTACATTAGATTGGGTTGCTTCAGATGGTATTCCTTTTGTGGTTGAAAATGATGATACAACAGTATACAACGGAAGAGGGATTATTAAATGTATATGTCCGATGAAACACGGATTAATACCGGGAGAATTTGTTAAATTAAATTTTAATTATAATGGGGTTGATACTTTTGAAGTATATAGTTTAGGTGATGGAAAATACGAAAGTGATTTATATGTTTTTAACATTTTTAATGTTGGGTTTACAGGAACAACATTTACTACAGGAACAGAAGGGACGTTTAAACGAATTATAAACAGTGATAACCCAAGTGATACTATCTCAACATATTATGTTAGAAGACATAAAATTTTAACAAACCCTGATAATGCGATTTTAGTAAATGCGGGATTTGACCAAAATATTTTTGGCGTTAAGAAAAAATATGAAAGTAGTGGTTTTACACCTAACAGAATTGCTAGAGTTTCAATAAAGGAAGGTGCTCAATCTTACACATTATCATTTGATAAAGACGTTAAAATTAATGATTTAATTGATAATCAAAAAAGACCTTTAACTGAATTATTTTTTACAACAATTTGGAAAGGTTATTTTGGTTATACGTTTGGTAGGTTAATTGGACCGGGATTGGGTTATCAGGGTATGAAGTTTGGTTATGATTTTAATTTACCTTTAAATCCCCAAACTAAATTACCTTCATATTGGTGGAGTGAACTAAATAATAATTCGGATACAAACATTCCAATAGATACCTATGTGAATACAACGTTAGGACCAAATGGTTTACCATTGGCTCAATATAATGGAGTACCAATAGTTTTCACATATAATAGGTCTTTAAAGGAAGGTGATACTTTAGATGGTGATTATTGTGAGTGGAATAATTTTGAACAAACAGAAAGAGTTATATCTAATTTATATCATAAGATAACGTATAACGCAAAAGTATTTAATATTGGAAGACCAACTAGTTCAACAGGTTATCGTATGTCTTTGGACAATCCTTACGGGTATTATTATCAACCACATAATAGTTTAACTATTAGACAATTCTCAGATTACATTGAGGAGGGAGATAAGAAAAATGTGGTGGATGTTCCTAATTATGCGTATTACTCTCCAAGTAAAGATACTTTTTTATGGAAGGATTTATATAGTTACGGATTTATTGATTCTAATAATATTGGGGTTAATTATCCATTTTTAAATGGGTCTCATTACCCTTATACAAATATTATTTTTAGAATAATACCTGAAGGTACTAATTATAATGAACAGACAATAACCGCAGAACCAATAATAGACGATTGTGAGTAATAAATTTAGATTTGTAATCCCAAATGATGAACAGTACATTCTTTTACCGATTGAACTGAAGTGGGATATGTATGGACAAGAAGATAGTATTGAACTTTATGAGGAAGATGTTATCAAGGATATCATTGGTGTTGCTGAAGATTTTGAGTTATTGAGATTTTCACATAAACCATATGATAATGATACAAAAACAGATGTTAAATATGATTTTCATTTCTATAGTGGTAATGTTAATAATGTTACGACCGCAACAAGTAATGATTGGGTGAATAGTTATTTACCTGAAGGATTTGATAAGAGTGAAATATATTATTATGAAAAACCTTTTACCAAGTCATTCTTTAAATTGGATTTCTATGATACAATGGATGGTAAATCACAAACTAATTATTTCACAATAATTATCCCTGTTCAACAGGGGTTTACGGAATTGGTTACATTATCTCCTTACATTCCGGATGTTTTAATTAAACGTCCATCTTACAAATTAGATTTTGTTGGTGATAAGGAAGGTTTTTTCATTTATTGGTTAAAGAATATTAAGTTTTATAATTTAACTACTTTTTATATGAGTGCTAAATTTTTTGATGGTAAGTTAGGTGTGTTTGTTAAAATGATGAAAGTACCTCAATCATCACCATTGATTCCAAGTGCTTTCGAGTTTGAATCAAAGTATTTTTATTATAAAGTTAATTTAGATTATGTTAATAAAACATATGAGATTTTAGATGAGTTAAATGTTAGAGTAGGAACAACTAGTTCCATAAAATGGTATGAATATATAAATCCATAATGAGTGCAAATACTTATCGTATAAGAATATCTCCTGAAGTAATTAATGGTGATGTTTTTAAAATTAGTTATATCGGAGACCCGTATCTTGAACAACAAAAAATACCATTTTGTTGTGATATCTATACTCGTGAGGTGACCAAGTATATTGATGGGAATGCTTATGTATATTCGTCAATGACTCAAATATTAACAGGTGCGACAGGAACAACCGCGACTTCTAATATTTCAAAAGCAACACTCAAACGAGGTACATCATTATTAACAGGAATGACTATTCCAATATTAATAACTGAAAATACTGTGGACGTTGGATATTATTCTGTATTTGATGGTATGATTGTTCAACAAGAAGTTATGACTAACTTTTTATTTTCGGCTAATACCGCATTCCCCTATACGTACAATTTTTATAATACTTCAGATGTTGAATTTAAAAAATATTTAGAGTTTTCATCTTATGAAATAGATTGGGGTGATGGAACACCAAAACAAACGGTTACAAATGTCAGTCCTAATTTTTATTCGCATCCATACTCACAATCCGGTGAATTTACGATTAGTATGTCAGGTATGAGTCCGTGGGGTTCTAATGTGGTAAAGAAAACGGTTACAGTACCATTTACTAATACGACTATATTAGACCCAAAAGGTACGACTTGTTTTACTCCAATGGGTGGTAGTTGGTCGGCAACACCAATTTGTTATGACTTTATTTATAGTGGTGATACGAGTTGTGAAACTTATCAAAGTGGTATTAATCCTTATTTAACCGTACCATTAGTTGTTAGTGGATACACTCAATCAACTGTATCGGATTTAAGAGTTTATGGTAACAAATCTACTTTAGTTGATGGATATTATAAGATTGGTGTTCAAATAACAGGCACAACAGGTGTTGTTGGAACATATTGGGGGGGAAGTGCAAACGGTAATCAATTATACACCGGGTATACAATAAATGGAGTTGATTACTATGATTATAGTGATGGAACAACACTCTTTGTGGTTAGTGGTGTAACACCGATAGACACGGTATGTGAACCAATTGTAAAAAATGAGGCATTATTAAATGTAATTGATGAGCCGGAAGTTCAATCCAATGTGTTCATTGAACGGGGAAAAGTTTCTGGATTTGAATCAATGGAACGATTAGGTGAAGTAGATAATTTGGGTGACCTTGAAAAATATGGGTATAAGTTTTTTAATATAATTAAAATTGATTAAAAACATAAATTTGATATTTATCAATATGAAACAAAAAAACACTAAAAATAATAAATTAATTAAAAAAGAAATATAATGGCGACTGGCACCTATGGAACTATAAGACCCGCAGATGTATCACCCGAAGATGTGGACATCATTCTTAATTATACACCATCAAGAGATGAAACAGATAATTTTGTATTAACAAAGTTAGATGCGGTATCTATATTGAGACCTTATTTTAATAATTCACAGACAAATCCTTCAAGTCCTAACCCTAATGTAGAAATATTAGGTGGGTTATACAATTTAAGATTGCCTGCGGAACAATTTAACCAATTAGGTATCTACACCTTATACATAAGACCTGCGGAGATTAGAACGAGTATATTAGATTGTGGTGTGTTATCATCATTACCTAACGTAAAAGGACTTGTTATTGATTTAAATAATGTTCCAAGTCAATTTAGAAATAAATTTGTTAATCAAGGTTTAGTTGGTTTTAGAATTGAGTATTTAAACTCTGATGGAACAAAAATACCTAATTTTTTTAGAATTGTAACATCATCATTCTTTTGTGAACCGGTTGTACAAAATTTAACAAATACTTCACAAAAAGCAATTAGATATAGATATACTGATAACAATACAAATTTAATCTTTTGTACTGTTTCTCCGTCGTCATCTCCGACAAACAAACCAAATGCGACCCCATATATTGGGCAGCCAAATCAAACTATTATAATGTCTAATACCTTCTTTAATCCGATAACACTTGATATTGAGATTGCAGACCAAGATTTCTCAACATTGGCAATTGCTCTTTATGGTAATCAAACTAAATCTATGGATGATGGTATTTACACTATTTACGACGCGAATAACAACATTTACCAACAATATAATCTATACGAAATTAGAGACCAATTTAATACGTTATTATATGAAGTTAGACAAAATAGAGGTGATAATATTGATTTTAGTAAAAACTTTACAAACATAACTGAATAATGGCATTACAAAAATTTACATGTCCTCCACAAGGTCCATCCGGTGCAAGTTCATTCTCTGATGATTTAGTTGGTTTCCAACTAGTTACGGGGGGTGGTTTGACACAGGGTAATTTTGAATTTGCGACTTCTTTTAACGAAAAGACAAATAGAAAGTTTAACACAGGTACATTCTCCGACCCAATCAGTTTAGAAGGGTTAGGATTAGAGAGTACACTTCAGTCAAGAACTATATTTGAAAATAACTTTAAAGTTTATCCAAATTTTGATTTAAGTCAAATTACTAATTTTACTCAATACGGGTCTTTAGTGAAAAGATTATCCACAGCAGTTGAAACAATCATCGCAAAATTCCCTGCGGCGCTTGAAGCAACCCTTATGGGTGAGAACTATATTAAAGGAGAAACGGCAACAAATATAAGTTATAATGAGATTGACAATATTACTAGTTTTGATTTAGATGTCGCTCGTTTAAGGAATCCTTTTGCGATTGATTTTACTATTAACTCAACTAGAAACCTTGAATTAAAAGAGATTCAGGTATCTTCGCTTAGAGATATGACGGTTCAATACGCTAATTATAGTTTATATTATAATGGTAATGGATATAATGTAACTGCGATTATTCCAACAACATCGATGACATCGGGGACTTTAAACATAAGTGTTAGTGGTCATCCATTTCCATTTCAAACAGTTACTTTTGATGATTTAGTTATTAGACCAAATGATTATGAGGTTAATAGAATTTTCAATGAACATTTAGATGAGGTTGAAAATTTTCTTTTAAATAGAAATGTTACACCAAAATACACTGCGAGTTTTAATGTGCCAAGAGACGCTGAAGATGGAACATATTTTTCTTCACAGGAATTTATAACATTCCCATTAAATGGTTCTTGGAATTTAGATATTGTAACAAATGCGTTCACCAATTATTTAGTTCAATTAAATGATATTGGTGTATCAATGGATGAGTATAAAACCAACATTGTTGCAAGATTTTTAACTACCGGTGCGTTCCAAGAGTTTGACACAATAGGTCAAAAAATGGAAAAGGTATTACAAATTTACGGTAGAAGTTTTGACGAAACAAATAAATTCATAAGTGCGTTAGCGTTTATGAACTCAGTTCATTATAACCCTGGTGATGATATCCCATCTCAGTTACTTAAAAACTTAGCGCAAACATTAGGTTGGCAAACAAATATGTCACCTGTATCTACAGATGATTTTTTAAGTTCAGTTTTTGGTCAAACAAATACTGATAGGTCTCAATATCCGGGTATTTCAGATGCTACAACACCTGATGAGTTAAATTATCAATATTATAGAAACTTAATATTAAACTCGGCATATTTGTTTAAATCAAAAGGTACAAGAAAATCAATTGAAACGTTAATGGCTTTAATTGGTGCCCCTGACGCTTTAGTTGAATTTAACGAATACATTTATTTAGCTGACCAAAGAATTAATGTTAATCAATTCAACACACAGTTTGCTCAAATATCAGGTGGTACGTATACTCAAGAACTACCAACACTTGAGGCGGGTAATACATATAGATTAAGAGATATTGAATATACTGGTTTTACAACAACCACAGTAATTAAAGATGTTAATATAACTAAAGACGAGTATCCAATGGATGATTTAGGATTTCCTAAAGCACCACCAAATACTGAGGATTTTTTCTTTGAAAAAGGTAGTGGTTGGTTTGAACAAACACCAAAACATAGAGCTCCTGAAGAAGTAAGTTTTACTAATAGTGTATTTACAGGTGCAAATCCTAATTATCAAACAGTTCTAACACCATATAGTTATGGTCAAGAATATTTTAATAGGTTTAGAGATTTTCCTTTTATGACTTTAGGGTATAATCTAACTCAAACTATTGATAATAATAAAAGTTGGGTTGATACCGAAGTTGGACTACGTTCAAATTTAGAAGGTGGATACAACGCAAGATATTTTACAACAAACGATGCGTTAGTTCTTAATGCCAAAAATACCGATTTATTTTTGAATCCGGCTCAAGGTCTTTCATATGATGTATGGACTATGTCAAGGGAATATAATTTCCCAATACCAAATGAAGGTTTAAATTATATTCAACCAACATATTGTGACCCGAATCCGGTATCTAATTATCCAATGAGAGGTGGTGTGGATTGGACAGAAATAAATCCACAACCAAAACGTAAGACATTCTTTGAGTTTGCTCAAACATTTTGGAAAAACATGATTAATGTTAGAAATAGACAATTCTCAACTGACGGTAAAACAATGGGGTATCCAACCCTTCAGTCAATTTATTGGAAATATTTAGACGCTCAAAAATTAGCCGGAGTACCGGATGGTAGTTTCAACTATACTAATATGATTGAGTATGTAGATGGAATGGGTGATTATTGGGTGAGATTAGTTGAACAAATGGTTCCAGCAAGTACAATATGGAATACGGGTGTTAAATATGAAAACTCTATCTTTCATAGACAAAAATTTGTTTGGAGAAGACAAGAAGGTTGTCAATTAATACCAGTTCCTTGTAACCCATGTTCAATGGTTAGTAACCTTTACACTTATGACTGTGATGTTCAGTCAGTACAATGTTCTATCTATCCATGGCAAACTAATCCTCTATTGACAGAATTTAGTGCGGTGTTAGGATATCTGTTAACTAATTATTTGGAGCCACAAGGTTATGAGTTAGATGATTGTAAACTGAATACTTTAAAAAGTACTTGGTATGTGGTGTTAAGTTTAGATGATGTTGAAATAGTTCAAAATCAATTCTTTACAGGTACAGGATATACAAACACTGATTTGAGTTCACCAACAACGGCTCAATGGAACACCGCATTAGAAACTGCATTAAATGGTTTAGATTTGTACGGTTATGAGTATATTTTAAATGATACTGACGTTATTGTTTATAACTCAATTTGTTCAGTAAATGATACGGGAATCAATTTTAAATTGAATGTTGGAATAAATTTTGAAATTTTATGTAATTAATGGCTTGTAGTTTATCATATGTATTAACGAGTTTATCGGGAGATTGTACTAATTCTAATTTAGGTGGGTTTAGTATTGATATAACAGGAACCGCACCGGATTATAGTATTCAGTGGGTTAGTCCTGCGTTAGGGACTATTGTATTAGGTGCCGGTGTTACAGGTTATACCGCAACAACACTGTCGGCGGGAACATATTCATTTAATATCCTTGATTCATGTTCACCTACTATGACTTCATTACCGGTTAATATTAATATTTCTAGTGGTACATGTGCAAGTATTGTTGGGATATCAAACACGACGTGTAATAACAATAATGGGGTATTAACAGGGCAAACTTCTAATCTTTATGGTATAAGTACGTTTAGTTTATATAATACCTTAACAGGTTTTATTACTTCAGGGGTATCATTTACTAATAATTATATTTTTAATGATTTATCTCCGGGTATATACTACGTTAATGCTGACGATGGTGGTGGATGTAGTGGTCAGAGTGAAACAACTATTATTCAACCTTCGACAAATATTACGTGGGGATTTTATACTGTAATGGATTCCGGATGTGGTAATGTTGATTCGGGAAAAATATATGTAACAGGTCTTACCGGTAATCCACCATTTACTTATTTATGGTCAAATGGTGAAACAACAGATTTTATTACGGGTTTAACTGCGGGTGTTTATTCCGTAGTGATAACAGATAGTTTAGGATGTACACAATCACAAAGTGCGACTGTGACAGAAGTTGACCCATTAGGATTTGGTGAATTTAGTGTGATACCTCCAACATGTTTTAATAGTGATGGTCAAGTAACTCTTGTAATTACGGGAGGTACTGGTCCATATTATTATTCAGCATCGACAGGGGTGGTAGCAGTTTCTTTTAGTTCGTCTCAAACATTTTATAATATTGGTGGTGGACCATTTGCTGTTGAAGTTACTGACGCGGCTTTATGTAAAATAACTCCAACAACAACAATTATACCTCCAAACGGGTTTAATATTGTAAGTATAACAACAACTAATTCAAATTGTGGTAATCGTGATGGTAAAATAAATATTGAGGTAAGTGGTGGTGCAGTTCCTTTTACTTATACTTTAACAGATTCTTTAGGTAATAGTATTATTGACCCTACTAATTTTAGAAGTTGGGCTTTTCCTAATTTAGCGTCGGGGACTTATACTTTAACTATTTCAGATAATGGGGGTTGCACTTATGTTAGTTCACCTATTTCTATAAATAATGTTCCTTTATTTACGTTTACTGCAGATACTACCGGTACAACCTGTAATTTAAATAATGGTTATGTTGCCATTACAGTATCAGGTGGTACACCGCCTTACACATATACCGTTGGGGGTGAATTTTCTTATGAATCTATTCAAACACCATTAAGTGCTTATACTTTTAATAATTTATATTATGGAGATTATTCGTTAGAAATAACAGAATCAACTCCTGGTGTTATTTGTAAGCAAACAGGTAGTTTTGAAATAGAAACATCAAATAATGTTGATTTTATGTTATCAGGTACTAACGCTAACAATGGTAATGATGGAACAGTTTCTGCATATATTACAAATGGAATACCACCATTCACATTATTATGGAGTAATAACGTAAATGGTCAAACAGGGTATTATTTAAGTAATTTAAGTGCCGGAACATACAGTTTACAAGTAACCGATAGTGAAGGATGTGTTAAAAATAGAGAGGTAACTATAGACGGATTTGATTCAATATCGTCGTTTCAAACGTTTAATATTTGTGATAGTGAATTTGAAAACATTGGTGAGTTAGTTAAAAAAGGACCTAAACAAATGTTGAATGAAGGGTATTATGATTTAACATCCGGATACACAAATTGTATACTTAATCAAGCGGTATTCAATATTGTCGCAACAATTGGAGTTATTACTAATATTTCACAATTTTATGTCAGTACCGCATTAAATGATTTCCCAACAGATAATGAATATTTTGACGCTTTAGTTGCGTTACTAAAAACTTTTGACCAAGTTGCTCAAGTTAATATTGACCCATTAAATAATGGGATTCAAGTGATTGCAAAATGTGAAGAACAATATTTGGTAGCAACTGATGTAACTGTTGATATGTTTATTGAATATAATATTTCTTGTCAATATTGTAGTTTACCACCAACATTAACTCCAACGTCAACACCAACACAGACACCAACACCTACTAACACACCAACACCTGGTCAATCGCCAAGTCCAACACCTACTCAAACAATGACACCAACGCCTACTCAAACAATAACCCCAACAATGACTAAAACTCCAACACCTACACCAACATTAACACCTACACCAACATCTAGTTCGGCTCAATTATGGTATTTATATTCGTCTTGTTTATTAGTGGATGGAGAGTCACAAGTTATCTTACAACCAATATTAGTATTACCGACATTAACTATTGGTGACGTGTTTGTTTTCAATGTACCGGATAGTAAACCTGAATGTTGGTCATTAATTAATACTTATAATGGTTTACCATCATCAATTCCGTTTGGTGCTTTAGTATTTAATACTAATTATTTCACATCAGTATCTAACACTATTTACCCATTTAATGAAGGTAGAGAATGTGATGAATGTCAAGAAGGTATAAATAATATTGAACCAATAACTAATAATTTTTTAGTTACAGTATATAAATCTAATTGTAACATAACAAATATTTCACCACCATTTTACTTTTCTAATGATTCTACATTCCCAATTGATATTAGTAGTCCATTTGTTGGTGTACATTCAGGTTTTAATGGTGATTTATCCATAACCGTTGTTAGTACATTAAATCAAAGTCAATGTGTTTCCTTGATTGTAGATGGTGTAACTTATTTATCACCACAAACAATAACATTTAACTATCTTGAACCTCAAACTCAAGTTGTTGAGTTTTTAAATGTAAATATATCTGAGAATTCTACATTTGAAATTAATCTGACCGGAGGGTCTTGTTTATAATAAAAAACCCCCTCGTTAAAAGGGGGTTATTTTTTTTACCATATTTTTTCTTGTTTCATATGACCTATAACACAACAGTAAGCATCTGTTTGGTCAAAATTTTCTTTTTTCAGGGTATTGTTTCTTGTATATAACCAAGTGATTTGAGGTTCTTTTTTGGCTATTAAATCCCATATAATCATTTTCTTGTCAATGTCTTTAGGAAGTCCTCCGAATAGTACGTATTTACCTTTATCATTTAATTGAGTTAACTCCGGAAAGGCGAATTTACGAGAATTGTATGTTGATATAAAATCAGGTACGACACCTAATACATCATATATCTCTTTAGTAACTAAAGTATTGAACCTTAATAAAGTTTGAACTGTGTAAACATTGTTTGAGTTCAATAAAGGTTCTTCAATAATAACTTTAGTAATACCCATGTCTTTATATTCTAAAAGTTTAGTTCTAAAGATTTGACCTTTTAGAAGTAATTCTTTTATTTTATTTTCTTCTTTTGGTTTTGGAACGGGTGATATATGAGTTAATTCAAGTAGTTGTTGACTTTGTATATCAAATAACGCCCAACCAATTGTTTTTGTACTCACATCTAATCCTAAAACTTTAGGACTTTCTTTAAGTGTTTTTTTCATAATTTATTAGAAATCAAATTTAACCAAAAACTGTTGAATCCCTTGTCTTAACACAGGAGATTGTAGCTTTGATACAATCATAAGATTCATATCAGAATCGTAAAGCCCAATTTCAGTAATATATGAACTTGTTCCTTTAGTCCATGTAGGGTTTGATGTTGATTGAAACTCTGCTTGACCAAGATTAATCTTATATTTCATTTCATAAATGGTTGCTTCAATATCCGTTTCTAATGAACCGTAGAAATAATATTCATCACCAAAATTTAATGAAGGTGAAGTTGTATTATTATCTACTAATGGAATGAATAGATTTAAGTTATAATCATCAGCCGCTGCATAGTTTTCTTCAGTGATTGTAAATGTTGTTCCTGTTAAACTATCTACGGTTAAATAACCATTGATTGTGGTTGCACTTATTTGAGGTGTAAAATCAATTATTTTCCAATCATTCGGGTCAGGTCTACCTGTACCAATTACTTTTTGACAAATAACTTGGAATGTGTCAGCGTAAAACCCTGTTATTAAGTCACAGGAAGGACACAGAGTCGTTGTTGTTGTCGTTGTGGTAGTTGTGGTTGGAATTAACGTTGGTTGGTTTAAACAAGGGAATTCAGCTCCAAATCTAATTGAAACGTTTTGTTCAGTTAAACCTCCACAAGAAATGTTTGGTCCTTGAATTTTGGTGTAGTAATTACAATGTAATGAATTCGTAAAAATATCGGTATTACTAAATCTATAAGTTACGTACATATATTCAGTGTCCGCTGTTAATATACCGTTAACTGTTGGTTGATTATTCTCAACCACACAAGTGTTAGGTGTTGTTAGACCAACTTTAGGTGCGGGTAATGTCCAGTTACGATTTGACTTGTAAGACATTGCTGCGATAATCTCCTCATCATCAATTATAATAATTTGTGAATCAGGGAACACTTTACCAACTCTACTTGGTAACCCGTTACTATTTGGATGGGTGTCCCAAAGTTGATAATATCTAATACCCGGCATATTCATATCCGTATTTTTAGTAGAATATAAATACTCAACTTCAAATAATGGACTTCCTTCATCAGTTAAGTCATCAAAACCCGGTGGGTCAACCCAAAAAGTTTCACCTTTACAACATTCAGGATTTTTATGCCACATTAACCAAGGTAAATGTAATCTAAAGTTACGAGCTTCACCCGTTGTATCTGTAGGATTATTAGGGTCGTAAGGTTCAAAGGCAAATTTCTCACCATAGAAGAAATCAATTGATTGATTAGTATAGTGAATAATAGCAATAGCTTTTTGCTCACTTGGTTGAACAACAACTTGTTCATCAAATGAATTATAATAATAAACAACACTTGTATCGGTTTGTCCACTATCTGACATATATCCAAAATATTCTTTACTACCTAAATAAGACGCTGAACCAAAATATTGATAACCTTTATAAAATGAATCATACAACCCAGCAGGATTTTCCGACCAAGGAATATTCATATTCCAAATTTTAACATCGGACTCGTCTGTACTACATAAAGATTCAAAATTAATAACATTTTGATTCCAATGAGAACTTGGTGTAACACTATCGTATATTGTAGTCATATTTGGTGGGTATACTAATACTCTAGCAAAACATCCACTTGAAAAGTTTGAAAAATCAGGTGTTGGTCTGTCTAATGTATAATGACCTAAACAAATATCCACAATTTTATAAGTTAATATCGGATAACAACTACTCATTGACATCTCACAGTTAGGTGGAGTCGGAGTCGGAGGTAATGGTGTTGTACAACAAGTTGAGGAAGGTGTTGGTGTAGGTGTAGGTGACTCACATAAATAAGTTGTTTGAGTTGGTGTTGGTGTAGGGGTTGGTGAAGAATCTATTGATGGTGTTACTGTTGGAGTTGGGGTTGATGTTGGTGTTACACCTGGTTCACAATAACAATTATATTCTCCTTGACCATCATAATATATTGTAACAAAATCACCAATCATTGGTAATCTTACAATATTTGAATTACACCCTGAATATACTAATTGAATAACACTACCACCTGTTAATGTAGACATATCTACAAGATAGTTAGAGTTAATTGTATATTGGCTATTTGTTAACGCACTCCAATTAATTGTAGTTGCGGTTGTATTACCTGTAAAAAATCCTCTCATAGCCGCTCTATTATATACAGTTTGAGGAACTGACGCCATATAAGGGATTCCATATGTATTACCGGTTATTCCGTCAACATAATATGGATATTTAACATTTTGTTTGTTAGATTCAGGTTTACCTGTTGAATTTTGAGCATTAAACGCTGGCTCAAGAATTTTTGTTGAGGTTTGATTATAAGGTGTTCCGGTTAATGTATTATAAGACACTTCACTATCACCTACTTGAAAATAAGATATGTTAAAACTACCTTCTGATAGTTTTTGTCTTGCAGTATCGGTTAGTCTTGTACTAAGTAAACCTTGTGTATTTTTTAATATGTATCCCATGTGATATAAATATTCTTATTTTTTTTATTTTTAATTGACACTTATTATTTCTACTCTACAACATCCACAACCACTAATACTAGCGTTACCAATTGAGAATAAATCCTGACTTGATGTGTAAGTACAAGGTGTTAATGGGTCGTTTTGTGTTATTGTCGTTGTTGTGTTTAATATAATATTGTCTGAAGACGTAAAATTTAACGAATTCCAACTTTCGGTATAATAATCTAAATAATTAACTAAATTTTGGCAACCTTGTATTGGATTATAATCAGTGTTAGTTGTTGTTAAACCACTTGTTGTTAGTGGAATAGAAACATTATTTTTAGATAATATAGTATTAGTCGTTAAAGTTGCTGTGGTAGCGCTTGGTGAATAATAAAAAGTGTTATAATGTAATATGTTAAAATTAACCGTAATACCACTTGGTAATGCCGGAATTACACTAAAAGTTGTTGTGTATTGTTTAGTTAATGTTGTATTTGTGTTAACTGGATTTGTTATTGTTGTATTTAATTTTAATTGATATAATGTCGGAGGTGCCGGCGCATTCAATGTCACGTTATTACTATTAGTATTACCACTCGAATCAATAACCTTAACACTATATATTCCTGAACACAAATTAGTAAATGTTGGGGAATTAAAATATGTAATACCATTATCAATTGAGTATTGATAAGGTGGATAACCTCCCGACGCGGATACCATTAAATTACCATCACACGTACAAATTGGTTGATTAACACTAAAAGTCAATGAGTTAACTCCTAATGGGTTACAAACCCCTTCATTTACTACCACAGTCCCGTTGGCTCCTAATATATACCAAGAGTTAAGCGGGGGTACTGATGATGGTAATGAAGAAAACATCAAATAAGATAAATTACCACCTGTTAGTTTCCATTTATTAATAGAAGTGTCCCAAGTGATTAAATAAGTATAATCGTCTGACACCCATTGATTGTAATCATTAGAATCAACACCATAAGGGTTAAAATGTATTTGTAAATTATCTATACTTGAATTTAAACAAAAATTATATTCTATTTCCATAATTAAGTTGTTGAAGTTAATTGACATATAGTACTTGCTGTAAAATCACCCCAATAATCAACAACAGTCACAGGATAAGAACCAACAGGTAAATTCATAACCGCGGGGCTAATATTCCCTAATACAGGACCACCCCAAATATATTTATAAGGTGGTGTACCACCGGTTATTGAGACAGATACTCTACCATCATTTGATGTTGGGGTTGTTGGGTTAATCGAATCACACTCAATTGTCATTGGGAATACCGTTATTACATCACATTCATTAGATTGAATAAAAGTAATTGCTGGTTGTGGTGGAGGTGGGGGAAAACAACTATAAGCATTTTCAATACAATCAGAGCAATCGGGATATAATACGACACTTCCATTTCCCGCATCATATATTAATGACCCGGAAAGTATTGGTCCTTGTATTAGAGTTGCACATCCACTGAATGAAGGTATTGTTATTGAATAAACACTACCTAAAATCGGGAAAGGTAAAGTAAGGTCATTTACTCCGAAAAAATTATCGGATTCATCAAATTTTTCGCAACATTTTTTAAAATAATATATCATTATAATTTGTTTCAGTTATACTATAAATAATCCTTTATTTGTTTTTTCACCAAAGATTTCATAACTTCCACATATTTTTTTGTTGAACTTTGAGAACTTACATAATCAAAAAAGTTAATATCCTCTTTTAATTTATCTAATGGGTTAATATTAATAAAATCTCCTTTATAAAATTTATCTTGTTTTTGGTTACCGGTTACTCCTGCCATATGAAGAATTGGTTTATCTTCATATATTTTTATTGAGTCAGTTGCCCATGAAAATTCAAACTCGGGTGTAATTCTTGTCTCAATTCCGTGTAACCATAAGTTCCATAATAATGACCACATTTCTGCGGTCCAAAATTGAATTTCACCGGGACTTATTGGGAATCTTCTTTGATAATCTAACATTTGGTCATATAGTGGAACACAATCTGCATAAATTTTTTCCCATAATAACCAATCGGTGTTTTTAATTAGGTATTGACCACCACCTGAATTTTCTTGATTACATTCGATACATTCGACTGAAACACCAATAACATCAGCCATTTCGTTAAGTAATTGACCTTTACCGGATGTAGGGTGAGCACTTTCATAACGATTACAACAATCCATAATATAATTATATCCGATATAACCTATGGTATCGGATAAGTAAGTAATATCGTCATTAATTAAACTATCAAAATTTGGTAATTTTCTAAATATAATATCAGAGTCGTGTAAGAAAAAACATTTACCATATTCAGGAAAATCTTTTAACCATTTTGAAATTAAAAAAGGTTTAACTGTTGGTATATAATGTTTTTGAGGTCTATCGTCAATATAATGATGTACGTTAACACCCGTATCTTTTAATTTTAAAGATTCTTCAGTTGGTTTACCATCTTCACTTATTATTCCAAGTAATACGTGTATTTGATTTGGGGGGACACCATGTTCAATAAAGTTATGTATATATACCATTATTTGCCAATGGAAATATGGTACATCAGGTTGAGCTGTAACAAAAATCATAATAATTAAAACGTTTTTAATTAAATATAAATGACAATCAAATGTAATAAATGGTAAAGATGATGATATTTATATAATATGAAACTGATTAGAACAATATCAAATTTGGTTACAGAATCTAAAAGAATTTACGAAGAGGCCTGTGAAAAAGGTGTCAACGAAAAAGAATTAGATAGATTAGAAAAAAACTACAATGAATCTTTAAAACTTTTAAAGTTGTACGAAGGTTTAGGTAAAAAAACGGAATAATATTACGTTCCGTAAACTATTTCAATACCTTCAATGTGTATAGTCCATCTTAAAGTTTCTCCAACAACACCGGTTACCTGTATGTCTAAAGCGTCATTAGTATCGTCAGCGGTAATTGCAACGTCATAAGATGAGTTAGTTTCTACATCAGTACCAATAGTTGATACAGTACCGATTAAAGAAGTTACTCCACCTACATTCTTAATCGCAACTTTTCTTATATAGTGAGCTCCTCCTGAACCATCTGATTTAATACCACCAATATTTACTGTAACAAACATTGCAGTTCCTGCAATTACGGATATAAGTTGAGTTGTTCCATCTAAAAATATATTAACTGGTGTCGCATTTGTTGTTTTATTTCTACCAACTAAGTCAATTTGTTGTGATGTTCCTTTTATTAAACCATTAAAACTACCTGAAGAAAAAGACCTTTGACCGAAACGAGGTGCACATGATAATGTTCCACCAAGAATTGATGAATAACAACCTGTGGTAGTGTTGCCACAACCTCCACCAATAAATGAATGGGTACCACATGAAATATTTGATATACCACCAACAATTGCCGAACAACCACTAAACACGACATTTCCATTACCACCACCAACAAAAGAACCTGATGAACAAACCCCATTTACGTTTCCACCAACAATTACAGATAGGGTTGTACTTGATAATGCGGGTGTTGCAATACAGTTTGATTGACCACCACCAATAAAGTTAGAATCACCATGAGTTCTATTTGACATACCGCTAACAATTGCTGAGTATCCATATACCCATTGGCATGTAATACAGTTTCCATTACCCCCACCTATAAATGAAAAACTTAAACGAGTTGTATTATTATTACCCCCACCAATAAATGAAGAGTTTCCTATAGTAATATTACAATAACCACCACCAATTGTTGAACATCCCCCACTTGAATTATTCTTTTGACCACCACCAATTGTTGAAGTATCTCCTGATGAGATATTATTATATCCACCACTGATTGTTGAAGTGGCTCCTGATAAACGGTTTTTAGCTCCACCTCCAATTGTTGATATTCTACCACATATCACATTACTATAACCACCACTAATTGTTGTGAAATAACATGATGATGATGTATTATCACAACCACCGGCAATTACCGAACAATTTCCACAAGCGCGATTTTTATATCCACCACCAATTGTTGAGGTAGCACCGGATGAGACATTACATCTACCACCAACAACAGTTGACCAACTACCTGAAGATAAATTACAAACCCCACCACCAATTGTTGAACACGCCCCTGATGCGATGTTTCTATAACCTCCACTTATTGTTGATAATTTACCCGCATTAAATGTACAAGTTGGACTAGTCGTTACAGCTCCTGTTGTAAAGTTAAATGTTCCTCCACTAGTATTATTAAAAATACCACCACCGATAGTTGTACCTAAAGAACAACATTCGTTATTTGGTGATTGTATTCTATTATTAAGACCACCACCAATTGTTGAAAATCTTGCATTTATTATGTTAATACAACCACCACCAATTGTTGAAGTATAACCTGAAGAATTATTATTACTACCACCACCAACAGTTCCAAGTATTCCGTAGACACGATTGTCAATACCACCCCCAATTGTTCCACCATCACCAAAAATTCTTTGTGATTGACCACCACTAATCGTTGCTCCTAAACAATACACAACATTTAATGCACCTCCTCCAATGGTTGAAGTATTTCCGCTGATTACATTATCAATTCCACCCCCAATGAATGAATCACTACCCGATACACTATTAGACCTACCACCACCAATTATTGAACATAAACCTGATGCGGTATTCTTACAGCCACCACCAACAAATGAACAATTTCCTGATGCGGTATTACAAAAACCACCTAAAATTGATGACCTTAAACCTGATGCGGTATTACATTGACCACCACTTACTGTTGAATAATTACATGATGATATATTTTTAAAACCACCACCAATTGTTGAACAAACCCCTATGGCTTGATTACAAATTCCTCCGGCAATTGTTGAAGTAGTTCCTGTTGCGATATTATTACATCCTCCCCCAATTGTTGAACTATTACCCACAACAAAATTTTTACAACCACCACCAATAAATGAATGGGTACTTGTTATAGTATTTTGACTACCACCAACAATACTTGAAGTGGCTCCTGATACTGTATTACCAATACCTCCACCAATAAATCCTTGACAAAATCCACCTGAACTTGTTGTAAAATTTCGTAAAAATGGTTGTGAGGAAGAAAAAGGACTCACAGAGACAGTTGCACCACTAACATACAAGTTTGTATATGGTGAGGAATATGTTTGTCCTGTAATAACTACGTTTCTACTACATCCGAAGTTATCATATGTTAATAAAAGGTCGTTTACGCTAAATGATGATAATTGATTCCCGAACAATTGTAATGTACAAGTATTTGCGGAATATGAACTTATTAGTTGAGAATTGCCTATAAAGTTTAATGTTCCACCTCCAATTATAGAATGTCTTGCGTAACTTACGTTAACGCTTCCACCCCCAATAACACCAAATTCTAACACAACTTTATTATTATTACCACTTACAATACCACCACCATAAGAACATTGAGCCAAACAGTTACCACATCCTCCTAAAATTGCTGCTCTAACTCCATATGTTTTATTAGCTGTTCCACCGGCTATAACACCATCTTCACCAACACCTGTTGTTCCTGATATTAAGTTACCTCTACCTCCACCAATAAATCCGAATTCGTTACATATTTTATTATTTGTTCCACCTGCGATTACTGAATTTGATGGGTTCATTGTATTACTAGTTATACAATTGTAAAAACCACCACCTATTGTAGAATATGTTCCACAAACGAGATTAAGTCTACCACCGGCAATTGTTGAGTTATTACAACATGTTGTATTACAACAACCACCACCAACAAATGAAAAACATCCTGATGATGTATTTCCTAATCCACCACCAATAAATGAACAAGCACCACATGCACAATTTGATATACCACCACCAATCGTTGAATGACTTCCACATGATATATTAGACTCACCACCACCAATTGTTGAGTAATTACAATATGTTCTATTATACGAACCTCCGGCTATTGTTGAACAATTACCGTAAGTGCAATTGTGATTACCGCCACCAATAAATGAATTATAACCTGACGATAAATTATTAGTACCATTACCAATAAATGAGTATTGACCACTAGCGACATTATAACTTCCCGCCCCAATAAATGACGAATAATTACTTGATGTATTACTTGAACCACCACCTATAAAAGATTTAATACCGCTAGCAGTATTTTGTTGACCTCCAACAACACTTGACGCATTTCCACTTGCGGTGTTTAATACTCCCGCTCCAATAAACGAGCCGTATGAACCACTTGCGTTATTACAATAACCCCCACCGATAAATGACCAATTTCCTGTTGATGTATTTTTACAACCACCACCAATAAATGAATGTGTTCCTCCACTAACTATATTTTGTCGTCCACCAACCACAACTGAAAAATCTGTTGTTGCAGAGTTTGATAAACCACCTAATACTGCACTACAATTTCCTGATGCAAGATTACTAACACCACATCTAACAGATGAGTTAACGCCTGTTCCTGTAATGATTACGGCTGATGAACCACCTCCACCACCGGCAATAGGTACTAAAAGTCCATTTGTACTAACTCCAACATAACAACCACTACAAGTACTCATAGAAGTAATAATCATGTCGTTAACAAATGTCGTACAATCTCTATTTGATGTTATATTTGAACCAATAATGAAAGATTCATTATTTGAAACCGTATTATTCACACCTCCGGCTATAAAACTTCCAACACCAATGGCGTTATTTGTTCCACCACCAACTATTGATGAAAGAACACCACTTGCGGTATTTGAACCAAACGAATTCCCACCACCACCTACAAATGAACGATATCCTGATGCGGTATTACCGCAACCTCCACCAACAAAAGAACCATCACACGACGCGGTATTCTTACTACCACCACCAATTGTTGAGGTAGTACCTGATGCTATATTACAAAAACCACCACCTATTGTTGAATCATTACCTGATGATATGTTAATACGTCCACCACCAATGAATGAACAAGTTCCTGATATTGAATTACATTGACCACCGGCAATTGTTGATTTATCACCACAAACGGTATTTGATTGACCACCTCCAATAGTTGAACTATCACAATAAGCTTTATTACCACCACCTCCGGCAATTGTTGAGTTGTTGGATAAGGCTTGATTACAATAACCACCACCAACGGTTGCGTCACCATTATTTGGATATGGTCCGGTAACACAAGCTATATTATATCCACCACCTGCAATAGTATTTCTTGGTCCGACAACAAGATTACAACAACCACCACCTATTGTTGATGTATTTCCTGATATTCTATTTAAATGACCACCACCAATAAATGAATGAGTTCCTCCGCTAATAACGTTTTGACAACCTCCACCAATTGTTGCTCCGGATGTTGTTAATATGTTACAAAATCCACCACTTATAGTTGAATCATTATTTGATACCGTATTACAACGACCACCTCCAATTATTGAGCAACAACCCGATACGACATTACAATAACCACCACCAATTGATGAAATAAATCCTGAAACCTCATTTCTACATCCACCACCAATAATTGAGGCATTCCCTGACGCAGTATTTCTAGTACCACCACCAACAGTTGAAGCGAAACTTCCTGATATATTACAACGACCACCACTTATTGTTGAATAACAACCTGCGTTATTATTTTTATAACCACCACCAATTAATGAATGTGTTCCACCACTAACTATATTTTGTCGTCCACCAACAACCATTGAATAATTTGTTGTTGCTGAATTTGATAACCCTCCTAACGCGCCGGAATTATTACCACATGCTAGATTATTAACATCTCTTCTAATTGATGAGTTAACACCTGTTCCACTTACAATTACAACAAATGGTGAACCACTAATTGCTTCGTCAATTGTTGATTTATATGATGAACCTGCAGGATTCTGAGTCGGGTTATTAGTATCAACAATGTGAATTAATGTTTGATTAGTTGTAAACCCTGATGGTGAATATGTTCTTTGAGTTAAAATCATTGGTTTTTGTTTTATACTATAAATAGTTCATTATTGGAAATCGAATATCTCAAAGTCCATAAATTCAAAATATTCGTAATCTTGGAATTGTTTTGGAACTGGTGGTAATAAGTTACAATATACCACTTCAAATCTTTCACAACCATCCCCATAAATAACTTTAATACCTACTGCGGCAACATTATTAAATTGTGGAGGTAAGACAATAACATTATCCGGAGGTACTGATGTAACAATTGTTGCAATTAATATACATTGGTTACCATAAACATCACACGCATAAATTGTATACGGGAAGTTTGAACCTGTAATTGATTGTATGTTAATTGCTGTCATATGTTAAAAAGCGTATGATGGGTTAAATGATGTAACTACCCCATTAACAACTGTTACCGCTGTAACGGGATAGTTTGATGTGGTTATTGCACCATTAACAATTATATTTGAGTTGATTGTGAAAGTGTTACTTGTAACTCCTTGTGTCACTTCAAAGTCATAAAGAGTTACCTCTTGACGTTTAGATTGACCTGATGATAATGTTCGTCCTTTAGAACTGTAATCACATGTTTGTGATGATAATGAGGGTATTTGTATATATGGTGAACTATTACCCGAAAAAGGGATGGTTGAATTATATGTGTCACAAAAATTGTAAAAACCATAAACCCTATATTTTGGATTATTTTGTGATACTAAATTTATATAACTATATTTAGCAAAAGGGTCAATATATCTTGAACCGGTATTATTGGTTAATACTCTATTATTACTTGTGGCAATTGATGAATTATTAATATTAGTTACAATAGAATTTGTAACAAATTCACAACCAACATCACAATTTGTAAAATTTAAATTATTTTGAATTGTTGGCATTGTTATTTTTAAGGTATAGTTATTAGAGGTCTCACCTGTTTCTACAATACTTGAAAAGTGGATATTATAAGTCAATTCCTCAATATTATCACCACAAGGTTGATTATTTGGTGTGTTAGGTATTGAAAGTATTGCGTATTGATAATAAAGAATATTTGTTGAGTCATTAATCCATCCAGACGATGATTTTTTCGATTCATAAGATGATTTATATGCGATTAAATCACTTAAATTACTAAAAGTCATATTAATAACACCTTCTACTGATGGACCTGGTATATTTTTTATAAATGAAATAGTATTTGTGTTTTGAAGTGAGCAAGAGATTTGTCCACCAATCGGTTGTAGGTTACATTGAACATAGTTTGTAGTTGTGTAAGCCTCGCGAGTTATTAATGAAGTTGTATTATTACAGAAAACTTGTTCAAAATTATTATTAATATTTACTGATGTTTCTGTTGCCATATACTTATAAATGTCAGAGTTTGTAATTGCGGATGTGGTACATCCTGATAGATTAAATTTAATAGTGTTTAGACCACAAGAAGCAGGGATGTTTATAATAGATGAAGTATCTATTTTATATGGGCTGTTTAAATAATCATCTAAACATAATGAACAATCAAAAGTATCTAAACAAGTAAAATAAAAATCCCAATTGGTTTGTTGATTATTTGGATTCGGAATCACTTCTAAAATTAAATAATCGCCAGGATTTCTAGATAATGATGTTAATGAAGTCACTTTAGATAAATAAGTACTATCTGGAATCCCGGAATTAATAAATGAACGCGTTGATGCTGATTTAGGTAATGTTAATAAATTTAAATTTGTAACGGTATCAACACCTATCGTTATAAATTCTAAAATAATTGGTTCACTATATGATGAACCATAAAAAGTGATTTTAAGAGTGTCAGGGACATTATTACCTTTAAACTTCCATGCAAAATAATCAGTTGTTGCTGATAATTCAAATGTTGAATTTATTGCTAATGGGATTACACCTGCCGCGGCACCGGCAAAATTAACTCTATGAGTATAATCCCCCTCTTCAGTTCCATTATCACATCTAAATGGTGCAACATTAACAGTTATTGCGTTAAAACAATCTAACTCGGCTTGTATATAATTAGTACCACCTGTTTGAGAGAAATTAAGACCATCTAATTTAACTTTATCGATTATTGGAATATAATTTCCGGCTGGTTGCATTAGATTGGATAGTGGGTGTGTATTTTCGTAGGGTGAAAATTCACTACCATAACCTGATGTAAACGCTAATTGATTAGGGTTATCAGGTCCGTACCAAAATATTCTATAATCAGATATTGTGTTTTGACAGCTACCGGTTAATTCTCCCGCAACTATTACTCCAACAGTATTAGTTTCATAATCCTCAAATCCTAATTCACACGTTTCACATAAATCGTTAGATAATATATCAATAGTAACACAACATTTTGATAATGTATCAATAATTTTAATAATTGTTGTCCCGTCAGGTACATTACCCATAATGTATGGACAGTTGTTAAATAATTGAGAATAAGTTACGTTTGATTGGAACTCATTAAAAAATTGGTCAACATTAGAATAAATGTTGAATAACCCTCCTAATGGTATTGTACCGGAATTTGTTAAACAAGTTGATGCTGAAAATGACATATATATTTTAAATTTTAAGTTTTAGTATAAGCATAACCTTCTAATCCACAAGTAGTGATACATTCTGAAGGCATTCCTGATGGAGTTACTGTTGGTGTCGGTGATGGTGTTGGTACAATTGATTCAGAACAGAAAATACAATCCGCACCTATTTGACTTCCATAAGGTCCAATTAGTAATGTAATGTTATCAATACCAATTGTGTTATTATTTATACCCATATAACTGATACAAATAATTTCACCATTAACATTCGCTTGATAAACTTCAAATTGTGTGATAGTATTACCGGTAGGTGTTATAATTTGATTAGTTGTGAATAACATCTTACCTGTACCATAACACTCTTGGAATTGATAACTATAAGGACATACTATATTGTCGTCTATAGTGTTAAATGTTACCCCACCTTCAAAAGTACAATCACGACTAATCACCGGTGACGATGATGGTGTTATTGTTGGAGTTGGAGTTGGTGTTGGTGACACACTTTGAATTGTTGCGCTTATAATAACATTACATAAGTTAGTTGGTGTCGGAGTTGGTGTTGGTGTTGAGGTTGTTGTTGGAGTTGGAGTAGGTGTAGGTGTTGCGGGAAAATCACAATCAAAAATAGCTGAAAAATTTAAACTTGAACAATTTTGAGTTGGACTAGGTGTGGGTGTTGGACACGCTCCACTTGAGAAATAAACATCATCTAAATCCGGACATGGGTTAAAACAAGGTGACTGACCTGATAAATCACAAGTTCCGTCTAAAGCGGTTGATAAACACCATTGAGTTGACCCTGTGTTATAATAAATAAATAATCCATTTGTTTGACCGGTCCAATATAGTTCGGAGTTATGTGTCCCGGCACTAAAATAGATATCATCAAATGTTGGGTAACCAGTGTTTGAAAGGCAATATATTGAACTACACGGCATATTATAATGTTAAATTTAAAATTGATTCACAATTATTGTCATCAATAACTTTTATGTTAAAAGATGTTAACGAACTCCAAATAGGTGGTATTGTTACATTATATGGAAACGTTGAAATTGTGTCTATATATATTGATAAAGTAATAGGGTTATCGCATAGATACACTTGAAAAGGCGATGCTCCGGTAATATTACTTATAGTTATTTGTGTGCTCATTTCTTTAGGTTATCTCAATAAATATAATGGGAATGAAAAACTTGTGAAGATTGACAGTTATATTATTTTTTCTTATCTTTGCTGTATGTCAGATGATGCGGAAATTTTATTAGAAATACTACACGATATTCTTGGAGATGAAAAACTCCACTATGAATCAAAAGGTCAAATATCTTTTGACTGTCCGATATGCGATGAAGACCAACATAAAGGAAACCTCGAGGTAAATTACTTTGAACACGTATATAAGTGTTGGAGTTGTGGTGATGAGAATAACACAAAAGGCCCTCTTGGTAAACTTATAGATAACTTTGGAGACAAGAAACAAAAGAAAATATATAACTTACTTCAACCTGAAAACCATAAACCAAAAGAGAAACGTAAGGATTATTTAAAGTTACCGACAGGATTTACATTATTTAAAGATAGTAGTTTGGTTTATCCGGTTCGTCGTCAAGCTTACAATTACCTTAAACAACGTGGTATTACTGATGAGATTATTGAGAAGTATGGTATTGGGTTCTGTGATACGGGAGCATTCTCGGGTAGAATTATTATACCGTCTTATGATAATAAGGGTGTTTTAAATTATTTTATTGCAAGAAGTTGGGACCCAAACTCAAGGGCAAAATATAAAAATCCTGAAGCGTCCAAAGATGAGATAATATTTTTTGAGAACACAATAAATTGGAATGAAGATATCCATCTTTGTGAAGGTGCGTTTGATGCTATATTCCTACCTAATAGTATTGCTATGTTAGGGAAACATATGTCCGAGTTATTACTTAACACGTTGTATGAGAAAGCTAATGGTAATATAATTATATGTCTCGATTCAGATGCTTGGGCAGATGCTGTTAAGTTATACCACAATTTAAATGGTGGTAGATTATATGGTAAGGTTAAAATAATAAAATTAACGGGTGATGCTGATGTTGCCGATTTAAGGGGTAACATCAGTGATTACTATTATAAAATGAAATAGATGATTGATTTAAATGAAGTTGCAAAAGAAATAAGAGGGTTATTAGATAAACGAAGAGAAGAACTTGAACTAACATTCGTTGAGGACACCCACACTTATTATATGAAGGATGAGACCGGAGTTATTAGAAGTGATTATCCATCAGTTAGTAAGGTAATGAAATACTTCTATGAAGAGTTTGATACTGAAGGGATATCATTCAAGAAAGCCAAAGGTGACGTGTTTGTCCAACAACAATTATTAGATGAGTGGAAAGCTGCTGGGGATTATTCAACTAATATGGGTAGTAGGGTTCACTATATGTTAGAGAAGAAAACCATTGAAATGTTTGGAAATTACAAAGAAGTAAGACAACCAATATTTGAATGTGACTTCACCCAAATATTAAAAGGTGATAGTATGATATCTGCCGGAACAGCATACTTAAACCTTATGATTGAGAGAGGTGCGGTGTTATTAGATACTGAGATTGTATTGGGTGACCCTGAATTAAAATATACCGGGCAACCCGATAAGGTATGGTTGATAATGAATAAGGAACAAACCGAGTTTGGATTAGTGATAACCGATTGGAAATCAAATAAACCAAAGAACTTTGAGGAGAGTCATTTTACCAAAAAAATGTATTATCCATTTGATAAATTACCAAACAACGCATTGGGTCACTACTTTACTCAATTACCATTTTATGGGAAACTCCTTATTAAAATGTTACAAGGAACAAAATATGAGAACATAAAATTGTATGGGTGTATTATAGTTCTTGTTAAAGAAATTGGGGAGTATGAAGAATTCCGTGTTCCAAAAGGAGTTCAAGAAACAATATTACAAATGGATATGTCGAAGTATTTGACTAAAAAATAAAAATTAACTAAATTTAAAATAAAAACATATGGACGATTTATTAAAACCAAAAATTGATTTAAAACAACAACCGACATTAGTGTGTGAGGAATGTAGTGGTATCTACTTCAAAGAAGTTGTGATGATAAAAAAAGTTAACAAATTGTTAACAGGAAGTCAGGAAGATACTATCGTTCCGTTTCCAACTTACAGATGCGATGATTGTGGTCACGTAAATGAAGAATTTAAATTATTTGATAAGTAATGAGATTAATTAAACGACCTGAAGTTTGTGGTATTTGTACCGCATCATTGTGGTGGATACCAACAATGACTTACTTCATTATGAAAATGAATGGTGTTATTGCTCCGAGTAAAGAATGGGTGTGGTGGGTAGCAATTCCTGTTATGTTTTTAATTTGGGTATTATTAAATTGGAAAATAAAAAAATAAGATGATAAAAAAATTAGTTCACTTTAGTGACTTACATATAAGATTATTTAAAGACCACGACTTATATCGTGGAATCTTGAATAATATGTTGGAACAATTCAGAGAGATTGCTCCGGACAGAATTGTCTTTACCGGAGACCTAGTTCATTCCAAAAACCAAATGACACCGGAACTTATTGAGTTTGTTGCTTGGATTCTTACGGAATGTTCTCAAATAGCAAAAACGATTATTATAATTGGAAACCACGACTTCTTGGAGAGTAACTCTTCAAGGTTGGATGCTCTTACACCAGTGATTGATTCGTTGAAGAACGACAACATCGTGTATTTGAAGAACAGAGGTGAATATGAGGACGATAATGTTGATTGGGTAGTGTATTCATTACTTGACCATAACATTCCACCTGAGATTGAAAAAACCGGTAGATTGAAGATTGGTTTATTTCACGGGCCAGTTCAGGGATTAACAACCGACATTGGATATAAGTTTGAAACCGGATTTGAAACAGATAAATTTAACGGATGTGATTTGGTTTTATGTGGGGATATTCACAAAAGACAAATCTTTAATATTCCGGGTGGAAAGAAAGCATATATGGTGGGTTCGACAATTCAACAGAACTATGGTGAGACCATAACCAAACACGGGTTTGGTATCTACAATCTTGAGACAGATGATTATTCATTTGTTGATTTGGATAATCCAAAACCTTTCTTATCATTTAAGATGAAATCATTTGATGATATAATAAACGGAACTGAAAAATTAGTTAATAGTGGGAAATCTTAGAGACAAATATACTGATGAAGAGTGGGATGAACTTGAAAGAGAGATTGAACACGAAAAAAAATTGGGACAACCCGATGATAGGTATTTAACAATTTTTGTTGATAATTTAACTAAAGACCAATTAATTCAACTCAAAAATAAATTAATTGAATGTGATACACCAAGACATCAATATTGGAGAATTGATGATTGGATAAAGTATAGAGAAAATAAAGAACGTGAGACAAATACAATTAACGACTAGTCAATTAAAATCTGTACAAGAATATTGTAAATTAAATAAAATTGAAGATGTCGACAATTTTATCACAAAATGTTTTGCGTCCGGATTTAGTATTGAAAAGTACGGGTTACTTGGTGAAGATTCGGAAAAACCGGTAGAGATTGAAATTATCAAAGAAATACGGGTTGAAGTTCCGGTTGAAGTCATCAAGGAGGTTGAAAAAATTGTTGAAGTTGTTAAGGAAGTTCCGGTCGAAACCATCAAAGAAGTTGAGGTCATCAAATATGTTGATAGAGAGGTGGTTAAGGAGGTTAAAGTGGAAGTTCCTGTCGAAAAAATAGTATATATTCACGACAAAAAAGAAGAAGAAAGTGTCACAAATTTAGACAATATTTGTGACAAACCTGAACCAATAATAGTTGAAAAAATAGTTGAAATTATTAAGGAAGTTCCGGTTGAAAAAATAGTAGAGAAAATTGTAGAAGTTGAAAAGATTGTTGAGGTAGAAAAACCAAATGATAAGGTATTACTTCTTCAAGAAACTTTACAGACATTAAAAAAAGAATTATCTTTAAAAAACACAAAGATTGAAGAACTTGAAAATAAAAATAAACAATTAGAATCTAATATCACAAATCAAAAAGCGGTGTATTTGAAAGGTTCTAACTTAAATGAAACAATGTAATATGGTATTATTAATTTGGTTACTAGCGGCATACGGAATGTCAAACATATTGGTCTATGGGTCAATATTTCAAGGATTAAGAAATTTTATAAAAGCGTGGGGTGAATCGGTATTACCTTTCAATGGGTTAGCTAAATTCATTGGGGATTTACTATCTTGTATGATGTGTACAAGTGCGTGGGTTGGTTTTTTCTTTGGAATTGCTTATTATTCACCATCAACATCTTTGATTGGAACACCAACTTGGATTGGATGGTTCTTTGATGGGTTGATTGCGTCAGGGTTTGTTTGGGCATTCAACTCGATGGTAGAATGGTTTGAAGAAAATAGACCAACAAAGAATTAGAATATGGAAAAAAGTTTAGGTGAATTTGTAATTAAGTTTTTACAAGACAAAACTCAAACAAGAAAGATTATTAAGTGTGATGATTTTTTCCAATTGATTGAGGATATGGGTATTACTGATGAAAGTGACGATGTTATAAGTATTATAAATTATTTAGAAGAAAATAATACGGATATTAACTTTCACGGAGCAAACACTCAAAATTTTTACACTAGATATCGAAATATTGAAAGAAAAGTTCAGATGTCTAAAATGTTAAAAGGGTCTAAACCGGAAGTACAAAAACTAATTGAAAAAGTTGAAAGTATAACAGTTAAAGAAAGACCAGATTGGTTAGAAACGTATAGAAATGATGATGAGGGTGAATCACCTGTCGCTTATACAGATAAAGATAATAATTTAGGTAAAAGTATTCTTGATAGATTAACTAATGAAATTAGAGAACGAGTTGAAAATGAACCGGGGATTACTTTAGATGAAATACAAGAACAAATGAATAACGAAATAAATAACAATTAAATAAATAAATACAATTATGCCAAAGTCAAAATTACGTGGTGGAGCAAAGGCTCACAACAAAAGAGTTACAACAAGAAACAACACTCTTAGAGGATTAAGAAAGAAAGCTCAAGCGGAGTATCAAGAAATGTTTGAGAAACAAATGGAAGCGTTAAAAGTTCAATACCAAAATGAAAATGGTGAAACTACTGAATTAAATGCTGAGGTTCTTGGTGACGCAAATGATATTAACGTAACGGATGTTGAAGTTGTAACTCCTGAAGTAACTGATGAGAACTAAGATAGTATCAGCATTTCCCGGAGTAGGGAAAACAACTTTTCATAAAAATAATCCGGAAACAACTTTGGATTCTGATTCAAGTGGGTTTAGTTGGGTTATAAATGAAAATGGTGAAAAGATAAGAAATCCTGAGTTCCCACAGAACTATATTACCCATATCAAAGAGAATATTGGTAAATACAAATACATCTTTGTTTCTTCACATAAAGAAGTTAGAGATGCGTTATTGGATAATTGTCTATATTTCTATTTGGTTTATCCGGATGATAACCGAAAAGATGAGTTTATTCAACGATATAGAGATAGAGGTAACGACGAGAACTTTATTAAGTTGGTTGATTCTAAATGGAATGAATGGATGTCAGAATACTATTGGATGGATAGAGGTTGTGAAAAACTAACCGCATACGATGATTGGAATTTAGATACCGTGTTGGAAGCTCAAGATAGGAGAGACGGTGGTGATGTCATTGAAGAAGATGTAGAAGAACTGAATTAAAACAAATGGATTTATTTAATCCCCCAATCGAATTTAATTACACAATAATGATAAAAGATTTAGATATCACAAGTTTTGATAATCCTTACCTACAGATTGTATGGGAGGACTATGCTGAAAACTTTACACAAGAAAAAATAAAAAGTGTTCGTCATTACTTCCAAAAGAAGTACAACACAACCAATGTTAATGTTATTACAAAGACAAAGGTTGCTGACGACACCACACATACCGTAGACATATCCTTTAACATCTTGGATGAGAACTATCAATTAGAATTAGTTCGTTCATTCTTGGAGTCAAAAGGGAATATGGAACACTACGATGATATCTACCAACTTAATAGTATTGTAGATAACAAATTATTACAAGACCAAACCGATGTCACTCCGTTTAAGAGATGGTACATTAAGAACATTGAGTTCTCAAACTTTTTATCCTATGGTGAGAATCAGAAGATAGATTTTGAGAAGTGTGATGGGATTACGGTTGTAGAGTCAAACCCACCTAACTTTGGGGGTAAGACAGTTCTTACTGTGGATTTACTTATGTTCTTATTTTTTAATGAGACAACCAAGACATCAAAAGCTGAGGAGATATTCAACAGATTTACTGAAAGAAACAAAGTTGCCGTAAAAGGTGAGATAACAATCGATGGTGAGGAGTACATCATATTGAGAAATATTGAGAGAAAGTTATCAAAGAAAAATGAATGGAACGTTAAAACCGAGTTGGACTTTTATAAAAGATTGTCTGATGGTAGTTTACAGAACTTCACCGGAGAACAACGAAGAGAGACCGAGGCGTTTATTAAAACGTCAATCGGGACTAAAGAGGACTTCTTAATGACCATTTTAACAACTGCCACCAACTTGGAAGAACTAATTGATGCCAAACCTACGGCGAGGGGTCAAGTTCTTTCAAGATTTATGGGGTTGGATTTCCTTAAACGAAAAGAAGAAGCTGCCAAAGAAATTTATAGTGATTTCTCAAAAGGAATGTTATCAAACATTTATAACTCGGAACAACTTAAAACTGACAACCAAACTAATCAAGAAACCATTGATACTCTAACGGAAACTAATGTTACGTTGGACACTCAATTGGAAGACGTTAAAGGTAGAATTGTTAAGGGTCAGGAGTATCGTGATGGATTATTAAAATCCAAACACAACATTGATAAGGAATTGACAATGGTATCTCCGGACAAAGTTCAAGAGGAGATTAATGGATTGGATTTACAAAAGGGTAAAGCCATTTCCGATAGAGATGGGGTTAAGGTTATTGAACCATCTGAATTTTACCACGAGGACAAACACGATGAGGTAAAACAAGAGATTAAGGACTTGATTACCAAACAAGCGGAGAACAACGCAAAGATTAAAAGTATTGAAGAACTTAAGAGTTCGGTTGATGGTGGAATCAAATGTGAACATTGTGGTATTGAACTTATGAATGCAGCTATAACCAACGCAAAAATTGGTGAACTTGCCGGGTTTATCACGCACAAAGAGGAATTGGAGGGGTTAATGAGTGAATTAACCAGCAAAGAAGAAGGTTTTGTCAATCTTAAAAAAGAGTTTGATGAGTATGAAAAAAACAAACTTATCAAAGAGAAATATGAATTAAGTGTTGAACGTTTCCAATTGATGATTGACTCATTGAAAACCAAATTGGAAAGATATTCTGAAGTTCAGGATAAGATTGTGGAAAACAATAAGACAGACGGATTATTGATTAAAGCGGGAATCAGAATTGATGAACTTGAGGGTGAGAAAAAAACCATTGAAACTAGTATCTCAAACAATAAGTTCACCATTAAAACTCTAACCGATAAAATTAATTCTAACTTGGAAACAATTAGAAAAATCGCAGAAGAGGCCGAAAGAGAAAGAATTTATAAAATCTATTTGGAAATCTTTGGTAAGAATGGGGTAACCAAACTTATAATGAAAACTATGATGCCACTTATTAATAGTGAACTTCAAAGATTGTTGGAAGATAGTTGTCACTTCAGATTAGAGGTTAAGATTAATGATAAGAATGAAGTTGACTTCCTTATGATTGATAATAACACTCAAGTTGAAAAACCAATGTCTTCCGGTTCAGGGTATGAAAGAACAATTGCCTCACTAGCGTTAAGAGCGGTATTAAGTAAAATCTGTTCATTACCAAGAGCAAATGTTGTTGTGTTTGATGAGGTATTCGGAAAAATATCCAACGACAACTTGGAGATGGTATCGGAGTTCTTCACAAAAATTAAAGAATACTTTGAAAAGATATTTGTAATCACACATAATCCACTAGTAACGAATTGGTCGGATAATGTGGTGAGGATTAGAAAAGAAGAAAATATTAGTTATGTTTCCCAATAAAAGTTTGGGGAACATAATTTTTTTATTATCTTTGTAACCTAATATGGAATTTAAAAACAAAACTATAGACTATGACAAACACTGATAAAAGATTATCATCAATTTTAGTTGAGAAAGACGTTGAAAATATTTATCGACAATATTTAACCAAAAAGTTTGGGGATATTATTTTTAACTCACCATTTAAATGCGATGGATATGGGGAATCCAAAAAACACAATATTAGACTTATTTGTGAATTCAAAGATATACTTGATTTAACCCTCAGAATAAATCAAATTAAATCATTGTGTCAAGCATTATATTATATTAAAAAATTTGAAATTTCAGGTAAAATTTTACCTTCAGTTATTTTTATTGGTGACCGAAGTAAATGTTTTGCGATTCACACTAATGAAATATTTAATTATTTAGGGATGGATTTTGATTGGTCTATTGCACCATCTAAATCTTATACTAATATTGAATTAGTTAATTTAATGATGGTGGATGAGAAAATTAATCCACACATATTTGGTATTAAAGATATTGCAAATTGTGTTGATAAGATTAAAGACCTTAATGATGGTGTTAAGAGATTAATACCAATTACCCCACATAATGTTACCGAAGTATTTAAACACTTTGAAGATAATGTTATTGGTACTCACAAATTAGATACTAATCAATTGGCTAATTTATTTGTACAGTTATTAGTAAATCCTGATGAAAATTATCTTCATCCAGTTGTTCGTAGAAAAACTGTTGTGACTAAATCATTTCGTGAAGTAAATCTTAAAAATAGAGAAGTTTTTGTATCATTTTTTTCACATTTTTCTCGTGAATATACCCCAAGTCAAAAAGAACATTTAACAGCTGTTGTTGACCGTTTAGTACAAGATATAACTCGTCGTAAACAAGGTGAGTTTTTTACCCCGACTATTTGGGTAAATAAAGCTCACGAATATATTGAGTCAGTTTATGGGGAAGATTGGAAAGAAAAATATGTGGTATGGGACCCAGCGTGGGGGACCGGTAATTTAACTCGTGATTATAGATTTAAAGAACTTTATGTGTCAACATTAAATTATAGTGATATTCAAACGGCAGAACAAATGGGTTTTAACCCGGAATCAATTAAGTTTCAGTCAGATTTTTTAAATGATGATTACAGTTATTTACCTAAAAAATTAAAAGACTCTATAGAAGGGGGTAAACCAATTTTTATTTTATTAAATCCGCCCTATGTTGCATCAGCTAATTTTGGGGAAAGTGATAAAAAAGGTGCGTCACAAACAGTTACAAGTATTAATATGGTTAAAGATGGGTTTGGTAAATCGTCTCAAAATTTATACGCTCAGTTCCTTTATCAAATTTATAAATTAAAGGAAAAAAATAATAATATTAATATTGGGATTTTTTCACCTTCATTATTTTTTACAGGTTCAAGTTTTAAAATGTTTAGAAAAAAATTTTTTAATGAGTTCAAATATGAAAAAGGGTTTTTATTTGATGCGTCTAATTTTGACGATGTTTCAAAAGATTGGGGGATAAATTTTGTTTTATTCAGTAGTGGTATTAATGATTCAAATATTTTTAATTTAGATACAATTAAAAAAAATAAAAATGATTTTTCATCTGAATTTAATGGTGATGAATATTCATTAGAAGTTATTGGTGATAAGACTTTATATAATTGTGACTCAAATGTTGCGGCATCTGAGTGGGTTAGGTCTGAAATAAAAAATATTAAAACAGATTCTTCTTTACCACAATTTCAAAACGCAACTAAATTAAGAACGCAAGGAAAACTTAGTGGTGGATATATTGAAGACTCGTTAGGTTATTTTTATAATAATTCAAATAATATTGACAAGAACAGTCAGAATGTTGCTATGTGGTCGGCAGGATTTTATGCTGGTCACGGAGTATCGGTTATTAATGAAAATTTTTATAAGTGTGTTTCATTATTCGCAGCAAGAAAATTAATATCTAAAAATTGGGAAAATTCTAAAGATGAATATCTTTCACCAAATGAGAATTCGGACAATTATTTTCAATTCAAAATTGACTCTATAGTTCATTCTTTATTTCATATACATTCTTATCAATCTAGTTTAAGACAAGTAGCACATAATGACCAATTATGGGATATTAAAAATGAATTTTTTTGGATGAGTAAAAACGAAATGACAGGTTTTGCGAATCAAAATAATTACACTGAGTTATACAATGATGTGAGAACTGATTCGGACCGTTATGTACACACTTTATTGTTTGGGGAAGATGGTGTTTATGAACAACTTTCAAACGAGGCTAAGGAAGTTTTAGATGCTGCGACTAATTTAGTTAGACTATCATTCGGAATGAGAAGAAATTTTGCTGATAACACAAATTATCTTAATAGTTGGGATGCTGGTTATGCTCAACTAAAGTTACTTTGGAAAGAATATTTTCCTGAACAATTTAAAGACTTTAGGGTAAAATATAAATTACTTGAAGATAAAATGAGACCAATGGTTTATGAATTAGGATTTTTATTACCATAATTAATGAAACAACTAACATATAATAGAAAAGGGGTGTTACACACACCCCTCCTTTACTGGCAAACCGACGACAAAACTACAATCGCGATATATCAAGGAATGAGGGGTGAAAATCCGGAACTTGATTTTATTGTAAAATATAAGGAGGATGGTAAACGATTAAGAATGCCCTCACACACTCATTGGATTGTGGATTTATTGGTTAAAGCGGAACACAATAAAGAATTATTATTATCTTATGTTAATAATTTGATTTTAATTTATGAAAACTCTGAACCATTTAATTGTGTTGAAGAAAGAGATACTTATGAATTAAGACATAATTATGTTATGGATTTAAGATATAATGAGTTAAATGGTTGTGGGTATTATAGTATTTCTACTTTGACGGCATTTATTGAGTTATTTTCAATTTGTGAAAAACAAACAAGTGGGGCGTTTATGTTCAAAGGGTTACTTGAAATGGTTAAAGAATATTGTCAAGGAAAAAAAGATTTTTACCAAATAGTTGGTTATTCCAAAAGAGTTTAGTACTTTTGTAACATAATTTAAATTTAAACGTATAACGTATGGATGGTTTAACCAAATACATTTTATTTGTCTTTGCAAAAAATGACAACCCAAAAGAATTTACAGAACAAATCGCAGAAGAATTATGTGTCATTTCCGACACACCCAATCTTAATTATTATTTCGGACCGGAGTCATCCGTGTTTACCATTTCAACATTAGATTCATATGAGGATGTAAAAGATTTTGTTGATATGATTTTAGGTGTGGGTGAAATTATGTATATATTACTACCTTTTACTCCTGACAAAATGTCATATGGATTACCTAAAAAAATATCTGAACATCTGTTTAATGATGGGATTAGTGACTTTATGTCAGGAAAATCTAACAATTCAGAGCCAAATGAATTTGAGGTACGAAAAATGATACAAGACAAAATCCGTGATACATTTAATTTAAACATTGAAAACTTTGACTTTGAATATGATGAAGATGAATGGTCTGACATTGATGAAATTAAAAATAAACAACGTAGTCCATCTTTAGATGAATTATTAGAAAAGATTAAAGAAAAGGGTTTAAATTCGCTAACTGAAAAAGAATTAATATTTTTAAACAAATACTCAAATTAATATGAAAGAAAAAAATTCCGGTATTCCGATTAATCAAGAAGAGATTCAATTATATCTTAAAGATATTCGTAAGATTAAAGTGATGACCCCTGAAAGAGAACGTGAGTTATCTAAATTGATTACCTCGGGTACTCTAACAGAGAACGAGATTAAGGAGATTAATAAAGAATTATTAGAAGGTAATTTACGTTTTGTAATTACCGTGGCGAAACAATATCAAAATCAAGGGTTGGATTTCCCTGATTTAATCGCTGAAGGTAATCTAGGATTGATGAAAGCCATCAACAATTTTGATTGGTCAAAGAATTTACGTTTCATTTCTTATGCGGTGTGGTGGGTTAAACAATCAATCCTTCAATCGTTGAATGACAATGCTCGTACAATCCGACTACCGGTTAATGTGGTTCAAGATTTACATAGAGCCAAAAAAGAAATTGAATCTAATGGTGGTAAGTTAGATGATAAGTTTCAAAACCTACCTTCAATGATTGATTTAGATATGAATATCAATGAAGATGGTGATACCCTTGTTGACGTGATTAAAAATGAAGGTGCCGATATGCCTGATGAAGCATTTAATGGTAAAGATTTGTTGAAAGCAAAATTAATTTCATTGTTAAATGTTTTAGATGAACGTGAAAAAGTTATTGTTGAGGACTATTTCGGATTAACCGGAACACAGAGAACCCTTGAAGATATTGGTAGTGATTTTAATCTAACCAAAGAAAGGGTTAGACAAATTAAAGAGAAAGCCTTACGAAAATTAAGGAACGACTGTTCGGTATTGTTTGATTATATGTAAAAATTTTAGAACCTTCTATTTATTATAATAGAAGGTTTTTTACTTTTATGATAAAACTAAAACAAAAATTATGAAAGCAATATTAAATTTTATTGATGTGTGGGGAAACAGAATCATGTTTTTCTTAATTATTATCGTGTTCTTTAAAACTTGTACCACTAATGGTAGAGTAGATAAAGTGACAAAAAAAGTTGATACTTTAGAAGTTAAAATGACTAAAGAAATCAAAATTGAAGGATTAAAATCTGAAAAAAGAATGATTCAAGCAACAGACAGAAAAATCATGGATGTTAACAGACAGACAGAAATTGATAAAGAGATAACTAAAATCACAAATGATTAAGTCAATTATAAATTGGGTTAAAGAACATCCTGTAAGAGCAATGTTCTTAATCCCGATACTTTTAGTTGCGGGTATCTCAATATCTCACGTTGTGTCTTGGTACGACTTAACAAATCCAATTAGTTGGGCGATTTACCTATCAATAGCTATTGAAGTTGGTGCTATGACCGCATTGGTTGCTGCTACAAACAGAATTAAAGGTGGTGTATGGTTTATGTTTGGATTAGTGACCTTTATACAAATGATTGGTAATATCTTCTTTTCATTTAAAGAAATTGATGTTAACGGAGATTTATTTAAATCTTGGGTTGAACTAACGTCACCTGTTTGGGAAATGTTAGGGTCTGATATTAATGACGTGGTTTCACAAAAAAGATGGTTAGCGTTTTTAGGAGGAGGATTACTTCCAATTATTTCACTAACATCATTACACTTTTTTGTAAAATATGACGAATTAACTAAAGAAGGTGACGACGAAGTTAAAACCGTTGAGGTTGAAGTCATTAAGGAAGTTGAAAAAATTGTTGAAGTTCCGGTAGAAGTTATCAAGGAAGTTGAAAAAATAGTTGAGGTCATCAAAGAAGTTGAAGTCCCGGTAGAAGTTATCAAGGAAGTTGAAAAAATAGTTGAGGTTGAGAAGATTGTTGAAGTACCTGTTGAGGTTGTTAAAGAGATTATAGTAACCAATCAACAACCAATGAATGTTAATTACGCGGACTCGACAACTACAACAACAACCAATGATGGTCTTGTTAGATTAAGTTATGTAAAAAACACCTAACATAATCAAATAAACTTTAAAGTTATAGATTATGATAGACATAATAGATGGTTTTAAACCATGTGGAAAACAAAAGAAAAAAAATCAAATAATCCTCACACATTCTTCAAGAAGTGTTGGGGATTATTTGCAATCATTAAAACTTAGATTTAATGGTAAATTTAAACGAATACCTAATTACATCGTTACTCGAGATGGACAAATACTTCAATTATTAGGTAATAATGAACATTCAAATTATTTTACTTCAGAGAACATAAATAGAAATTCTATCATCGTTTGTTTGGAAAATTTAGGGTGGTTAGAAAAAGAACCACTAACTAATCATTACGTTAACTGGATTGGTGATATTTATAAAGGTAATGTGTTTGAAAAAAAATGGAGAGATTATTATTTTTGGCAACCTTACACATCCATTCAAGTTGAAAACACTTCTATTTTGTGTAGTGAGTTACTAAAAGAAATGAAAATTAAAAACCAAGTAATTGGACATAATACAAAAATAAATGGTATAGAAAGATATGACGGAATAGTTAGTAAAAGTAACTTTGACACTGATTATACAGATGTTAGTCCGGCATTTAATTTTGAAGAATTTTTAAAAAAAATAGAGCATGAGCAATTCACATGATGAAATAAAAAGATTGGTAGAGGCATCTAGAAAGATGTTATCTAATAGTACAATTAACGAGGACATTAATCGTATTAGACAAAAACACGGTATCATAAACGAACAAGTCGATTTAGCAGACGACAATGTTACCTCAAAATTAAATGTGACAAAAAATGTTGAGGATAAAATTGATGATGATACAGATAGTCCGGAAGATAAATCACAAGGATATAGAGTTGTAGGTGGTATTATTGTCTTACACGGTAAAGATAATAATGATTTAGATTTAACCACAGATGAAAAGATTGCTTTCCAAGAAACAATGAATGAATTTGTTGAGCAAGTTTCGGATTTAGTGGATTTCAATAAATTAAACGTATATCCAAATAACGTGGAGTGGTCAGGTAGAATTATTGATTTTGATTTGGACTTCTTTTTTACTATTGGAGAAGAAAACGGTGTTTACATTAACGGTGAGATGTTAAAAACTGATGACGATTTTTTAGAAATGATTAATAAATTAAAAGTTTTCTACGAAAAATTTAAATCAAAATGGGCAAAAGTTTTAGCATCAAGAAAACAAACAAGTAATACTGAAGAGTAATGAAAAATATTGTAACTAATAACAAACAAAATATATTATTAATCATCGTTATTGTATTGGCGGCTTGGAACATATTCACTACCAATGGAATTAAAACAGATGTTAAATCATATAAAGATAAAATAAATTCAATTCAAACTGAAATTGATTCGGCTAAAGCGATTAACGAAGGAATTGATGTTAAGATTGATTCAGTAAAAGGTAATGTGGTTAAAATTACAAAAGAAATTCATCACATAGATAATAACATAACAATAATTAAAAAACAAACAGATGAGAAAGTTAATAGTGTTGACACTCTTACTGCTAACGAGCTTGAGCAGTTTTTCACAAACAGATACGATAAAACCTCAAACTAATATACCTACAACTCAAAGTGATACCACTAAGATTAGGTTAAAAGTTCCGGTTGCTAAGTTAGTTATTAAGGATATTCTTAAAGGTGATGGGTGTCAGTTGGAATTGAAAGAAACGCAGGTGAAAGTTATTAAATTAGAGACTAGGGAAAAAGAGAAAGATTCCCATATTGTTTTTCTTGAAGAAAAAGATAAGAATAATAATTTTATGTTAGGTAAAAAAGACGAACAATTAAAAGTTTCTGAAGACCTAACAAAAAGTTTACATAAAGAATTAAAAGGACAAAGAACAAAAACTTTCTTATGGAAAGTTGGTACTTTCGCTGGTATATTGGCATCAACATATCTTATTATAACAAAATAGAATAATTATGAAAACTAAAGAAAGTATGTCAGCTGACTTAATAAATAAAGTTGAGGATGAAATGAGTAAAGCCGGAGTTTATAGTAAAGGTATTGAAGGGATGATGGCAGTTAATGATTTTAAAAATTCATTAGGTGAGGAAAGTGAAATTGATGAAAAATGGTCAAAAAAATATAAAGACAGTATAGATTGTAAAAACCCTAAAGGTTTCTCACAAAAAGCTCATTGTCAAGGAAAAAATAAAAAAACTGAAACTGATGAATCAACTGGTTCAGGTTCTGCAGGTGGGTTTTCCGCTCCATTATTCTCAACAACTAAACAAGAAATGCAAGAAAAATGTTGGCCGGGGTATCAACAAAAAGGTATGAAAAAAAAAGGTGGAAGGATGGTGCCTAATTGTGTGAACGAAAGTAAAGAAGAGTATTGTGATTCTTGTGATAGAGTTAAATCTAAATGTGTTTGTGGTGAGAAAAAAACTAAAGAAAAAAAATATTTAGATATTGAAGATATGATTCCTGAATTAAGAAAACAACTTAATAAAGGGACTAGATTAGACAAAGACACAAAAAAAGTTGAAGCAACTGAAGCAACAGGTTCAGGGTCATCAGGACAATATTCAACGACGGCAGCTTGGGCTAAATCAACAAATAAAAAAGATTGGATGGGTAAATCTAAACCTCAAATACCTGGTGGTAAATTTGTCCAAGTTAAGAAAAAATGTAAAAAATTCCCATACTGTAATCAAGGTGACATTAAAGCCCTTAAGATATATGAGAATGAGACGGTTAAGAAAGCTATTAAAAATATTAGTGAAAAACACAATATTAGTGAGAATGTAATCAAATCAATTATTTCATATGAGTACGAAAAATTAAAATCAAATAAATAAAGTAAAAAACTAATATATTTATAATAAAAAAACAACAATGAAAAAATTAAATATAACTTATTTAGAAAAAATGATTTCTAAAGTATTGAAAGAAAACTTAGGTGAAAAGGCGGAAACTTTAGTATCTAAAATTAAATCGTCTATTAAAGAAAATTCAGAAGTTTGTGAACAGTGTGGTGGTAATATGAATGAAGACGTTTGTGAACAGTGTGGTGGAAAAATGATGGATGAAGGGATTTATGATGTAGAAGACATCAATAATAAAGATGAATTTGATTATGTTCAAGAAGAAGAAGATATCGAAACAAATATGGAGAATGAGGAATCTTGTAAATACCATATGGATAACTTTGGTCCGGAGGATGAAAGAACTAAACAATTTTGTGGTGACTCAATGAATGAGGGGTTAAAAGGTCGTCAAAAAAAATTAGATAAAAACAAAAACAATAAAATTGATTCGGAGGACTTTAAACTTTTACGTAAAGAAAAAAAAGGAAATAGCATGAAATTTAAGGATAGACATGGTATGGAAGAAGGTAAACATTTTGGTTCATTTGATGACAACGAATGGATAGATGATAAAGACAGAATTTTTAACAATGATTTTGACTTTGATTATGATGAGGAAGAATTTAACGATTACCCATCATTCAAAGAAAAACATCCGGATTCTAAATGGTTTGGTGGTAAAGATTATTTTGACACTTACAAAAAACATCACAACCGTCCATTAAAAGTTAGAAGTAGAAAATTTGAAACAGATGAAGGTAATGCGTTTTCAGGAGCTTTAGCTGACGCTAAAAAAAGTAGTAGAGATTCTTTTGAAGTTGATGGTAAAAAATATCCGGTTAAAGAATCGGTTAGAATGACTGAAACTGAGTTAGTTAATTTGATTGAAAAAATTATTTCAGAACAAAAATCAACAGATGTTAAAGACCCTGCGGAGAAAAATAATCTAAAAACTATTGGAAGTGCACCAGGGTTAGACAAATACAAACAAGTCCATAAAAAAGACGGTAAAGAAAATGAAGATAACCTTAAAGCTGTTGCTCAAAAAATGAAAGATTATTTGAAAGATGGGTCTAAAGGTGAATACGATACAAATCCAAAAATTTTCCCTAAAGGAAACGGGGAGTTAGCAAAAATGAGTAAGAAGGCGTATGTTCCATCAGGAGCGGTTGAAGATTATATTGATAACTTTACAGCGGCAGCTTTAGAGAATTTGGATTATGATGGTATAGAACCTAATGAAGAATGGGTGACTAATAACATAGAAGGTTCTTCAAAAACAGGTAATAATCCTGATTGGGCAAACACTGGCGAATCTGATGTTAATAAAAAACGTAATAAAATTAGAAAAGATAATTTATTAGGTAAACTTAAAAGAAAGGCTTATAACAAATCTCCTCAACCGGTTATCAATGATAAGTCGGGTGAAGATAAAGGAAGTGAGATTATGACTAAATTAGAATCGGTTAACGATAAAAAAACAAAACAAATTAATGAAGAGTTTGACAGAATGAAATCTTTAATGGGTTACAATCAAAAAACTCAATAATTTACAAACAAATTAAATCAATTATATTTTCTCCATAGACAAACATCTATGGAGAATTTTTTTAACTACATAACGAAACCATTAAAACCTGAAGATATTGATATATGGTTTAAGATGAATAATATAATTTCTGAAAAAATGGAATTATATTCTGACTTCTGCCATACATTATATATTTTAATATACGACACGTATTTAGGTCAAGATGATGTGTCCACCGAAACTAAAATTAAATTAACGGAAGATGATAATTTAAAACACTTTGAATGGTGTTGGATGAAAGTCATAAATAATTTTGGTAAAGAAAATATTAACTTCAATAAAAAAGGTGACCATTTCGATTATTTTTATTCATTCTTCAGTGAAATATATTATCTCCAAGTTGAAGATAAAGTTAAAAACTCTATTAATAGTTTTTTTACAGACCTATTTAATACTAAAAAAACTTTCACAAAATCAGATTTAGATATGGTTTTAACCATTTATAAAATATTAGACAAAAATCTTAAAAAATAAAAAAATCCTTTATAGTGTTTACTATAGGATAAAAAAAATTATTTTATAAGTATTAAAAATAAATTAATTAACACAATTTGAAATGGAAACATTAGAACAAATTAAATCTTTAACCGAAGAGTTATCAGTTGATACTTCAAAATTTTTTGGAGGTAATAAAAGTGCAGGAACAAGAGCAAGAAAATCAGCACAAGATTTGAAAAAATTATTAGATAGCTTAAGAAAAGAGATTTTATCTGAAAGAAAAAAAGAAGAGTAATGGATAGTATTGATACAATTTTTTTATTTGTATTTATCTTTTCAGTTTTAACCGTTTTTAGAACGGTTACTAGATTGGTAAGTTCCCTGTTCTCAAACCCACCAAAGAGATTCCAATGGAATAGAGGGGAACTTATTTATCTTGGATTGGCAATATCGTATTGTTTAACCTACATTATTAAAAATTAATTATGAGTTTGTATAAAGAATTTTCGGAATTATTACCGTACATTCAATCAGTAAGAAAGATTGAAAAATATTTATCGTTTGATATTAGTTTTCCAACATCGTGGAAACTACCTAAAAAATATGTCCAAGAAGATAAAGTAATGGAGCAGGAGAATAAAATACCTGGTAACCGTACATTTTCTTTTGTTGCGGAAATTAACGAAAGTGATGTAGAACAAGTGACTGAAAATTTACAAAACATTATAAAATATAATCTTGAGAGAGAAGAAAAAGATAGATTATTTCAAAATAAAGTTGACGAGTTAAAATCTATTTTTGAAAAACAAAATTTAGAGAGTTTACAGAATTTAAAATTTGATTTAAAATCTAAAACATTAAGTAAATTAAAACTTGACGATAATGAAGAAGAACTTACAACAACTAGAGTGGTTGCAGAACGAGATAATTAAAGATAAAATTATTCTTGACCAAGAAAAGTCAAAATTAATCGATAATATTAAAAAATTAAAAAAGGAAGATATTCTTCCAAAACCTCCGGAAAAATTAACATTATGGCAGAGAATCAAAAAAGTATTGATGGGATAATTGAAAAGTTAGCAATGATTGTTGACGCTGCAGATGAATTATTTCCCGATGGAAAAATGTTATTAGCGTTTGAATTAAAAGAAACTGAATTTAAAAAAGTTCAAGGAAACTTTAGAGAAATCGATAAATCTTTTAAACAGTTTAAAATAGAAATGTCGGGTAATGATATTATGTTTTTGTTGGATGAGTCGTCGAATGTCTAATTAAATAATTTTTAGGAAATCCGTTTTCTTCTAATAAATTATATAGGTATTTTCTTTGTGAGGTACTATAATCTTTAACAAACATACAATCGTATCGTTTTTCATTTATGAAGTGTTCCGACACATTATCAATAAATCTTAAACTATCATCATCATTTTTAAATGTTAATAAATTAAATTTATCATCATTTTGAATGATGATTTTATTATTTAATTTAGATATTAATTTAAGACCGTCTACTTTTAAATAAGTTTTTAATAATTCACCTAACCCTATTTTTTTATTTTTTGAATAATCTAAAAACAATTCTTCAATTTTAAATTTCATAATTTTTAAAATTGTAAAGTCATCGTCATCTAAATTTACTTTAACTTTTCTCCCGTATTCGTCTTTCAAAAATATAGGTAAAAAAGTTCCCGATGTTTTTTCTAATAACGCTAATTCGTAACTACACTCCACACCATTTTCATATTTCTTATCAAATATAACTGAATCACTTTCATCCATAAGTGAATCAAAATAATTATTTGCCCTTTTATGGGTTATAAATTTCTTGATTATTTTCTTTTTTGTTTTATTTTTAAACAATACTATCTGATAGTTCATATTGGGTGTGTATTAATAAATAAGTTAGTTTTATATTAAATATAAGTAAATAAGTATGGAGAATTTTTATCAAACACTAGGTGTAAATGAAAACGCAACTCAAGATGAGATTAAGAAAGCATATCGTAAATTAGCGGTAGAACATCATCCGGACAAAGGTGGGAATGAAGATACTTTTAAAAAAATATCGCAAGCTTATGATACCGTAGGTGACGAAAGTAAAAGAAAACAATACGATAACCAAAGAAGTAACCCATTTTCTAATATGGGTGGAGGAGGGTTTAATCCTTTTGAAGATATGTTTCAAAATGGTTTTTACCAACAAAGAAGAAGAGCCGCTCCTGATAAAATTATTGAAGTTACCGTTGGTACAATACAATCTTATAATGGTTCAGAAAAAAGTTTTACGTATAATAGAAAACATAAATGTGAACCGTGTAATGGTAATGGTGGTGAAAGAATAAACTGTAATTCGTGTGGAGGTGAAGGATTTATTACACAAAGAGTTGGTTCAGGATTATTTGTTCAACTTGTAAGACAAACTTGTAATTCGTGTGGTGGTAAAGGATTTTCGTATAAAACAGTTTGTGGTTCGTGTAATGGTGAGACAACAGTAACTAAACCTGAGACAATTACTATTAAACTTCCTCACGGTATAGATGAAGGTCAATTTTTAAAACTACAGGGTAAAGGTGACTATGTGAATGGTGTTTATGGTAATTTAGTTATCAAAGTTAAAGTAACGTCAGAAGATAATTTTGAAAAATCAGGTGATGATTTAATATATAATGCGTATTTTGATTTGAATACGATTAAGAATGAAAAGTTAGATATTAAACATCCAAAAGGTACGATGTCTATAAAATTACCTGAAGAGTTTGATACAGAAAAACCCCTTCGAGTAAAATCAAAAGGGTTTCATAATACGGGGGATTTATTTGTTAAGTTACACGTTAAATTTAAACGAACTTAAAAAAAATTAATTAGTTCTTTTACTAATTTGATTGTACCGTAAATTGATGAGAATAAAACATATGTTGATATAATCACCATAACCCAATGTGATTTAGATAATGACTTACGTTTACATGTTTTACATTCTTTTTTAGGTTGTTCAGGGGTGTCGTAGATAATATCCTTTTCTTCGATAATTTGTCCTTCAAGTTGTTCCATAGTAATATATTTTAAATAAATATAATAAAAAATATTTGAAAGAGAAACTTGCTTTTTAACTTTTTATTTCTTATACTTAAAAAAAAGAAAATTATGGCATTATCGTACATCGGAGGTAAATCAAAAATAGGTAAATGGATTGTTCCATTCATACCTCAAGATATTGAAACATACATTGAACCATTTTCAGGTATGTTTTGGGTATTTTTTAATATGGACTTAACAAAGTACCCAAACTTAAAGAACGTTGTTTACAACGACTTTAATCCACTAAACTACAATTTATTTCAATGTCTTCAGAATCCGGAAAGATTATTAGAAGAAGTGAATAATATTCCTTGTCAACAAAGGAATGAGTTTCCGACACCGGAGATATATAAAGAACAATTTATCAGGTTCCAAGCTGAAATATTTGAAACCAATTTCAGCGTACAAGCTTACGATTATGTGGTTGCTGCTAAATACGCTTATGTATTGGCTCAGGTATTCTCAGGGTCTAAACCTGAAACAAGTTCATTTATTGATTTGAAAGGTAAGTATAAATCAAAGTATCTTACATTCAGAGATAAATTATCTAAACCGGATTGGGTAGAACACTTTTTAAAAATTACTCACGTTGAGAATATGGACTTCCAAGACGTTATCCAAAAATATGATGGACCATCAACATATGTTTATGCTGACCCCCCATATTGGAAGACAGAGAACTATTACAACAACCACGACTTTGATAGTAAAGACCATGAGAGATTGGCGGATTGTCTAAAAGGTATTCAGGGTAAGTTTTCATTATCCTATTATGATTTCCCACAATTACATACTTGGTTTCCACCTCTTCAGTATGTTTGGGAGAAGAAAGAATTTGCTAAGGCGGCGGCTGCGAAGAAAGGTAAAACACAAAATATGGGGGAAGAACTCCTTATTATGAATTACCAAAAATAATTTGTAATTTAAAAAATAAGTGTTATCTTTGTCCTCGTTAAAGAAAAGTAAATGGATTTAACGAATTATTTACAAAATTCAAATATTTATATTAAAAACGTTTAAAATGAGACTAACTAACACATTATCAACTTTAATTACAGAACAATCGCGTTTCCAAGTGTTATATGACAAATTGGTGAAACCTTCTGACAAGCCAACAAGACCGGGTGAAAAACCTAAAGGTGCGATGGATTTTGAAACATTAAAGGCCATTATACTTGCTGACCCGACTACAATCGTTCCTGAAGGAATGGACATTGATACAATTTCTTTAGAGGATATGGAAAAAGTTAAAGTTGGGAAATACTCTCAATGGCTACTTAAAAACTTCATAAAACCGGTATTTACCGATGAGAAAGCTGGTTTAGAACCGGGAACACCTGAATATAAAAAGGCGGCTCAAGAGTATAGAAGATTATTCTTGGAGGATTTATATAAGGTAACTTCTGACTTAAGAAAATACGAAAAAGTTAAACAATACTTACCTCAAGAGGCAAGAGATATTAACAAAGTAACTGCGGCTGAGTTATTCAAATTATTGGATGAGTTTGTAATGCCGGAGAAAAAACAAAAAGAATTAGAGAAGAAGGTAGCTAAGAAGACCCGAGAAGGATTTAATCACGCAGGTGGTGAGATTGTATGGGAAGGTCCAAATTGGACTATGATTAGAATCTCTGATAAAGGTGAGGTAGGGAAAGACGCTGCGGTTTATTACGGTGGATTCCACGAATATGACCAAGGAGAATCAAGATGGTGTACATCATCACCTGGTTTAACATACTTCAATGGGTATATCAAAGATGGTCCATTATATGTTGTATTCCCTAATGACGATAAAGGTGAGGTTGGGTTAAAAACCGGTTTACCAAAAGAAAGATATCAATTCCACTTCCCATCTAACCAATATATGGATAGAACGGATAGACAAATTAACTTGGTTGAATACTTGAATGGTCCTATGTCGGAACTTAAAGATTTCTTCAAACCTGAATTTGCTAAAGGATTGGTTAAAGCGGGGACAAGTGATGTTGTAGATATTTCTTATCCTGATAACGCAGCTGGTAAATTCGTTGCATTATATGGTTTTGATGAATTGTTTGAAAGTTTACCTGATACTATTGTTAGATTATTAATCAGTAATAAATCAAATGAGAATATTGCTTTAGATGTTCCGGAATCAATCGGTAGATTTAAAAACTTACAAGCGTTAAAATTAGAGAAAATTTGTAGAACTATTCCAAGTTCAGTTTGTGAATTAAAAGAATTGAATTTCTTGGCTCTACCAAATAACAAAGATTTAAAATCTTTACCTGAATGTTTAATCAACTTAACTGATTTAGCGTTTATCAATTTAAAAGATAGTAACCCAAATGTTGAAATCCCACCAAAATTAAAGGAGAGATTGACAGACGAAGGAATGGGATTCTATTATTTTGACTAGTATTAATATTTAAACACCATACAAAATGAAAAATGTTGACGTTGAAATCTACATTAATCAATTTAAAACTTTCTTTAACAACAACCCCAACGACTTAATTCAGTTGATTGGGGATGTTTTAAAGGACGACTTCTACGACAGAGTAAAACAACAATCATTAGATAATTTTGAGAACGGAGAGGACGTTTCCTTAACTCAAAAACAAATCATCTCTATTGTTGTGTCACTTAAACAATCTCAAAACGATGAGGTTGATATGGATAAGATTAAGTCCATAATTTATCACACAGAATTTGCTCACTTTTCTCTTAACTAATTTGTATAATTAAACTTATTGTACTATCTTTGTACAATTAATTGTATGTTATGAGAGAAGAACTATTTAATCTTACTAGAAAAGAATATCGGGTACACGAACACTCCGACACAAATAGTGTTATCTATAAAAAAAACGAGAAAGAAATAGATATTTTTGGAGGTAGTGTAACTGAATTTCGTAGTAGTGCTCCTTGGGGACATTTTAGTTTTAAAACTGAACATACTTCTGAAGAAAAGTTTACCGAACATTACGGGAATCCGTTGGCGACTGTTGATATGACAAGAAGGATAATGTGTATTACCAAAGAGGGTGATAAGATTACCTTTAAAATGTTTTGGTACAACAGACGAAGAAGAGTTGCGTCAAAATGGTTTAAGACTAGTACTCAATGTAAATTCGTTACCTTCAATTATAAAACCAATGCGTTGTATACTGGTTCATTGGATAACTACCATTTGAAAAGAAATTGTCGTAAAAGAATTAGAAGAGTTTTATTCAATAGTGACCCAATAAATAAAATTAGACATTGGGTTAGAGATAGTTTTAGTTCGGAAGATAAAAAAACAATAGATGTACCAACGATTGTAAATCAAGTGGTGTCGGTCTTTGTTAACTCCATTCCCGGAACTGAAAAATATCCTGAATTATTACCGGAACAAAAAATATACAGACGTTATTTGGACGCTCAAGGTGTTAAGTATCCGAACAATTGGTTTGAACTTATTGACGCATATCCTCAACCAAAGAAAAAAGATTTGGTTAAGTGTGATTACAAGTATGTTGATGCTTTAATGAGAGCTCATAACTTAAAGGGTGATAAAATTAAAAAATCATTACATACTATTAATAGGTTTGTTGATGCAAATCATTTCAATACAACTTGTAAGATTTTTGGTGAGAAATTTATATTAAATCAACCTGATGAGGTGATTAATCTTTTTTTAAGCACGTGGGATATAACTATTTTATCTGAAAATGTTATACGTATGTCAGGTTTAACCAAATCTGAAAAATTAAACTTTTTTGAAATTTATAAATTATATTATAAAAAGTTAATTAATTACCATACTATTTCTGACCACATTAGATTTTATGGGTTATTAAAAAATTTAGAACCGGTTAAATGGAAATCAAAAACTCACGATGAATTTACTCAAGAACATTACGATTGGTCTGAAAAATATAATTATTATACCAATGGTGACTTTACACGAATTTACAATCCAACTTTTGTTGAGAAAATAAATGAGGTAATATTAACCAAAGATGGGCCGTACTATCCTGAAGTATTGTTAACATCCAAACGATATAACAATGAGTCGTTCTTCCAGTCTAATTGTGTAAAGACATATGTTAAACGAATAGATTCTCTATTAATCTCTATGAGACGAGGTCAAGGTGAAACTGAAGAGAGAGCGTCAATCGAGTATCGTATTAATTTAAATCTAAAACATAATACTTTTGATTTAGAGAGAGTTCAAACTTTGGGTAAACGTAACGAAAGATTAGACAATAGTTGGACAGACGCTTTGGTTAAATTGGATAGTAGAGTATTTGAATATGAAGATTTATTCGATACTTTACAGATTGAAGGTGATTTTGGTAACAGAAAAGTATTTTCTGATTGGGGGACTAAAGAAGTTGTAAGATATTCTGTAACTAAAACCGGAAAAGACATCACTGAACAACAATTATGTTGGAAAAACGATTCAATTATGAAATTAAATTCATATAATTATAACATCGTCGAGGTTCGAGCATGGGACGATGAACTAGGATTTTAATATGAAAGAAATACCACAACATTGTATTGATACCTTCAAGGAAAGGTTCGGAGCACATCCTAGTATTGTTGAGTTAACACCTACAATGTCTAGTGAAGACACAGATAAGTTTTTAAGTAAAGCTCATTTGTTATGGTTTGAAAATTTTGTGAATGATGAATATAAGATTGTTCCTATGGACAGATTATATGAATATGACTCTAGTGGTATTTTAATACTCCGAAAGTCACATACCAAGATATTTATTTTAACAAAGGTGGATAAACAAAATGTGGTAGATTTTATATTACTACAATTAAAAAGATTAACAAAAAAAGATTAAAAAATGGAAATTACACAAGAATTATTACAAGAAAAAATTAACAATGGTGAAAAATTAGTAGTTGACTTTTGGGCTCCATGGTGTGGGCCTTGTAAAGTTATGAAACCGGCTTTTGAAAAAGTTTCTGAAGAATTTAGAAACGAAAACTCTGAAGTTCAATTGTTCACCTTAAATGTTGAAGAAAATAAAGAATTTGCTGCATCATTAGGTATTAGAGCAATCCCTACGGTTAAATCATTTTCAGATGGTAAAGAAGTTTATTCTCAACCGGGAATGCAAATGGAAAGTCAAATTAAACAATTAGTGACTAACCTAATCAATGGATAAGTTATTAATTCTTTTCACTATGAAAGGTTGTCCTTATTGTGATATGATGAAGGAACAACTTATTAAAAATGATATTGGATTTGTTATAAGAGATATTGATGAACATAAAGATGAATATGATATGTTTGTCGAAGTAACTGAAAACGAATTTGTCCCAGCTTTTATGATTGTTGAATCTCCGGATGAATCACCTAAAAGTTATTTATACGCACCTGAAAGAGATTTTGATGAAATTGATGAAGGTGTTGAAATAATTAAAGAACATTTTAAAAAATAAAAAAATCCCCTTAATTGGGGATTTTCTATTTAGAATAGTATAAGGTCTTTTATTTTATCTTTAATTAACCAAGGTTTGATATCTAAGGGTTTTAGTAAGTCATCCAAAATATTATAATCTTTAATGGTGTTATTAAATTTTAACATATCAAAATCAAATACATCCAAAATCATTGAGGTAATATTTTTTGTCGGGTGTATGCTATTAGAAACTATCTTGATGTTATAATCCTCTGTTTCATCAAGAACTACCGAAGAGTATTCAAATGTTATTTGATTTGTTAATAGGGTATCAAATAATTGATTACAAATATATTCTGAATAGTATAATTCTTGTCTTCCCATACTCAAACTATACCCGTGAGGAAATTCCGAAGATATATTCAATGGTGAATAGGTGTAGAAACTTAAATTAGAAGTGTTGTCTTCAGAATAATCTAATTCATATTCCATTCTGTTGGTGTAGGAGATGGTATTATATTTTGGTTGAATTGGGTCGTTGATTGCATCAATAATTGACTGATGATATATTGGTCTTGATGAGTTGTAAAAGTCAAACATGTGATAAAACTTTTTAACCAACTCTTGTTCATACATTATTAAATCAATAATGTTAATGTGTGAGTAACCAAAATCGGTTAATAGTGTTTCGTATTCACTTACAAAGTTATCTTTAACTTGGACCATGTCCAAAATTTTGGAAGATGAGGTCATTCCGTTAACCACCAAAAATTTACCACAATCGGTAACTTCAATAACAACATCGTGTTGATTGGTTTTGTTTATCTCTTTTACTAAAAAGTCCGAGAATAGATTTACAATCCCTTTGTTTGATTTTTCATTAAAGTATTTCATATTTTTAAATTATACGAAATGATATGTAAAATAAAATTAATTATAAATAAAAAAGGGACAAAAAGTCCCTTTATTTTTTTAAACACAAAATATTATTTTTTAGTGTAATATCTCTCAACAACTTTACGGATAGATTCTTGTATTGGCTGAGTTTTTGGAGCTTGAGCCTGAACCTGCTGTAGAGTTTGAGATTGACTTGATTGTTGTGTCGTTTGTGTTTGTTGTGCTTTGTTTTTACATCCGCAACCCATGATTATTTTTATTTAAACGTTTATAACCATAAATATCATATATAATGATAATATGTAAATATATTTTATATCTTTGTGTATATTTATTGATATGAGTGGTAAAATAATTTTAACGAATAAAGATTTACATCAGATTGTAAAACAAATCAAAGAACAAGTTGAGGGTGATTATTATAAGATATCGCCTGAAGAATATATACAATTAATGTCTTTAGGTAGTTATCACGGAAAAGCGATAACTAAAATGAGAAAGTTTCAAGGTAAACCATTATGGATAACCGGGGACTTAAATCTATCTAGTACTCCAACAGATAGTTTAGGTAATGTCGGTTATGTTGATGGAAGTTTAAATATCTCATATACTAAAGTGTCTAGCATAGAAGGAACTAATGTTAAAGGGTGGGTTGCTGATTCTAATTCACCTCGTGAAAGAATTAGAGAGAAACAAGAACTCAATGCTAAATTAGCTCAACAGGATATACTTCGTGATAATAATGAATGGGATTTTAAAAATGGTGATGAGACCGGAGAAAAGGCTCAAGCGTTATTTGAAAATTTAATTAATAATGGTGAGATTGACCTGTTATCCGACGAGGACAAAGAAAAATTAACAATTTTGAGACGTAAACTTCAAGATTTGGAACAAGAGTATGAGGGGCTTGATGATAATGATGATAGAGCATATGAAGTTCAAGAAGCTATTGATGAAACTCAATCGGAAATTGATGAGTTAGAAGAAAATGATGCGGATGTTTATATGATGTATCCACAACCAAGATATACTCATTATGGGTTAACACAATTTGAGGTTTTAATACCTGGTTTCAAAAATAATGAATATACTGTTGGAACTGAAGAAGAGATGGATGATGCGGCATTACAATATGCTAAAAATTATGTTGATGATGTGGGGGCGGATGGATTTAATGAATCATTTATTGAAGATTATTTAGATGTTGATGCTATTGTTAATATGGCTGAAGAGGATTATGATTATCAAGTTAGAGATTATCCTGATAGTTATTTCAGTGATAGTGATTATGAGTTGACCTATGAACAAGAACAAAGAATAGAACAACTTGAATCTCAAATAGAAGATTTAGAACAACAAAAACTTGAATTGGATTCAGATGACGAAAATTATTATGACTACGAAGAGGATTTAGATAATCAAATTGAAGCTCTTCAAGAAGAGTTAGATAGTATTGAAGTTGATACCGAACCAACTGAAGAAATGATTGAGAATAAAGTTAATGAATTAGTCAGAGACGTAAGAAGAGACCCGTTAGATTATCTTAAAAACTATGGTTTAGATATTAAAGAATATATTGATGAAGATGCTTTAGCTCAAGGGTTAGTTGATTCTGATGGTTGGGGTGTTATGAATAGTTATGACGGTCAATACGATAGTGAAGAAGTTAATGGTGTGACATATTATATAATGAGAACTAACTAAAACTATTCCTTTTTCCAATCTTTTCCCGTATATTTTAAATAATAGAATATGGAAATGAAACAGAAAAATAAGAATAGATTCATAATGGACACCGATTGGTTATTTGACGGTATTTTAGATGCCGAACAAAAACAATATGTGTTATTAGATTACTTCCAAAAGATGAACAAACATCTTGAAAGAATGGAAGTATACCCAATGTTCATAGAACTTTCATTACATTTGGGAAATATACAAACATTACTTACTCAAAATAAAATCTTATACGTAGATAGAAAATTAACATCCAATGACGATGAACTAGTGTTATCCGATTTGAAGGTTAAAGACATCCCCATTTTAGATGATGAGGAAGTAATTGAATATCATAAAATATTGAAAAATAGTCAACCACAACTACACGACTATTTTAATTTTGCAAAATCAATATGGAGTATTGTTTATGACTCTATAGAGGTTGTTGTGAAAAAAAACAAAAACAATCTACAAAGTAAATCCGGATTCTTTTATTACAAGCAACCCGATAATTTATACATTTGGCAATACACTACAAGAAAAGTGTATAAGACCAAAGGACAAACAAAAACCTCTCTAAAATTAATTTTTAAAGGACAACAGGATAGTTTGACAATCCCGGAAATTATCTCTACATTTTCTAAAACCTATGAAAAAAACAATGAAGTTGATTATCCAATTTTTGAAGTATTTTGTAGTGATGTGTTTCCATTAGAACAAACATTGGTACCAATTTTTAAAAGAAAAATATTATCATATATTAATCAAAGCGTTAAAATAACAAGAAAATTATTATCATAATGGACAAAAGACAGATTAAATCGTTAATGGATAAGTTAAGACAACCAATCCATATTAATTATATCTCCAAATACATCCTTAAAAAAGATATAGATGAGACAAAACAACAATTAGATATTTTAATATCTGAAGGTTATATTAAAGAAAGTAAATTAAGTCAAGGATATTATGTGGCTGTCTAAAAAAACATATAACATTGGTTATCGTTGTAGTCAGACCGTGATTAAGTTTTTTAAGTACTCAATTTTATATAGTACGTCACCGTCCGGATGGTCTATAAGGTTTAATAATGGGATTGGTGTTAATGTTACAACAAAACCTTTATTCTCGGTTAGAAATGGCTATAAAAAAAGCATTAAATTAGGAAAATATTATATAGTAAAATTATGAGTGAAAACAAAGAAATGGTAAACCACCCGGAACATTACGGTGGTCAGGACAATCCATATGAGGTTGTAAAAGTTTGTGAAGCTTGGGGTCTTGATAAAGACGCTTATATCTTCAATGTTGTGAAATATGTTGCAAGAGCAGGTAAGAAAGACACGGATAAAGAACTTCAGGATATGAAGAAAGCGTTGTGGTATTTGAATCGTAAAATTGAACGTCTTGAGAGTAACAGTTGATATTGATGAATACGCGGAAGGCGCGGTTCTATTGGATGGATTAGAAAGTGCAATCGTTGGGATTGTAGAGGACTTTGGTTCTCCGGGAAGAAAGATGTTATATTCAAAACAAAGAATATTAGACATTCTACAAGAGAGAGACCTAATGACCATGGGTGAGGCTGAAGAGTTTTACGACTATAATATATTAGGATTACACGCTAGTGACCAAAACGCAGTGTTTTTAGATTTAGAAATAACACCAATAAAAAAAGAAGATGGTTGGGAATACCAATTAAAAGAATAATATGGCAAATGTAATGACAACATATGTTAAGATTGTTAATCTTAACGAAGAAACGTTTTTAAAATTTATTGATTTATTTAAAACTGAAAATGACAATAGTTCTTATGTAGAATTAGTAAATCATTTTAATAAATTATTTGATGAGAAATTTAGTGAACCGGATAATGTTATGAACCGAGAATGGATGGAACAAAACATTGGTTCAAAGTGGATTACCGTTGAATTTGGCGATGATGGATATACACCTGAAGTTGATGTGATAATCGAAAGTGCTTGGAGTGTTCCTACGGAATATATTCAAAAAGTGGTTGAGGTTTTAAATCGGATGAATAAAGATATTGTCGCTTATGGTACATACGAAGATGAAGGATTCTCACCTATCGGAGCGTTTGTTTACGGATATGATTATGATGATATTGAAGATTACGATGAAGAAGTTGATTTTGATGAAATGATGAATGACGACGAGTATCATGAAAAAACATATGATGAACTATATTCATTAAGAGATAGTTTATATAATTCATATCTTGAAGCAAAAAAAGAAAGAGAAGAAGATGATAGAAACGGGTAAAATTATTAATGGGGATTGTATTGAGGTAATGAAAACTTTTCCGGAAGGTTCAATTGATTTATTGGTAACCTCACCGCCATATAACGTAAATATTGCTTATGATGTTCATAAGGATGATTTATCAATGGATGAGTATTATGAATGGACGAAAAACTGGTTGAGAGAAGCGTTACGAGTATTAAAAGATGATGGTAGAATTGCTGTTAATGTTCCAAATGAATTGAATGTTCAAGAAAGAGGTGGTAGAATTTTATTCGTTGCTGAGTTTTGGATGATGATGAAAGAAGTTGGGTTTAAGTTTAGTGGGTTAGTTGACCTTACAGAAAATAGTCCACACAGAGTTAGACAAACGGCTTGGGGTTCTTGGATGAGTGCGTCGGCACCTTATGTGTACAATCCAAAAGAATGTGTGATTATTGCTTATAAGAAAAGTAGTAAGAAATTAACTAAAGGAATATCACAATGGTTGGGAACACCAACTGAAGTTACTAATGAAGATGGTAAAGTTAGAACCAAGATGGTTTATCAGGACGAAGACAAGAAAGAGTTTATGAATTTGGTGTTTGGACGATGGGAATATTTTGCGGATACTAGGTCATTAACAAAGGCTACATTCTCAATGGATATTCCTGCAAAGGCGATTAAGATATTGTCATATAAGAACGACATTGTTCTTGACCCATTTATGGGTAGCGGAACTTCAGCGTTCGCTGCGGAATTATTGGACCGAAGATGGTTGGGAATCGAGTTATCACCGGCTTATACGGAAATTGCGAGAAAAAGAGTCCAAGCATTAATTGATGAACGGAAACAAATGAAATTAGAATTAAAAGAAGAGGAGGTTTAATCCTCTTTTTTTATGTCATAATAGAATGAATTAGTGTCTTCACTAACCCATCGGTCTGATTGATTTTCAACTGATGGAAGGTCAGTATCAACTTTAAATTGTTTTAAATTGTCAGGTAATTTTTTTGTTACCCAATTACTATCTTTCCAAAAGATTCTATTGTTTGGTTGACATAAAAGATATCCATCATCACCACTAAATATGTGACCACATTTATAATCGGATGGTTCATCACTATATGGGTTATTAAACCAATCTACAGTAAACATATATGTTCCCCACACTTTAGTTCCGTCTCTCAATACTATTTCTGCTCTATGATAAGCTAAAAAGTCATATTCAGTTATTGTAACATTTTCTGAAAAACAATCCCAAAGTTGTTTATAGTTAAACGGAATGTCGTTGGTAGGTTCTTTTGTATATATTTCAGAGATTGGGACTCGACTTCTAACCATACCGTCATCGGTCATTACATGAAAAGTTAAAATAACTCCTGATACTGATTGAATACCAAAACAATATATGTTAAGGAAAAAATTTTTATCTTCTTCATTTTTGGTAAAATGGTATTTTCTTACTAACGCTTTAAAGCTCGGGATGTTTGAATTTAATGTACTCATATTACAAAAATAATTGAAGTTAATACAAAGAGAAGTGTTTAAATCTTTTGTGTTATATTTATATATAAATATTTATTATGGCAAAAAGATTTATAATTACTGAAGAAGAAAAAGGCGATATCCTTTCTAAATATGGTTTAGTTAGTGAGCAAATGAACCAACAAAAGGCGGTTGATACTCAAATGGAAAAAATTAAACCTGAAACTGGTGGTAAATATTGTTTTGGTGACCCAAAACGACTTCAATCGGCTTATGGTTATAATGTTAAATTATATAAAGTTAAATCAGGTGATACGTTAAGTGATATCGCTTCAAAACATCCTGGTGTTACTGACGTTGATGACCTTATTAGAATCAATAAAGGTTGTTCGGTAAGTAAAGGGTTGAAAAGTGGTGATGTAATTGCGATTGTGATGATGCCTTCAATGTAATATGAAAAAACTTATAAAAGAAAGTGGGATAAGAGATATTAATGCTCTTGCAAAACGATACCCCAAAGCGGAAATATATTTTCACCAAGATTTAGATGGGGTGACTACGGCTATTGCTATGAGAGAATATCTTGAAAACAATGGTATTAAAGTAGTGGGTGCTCACGTCATTCAATATGGTGATAAAGAATTTGCAGTAAAGAAGAATGATGCTAAAGGTGATGTGATGCCGGTCTTGGTTGACTTTGCTCACGGAAAACCAATGTTTGTTATTCATACTGACCACCACGATAGACAAGCTGGTGCGGAAGACACAAAATCAACTTCTTTTAGACAATCTCGTTCCAATGTTGAAACCATCTCACAGGTTGTTTCACCAAAGGAATTATTTCCATCTTCAGATATTTTATTGATATCAACTGTGGATTCTGCAAATTATGCGGTAAACAATATTACGGTTGACCAAGTTATTTCTTATTTATTTAAATTAGATAAGGATAAATCATTGGAGAAAAATAAAATGTTAATGGGTTTAGTTGTTAACAAATTATTATTGGCGTTTAAAAACAAGCCAGGGTTTTTAGAAACATTGGTTATGGAATGTTCACCATCATTATTGAATATCTTAAACACCATTAAAAGAATAATGGTTGAAAAAGGTTATGCAAAACCGGAGGAACTTGAAAAGAACAAAGAGGATTACGTTAAGTCAATGCAGACCAACCCAAATGTTAAAGTAATGGATAACGTTATTGTTCAATATGGTGGTGGGTCAATGTTTAAACCGGGTTCTTATGATAGATATACGCCATTTAAAAACAATCCTGAAGCTGATTTTATTGTGATTGCTTGGCCGTTAGGGTTAGTTCAAGCGTCTTGTAATCCATTCAAAGGCGAGAGACAATTAAAAGGTGTGAATTTAGGTGAGATTGCTCAAGAAGTATTATCTAAATGGGAGGACCAATTAAAACAAAGAGAGATACCATTGTCAACTATTAAATGGGTTTCTGAATCTTCAAAAGATTTTAATCAGGAATCGACAGGGTTTACATTTAAAGATTTTGTTGCTTTATATGGTAAAGAATATAAGACAATGGAAGATGGTAGAGAAAAATTATATCACATTGGTGAAATGATGGAAATGCCTTTTTCTGAATTACCTGAAGAACATAGAAAAATGTTGGATGACATTAAAGTTAATGCTTGGGATTTCATTCAATCAAATAGTGGTGGACACAAATGTATCACAAACATATCAGGTTTAAACTTTATGGGTAGAAGTACTAGACCACCAAAAGGTAGTACTAGATATAATGAAGCCGAAGATTCACCTTCAGTTAAGTTTACCAAAATGATTCAGAATGAGTTTGTGAAAGTATTACAGGAAAAGATAAATCAATCGTAATGAACGATTGTATCACCGGATTTAATACCTAACTTTTTGCAAGTTCCACCTTGGACTTCAAGTATCATATCACCTTCACCACAATAATTTTCACAATCCTTTGTTTTACAAGGGGGACAGTTGTGGTGAATTTTTGTTATAACATCATCTTCAATAAAGATTATATCCAAATTTACTAAACAATTTTTCATCCAAAAGCAGTGTTGACCTTCAGACATAATAAATAACATACCATTAAAGGTATCGTCAAATTTTTTGTTCATCATCCCTTCACTAGTGTCTTTGGATGACATAACAGTTTTGACTTTAAATTTATTTTTGTTTATAGTTAAATTCATATACTTATAAATACGCAAAAAAATATAAAATGAAAGAAGTAAAAAGATATTCCGGTGTAATTGTTAAATGTGGTGACGAAGTGTTACTATGTAAAAGAAATGCTACTGATTCTTTACCGGGTCAATGGAGTATACCTTGTGGACACTTGGAAAAAGGCGAGCATCCAATGAATGGTGTTAAGAGAGAATTTGAAGAGGAAACAAATTATACTTTAGATAATAAATTAAAATTAGTTGGATTTGTAAAAAGATACAATCGTGATGGCTCAGAGGTGAAAGGGTTGATGTATGTGTTTATGATGGAAACCGATGAAAAAATAAATCCGGATTTAGAAAACGCTAAAGATGGTGAAGAACACACAGAATGTGGGTATTTTGACCTTGAAAACCTACCATTTGATAAAAAAGATGACCAATTATGTAAATTAATTACGAGAATCTTAAAAAAAGATTGATTTTTGTAATTTTATAATGTATTTATTAATTCATTACGCCAACAACCCCCTTTCTTATTGGTTGGACACATTGAAACCTCAACAGAGTAAATTTTGTTGAGGTTTTTTTTGTTTATAACAAAAATAGTATTATCTTTGTCGGGAATTTAATTATTAAATAAGATGATAACAAGACAAGATGTTTTAGAAATTGCTGTAATGATAGGGGTTGACCCTACTGAAATTGAAATTGATGAGGTTTTATCTCAATATCCGACAGCTCAAGATGACGATTTAAGTGCGACTTGGGACTTAGTTGTTGAGAATTTATTATGGAGTGTTGTTAGTGAAAGTGACGGAAGAGTTGAATTATAAAAAATATTATTATGATAGTATTAGGAATTATTTTAGGTTTTATCTTGTTAATATTGGCAATGATAGGTGTTGGGGGTTCTATCCAAGACAAAAATAGAAAGAAAAGATGTCAATCTTGGAAAGTTGGTGACAAATTAGCTTTGTGTAGAGGTAAATATAATGACATTTTAGAACACAGAAAAAAAGAATATGCTATTCTTAAAGGGTGGGATTTAGAAAACCTTTATATTGATTGTGGGGATGATATGGTTTATCAGGTTAATTGGTCTGTAATGAATTTCAACAAATCCTCAATTTGGAGAAAAAATTATGAAAACGCTAAAAAAGTTATGGGTTGTGACCCGGCTTTTAGTGGTGGTGTTGGAGATAGTAATCCTATTGGTAGAATCTATGATGGTAAACCAATTGATACTATGAATGAGATTGAGTGTGAGGTATATTTGAAAAAAGCTTTGGGTGAAGAAGATTACGACACTGCTGAGTTGATTAAAAAAAGAATGGAAAAATTTAGATAAGATGAAAAATATGTTTAAAATGTATGAGGTCGGAGGGAAAGTTAGAGACGAGATTTTAGGTCTTGAATCTAAGGACGTGGATTACGTTGCCGTTCCAAACGATAAATTATTACAGGACTTTGATACTGTGGAATCTATGTTCTCTATGTTGGAACAATACCTGAAGGATGAGAAGTTTGAAATCTTCTTGGTTACTCCGGATTGTTTTACCATCAGAGCTAAGTTTCCAAAGGACCACAAGTATAGTGGTGTTGCTGACTTTGTAATGGCTCGTAAAGAGGTGGGTTACATTCCGGGAACAAGAACACCAATCGTTAAACCGGGGTCTCTATATGATGATTTGGAGAGACGTGACTTCACATTGAACGCGTTGGCAAAAGATGAAGATGGAACTATCATTGACTATTTTGAAGGGTTGAGAGATTTGGCGGATGGTAGATTAGTTACACCATTGGAGACAAAGAAAACATTTGACGATGACCCATTAAGAATTTTGAGAGCGGTACGTTTCTCAATTACAAAGGGTTTTAGAATGGGTTACATTATGGACGACATTCAAGAATACGATTACGAATCTAAAATGGGTGTAGTTTCAACTGAAAGAATCAGAGAAGAATTGTTAAAGTGTTTCAAATACGACACATTAAAAACTTTGGAAATTTTAGATAACATTCCAAGATTAAAAAGATACATATTTAAAAACAATCTGTTGTGGTTAAAACCAACGATGGAACAATAATAGACATATGGTAAAATTAATATACAGATACGATTGGGGTGGAGAACCTTGTGGTGGAACAGAATACATACCTTTTGAATATAAAGGTAAAGATGAGTTTGTGTATGATGTTCTAAAAAGATTCAATAAAAAATACTTCAAAGAACATCATTACGCCGAAATCTTGGGTCAAGACTTAAATGAGGGTGATATAAATGATATTGAACATAATGTTTTAACATTAGAGGAGTGGTTTATTAAAAGAAAAGAAGTTACATTTGCATTGTAAATAGAAATAATTATGGGAAAAACAGGATATGGTCATGGAGACACAAAACCAACATTAAAATTGGATGGTAAAAAAGTAATTGTAGAAAATGTTTCGGTTTATGATGGTAGTGTTCCTACCTCATATAGACGAGAAGTTATCTATCATTTCAGTGATGAAGATACCGCAGCTGAGTATTATTATAAAAAAAGATAAATAAAATTATGGGAGAAAAATTTGAAGCATTCGCAATAACAATATTATCGTTGATAGTATTAGGAATTTTTATGGCTTGGCCAGTTCAATTATTATGGAACGGATGTTTAATCCAAGCGGTAGATGGGTTAAATCCAATTACCTTTTGGCAAGCGTTAGGGGTTAATATTTTATGTGGTATATTATTTAAAAATTCGTCAAGTTCTAAAGATTAATTTTGTATATTAAAAAAATAGTATTATCTTTGTACTCACAAAACATATAGATATGACTACATCAAATTACACAATCAGAATTGAGAACGAGAAGTTTGGGAAACTATTAAATGAAACATTCGTGGATGCCATCCAATTCAAGTTATTCTTGAAGATGGTTCAGGGTTGTCTTGAACTGAAGAATGATTTGACTTTCTTCAACGGGAGTGACTTCTTAATTCATGTTCCATTCAAATATTTGGTGGATTCAGTTATTGTTACATCAACATTTGATATGACATTGGCTGACCATATGAGAAGTAAAGTAGAAGCGTTAGTAACTAAATAATTAGAAAAATATGGATAATTTAGGATTATTATTTTTAGCGGTTGTGATATGTTATTTTTTTTACAAATTTTGGAAAAAAATTATAGCACTGATTGTTCTTGGGTTTGTGTTTGGGTTTATGTTTATGGCATCAAGTGTTAATGATTTTATCACGGATGTAAAAAAGATAGGTTTTAAACAAGAAACATCTCAAACCGATATGGTTTATGAAGATACTATAACACAACAATATGTTCACACAAATATTGAGGCGGATTCGACTAAGTTTGATTATGAAATAGATGATTCAAAAAAAGAATAAAGATATGAGCACAAATTACTACAGAATACCGAAACAAAAAGTTGTTAGAGAGAAATACCTTGAATTGGTTGAACAAATCAGTTATATGGATATATTCTCACCGGAACAAATTTACAATGAATTTAGAACCATTGAAAAAGGTTTTGAACGTTGGAGTCCGTGGGACAATTTTATCGATGGATTAAACATTCATATTGGTAAACGTTCAGGTGGTTCGAAATTCCTATGGAACTTTCAAGATGGTAAATTCTATACTAATAAGGAAGAACTATTAAAGTTCATCCGTTCAGGTAGAATTGTTGATGAGTATGGTGAATTACAAGACACCGAAGAGTTCATTAAGATGGCTTTAGAGTGGTGTCAACCGGATGGTTATGTGTTGGATGAAAATTATATTGCCGAACAACGTAAGCAACCTAATTACCGACCAAGTTTTATTAATATGTCAAATTATTATGACAAAGAGATTGATGGTCTTCGAGTATCATCATCTGTAGAGTTTTCCTAGTTCTCTTTAAAGATAGGATGGTGGAGTCGCCGACATCTCAGTCGGCCCTAAAATTAACCCTCACATAAAGTGGGGGTTTTTTATTTAGTTAGATATTTATAAATAAAAGAATTATGGGTAACGTTATACTAACAGAAAAACAACTTGAAAAGTTGATTAATAAAATGAAGACCGTTAATGAGAATCATAGTGAAGGTTCTTATATGGCTAAACAACAATTATTTACTATAGCAACATTGGCTCACGCTATGTGGGAGAAAATGGAAGACGGTGAACAACTTGAGGATTGGATGGAATCTAAGATATCTCAAGCGGAACAAAGTATTGTGGGTGTTGTTAAAACTTTTATGTATGATGAGTTTAAAGACGAATCTCAATCTAATGACGGTATGGGAAAACTTAATTATGATGAAATTATAATTGGTAAATAATAAAATAACTTTTACATTTTACAAACCTTTGTTTATTATTAGACAAAGGTTTTTTTTATCAATAAATTATATAAATAACGAAATAATATGTCAGGAGGTTTATTTACAAGAAAAAAAGTGTTTCCGGATAATAGAGGTGTGTTTACACCATTATCTTTGAAGGTTGGAGGATTGGATTGGATTCAAAGCAATATCAGTTTTAATCCTAAAAAATATACGTTAAGGGGTTTACACTTCCAAGTTGGAGAGTTTGCTCAAACAAAATTAATCAAAGTTATTAATGGTGAGATTTTAGATTTTATTGTTGATATCCGTGAGGGTTCTGAAGATTATATGATGTTATATATGTATCATATGGAAAGTGGTGATGAATTACTAGTACCAAAAGGTTTTGCTCATGGGTTTATTACGTTAAGAGATAATACAATAGTCCAATATTTGGTTGATAATGATTATTCGCCTGAAAGTGAAGGGTCAATTGTTTGGACCAACTTTGAACAAATTAAAGTTAAGATTGAAAATTTGGTGGGTAATTTTGATGAGAATGATATAACAATATCGGATAAAGATTTAATTACTAAAAATTTTAAATTATGAGTGAAGAAACAAACGAATATGAATTAGATTTGATTGATTTGATTAAAAATACTCCAAATGATATGGAGTTAGGTCATAAATTACGTTTATATTATATTAAATACGGAAAAGGTCTTAAGGTTTTAGTAAAGTAGTATATTTATATATAAAACTTTATTATGGGGGCAAACAATATATTATTAGAAGTTAAGAAAAAAAACTTAATGAGAGAGCAAAAAGAAGATAACGAAACAGAAGTGAAAGAAACTAAAACCGGTTCAGGGTTTAAAGATATGGTTTCAATCTTACTACACTCACAAACTCAAGTACATATCTTTCATTTACAAACTAAATCTTATGCTGAACACAAAGCTTTACAAAAATATTATGAAGGTATTGATGCTCTTGTAGATGGGCTTATTGAAAGTTATCAAGGTAAATATGATGTAATCACTCAATATAATTCTGTTAAAAACGAGGATTATAAAAGTAATGAACAAGTTATTAAATATTTTAAAACGTTAGACGGTATGATTGAAAAAAATAGAAAAGAAGTTAAAGAATCTTTCATTCAAAATCAAATTGATACTGTTCAAGAATTGATTAATTCTACAGTATATAAATTAAGATTCTTAAAATAATATTGTGAAAGAATTAATTAAGAAATTTTTAAAAGAACAACTTGAAGGTGGTGAGGGAGGTAATCCTTTATCACGTAAAGAGATTATTCTATTTAAGTATCTTAACAAAAACCGAAAAGACGCTGGTACCCAAAAAGAATTATTGAACTTGGTAAGAGGTATGATGTCTTTCATTGGTCGTCCTGAATCTGATGCTAAATTTTACTATGAAGTATACACGGCAAATTTTAGACCGGATGGTGATTATGAGAATTTAGACCAACAAAGTTTCAGAGATTTTAGACAATTCAAACAAAGAAAAACACCTAATAACGGAGCGTATGAATATACTGCGGCTAAGATACCTTTCAAAGGTTCAAACCTTGAAGGTTATTGGGATGTTAATGGTAAAAACGAATGGTATTATGTTGTAGTTTCTTACGGATGGTATCCATTATTTTTATTCATTAATAATATGTGGTACAGAGTTATGGATAGTTATTCTTCTTCAACCGCAAAACAAATATCACATTCCAATCCTGTAAGATATAATTCAGGTTTAAAAGCTGATGTTATGTCTGTTACACCAAGTGAAATGAAAAGTTTGATTGCCGGTAAAGATGTTACCGATATCAAAACAAGTAGAGTTTCTAATTTTACTACAAATAACGAAGTAAAACGTAAAATAATTGGTCTTAAAAAATTAGTTAGTGGTGGTTATGGTGAAAATGCTCACAAAGTTAGTTTTACAATAGATGATGTTAATGAAGATGGTGGTAAAGTTAAGATAAAAGTTAAAGTGAATAAAGCCGGTAAAATGGTTGATAGAAAAATGGTTGCGGACCCCAACTTTAAAGACAACCCTGAATTATTAAGTGATATTGGAAAAACAATTAAACAAGAAATGTTGATGACTTATCCAAATTACTTAACGGATGACAATACAGAAATAGAATTAGTATATTAAAAAGAGGAACATTTTGTTCCTTTTTTTTGTTTATATAAAATAAAGTATTATCTTTGTACTCACAAAAACAGAGATATTATGACAACTACCACTACTACAACCATTTCAAGAGTTAGAAATTACGAAGGTTCTGACAAATTTTTATTAAATCTTAAATCATCTTTACAAAAATGGGGTAATTTAACTCCAAAACAACTTGAATTCGCTGAAAAAGCACTTAAAAGTGTTCAAACTGTAAATGTTGAGACTATGTCTGAAGATTTACAAAAGATTGCGAAATACGATGGTCCAAGTGAATTTGTTAATGATATCAAAAGTAAATTAATGAAGTACGGAACTTTGTCTGATAAACAGGTTAACGCGTCTCTTAATCAAATTCAAAAAGATATTGATAAGGCGAACACTCACAAAATGAGAATTCCTACTCCGGGAGAGACTATTACTGTTGGACGTAAGATTGGACAACAAATGAAGGAAACTTATGGTTTAGAGTTTAACCCAATGATTATTGATATCACTAAGTTGTTAGCGGTTTCACCAAAGGCGGTTAAGTTCTCAGGGAAGATGACAACAGGAAGAAGTAAAGTTTGTAGATGTTGTGCTAAAACATTGACTGATGAGTTCTCAATGTTAACCGGAGTTGGAAAAACTTGTGCAACACATATGAGAATCCCTTACATCACTGATGTAACTCAAGCTGACAGATTCCGTGAGGATTACTTGAGAAGAGTAGATGAGATTGGTGAAATGGAGTTTTGGGTGCCAAAAGCACAATTGAAAAAATGGGAAGGTAAAACAGAAGTAGTATTACAAATGATATAAAGATGAATCCGTATCCAAAACCTTTACAGTTATTATTAACAGAGATATATAAGGAGTTTCCTCACATGAGGAGACATCCTGAATATCGTTTTTATTATCTTCATTATGGTTATCCTAAAAATAGGGAGTATTTTATTGTTTTAACAAATTCAATACCGGAATCTGAAGATGATGAATTCGTATCTTATGTAAGTCAAATGGGTTCTGTTTTTGGTTTTATTGAAGGGGTGCTTATGAAACCTGATGATTTTGAAAAACATATTATGAAACCAATCAATGAAAGTATAAATGAATTACGTGGTAGTGAGTTCAAAACTTTCGGATATGAGGTGTGGTAATTTGACTTTTGAAAAAAAATGACTATAATATACAAACAAACAATAAAACAAATTTATGAACGTTAAAAAAGCTCTTAAAGAAAAAAACCGATTGGTTAAAGAAATCCAAGAACTTTATGTTAGATTGTCTCAGTACAATTCAGTTGAGGTTGGAAATGTGAGACCATATTCTCCTAAAGATATGCTTGAGCAAATCAATGAGAAAAGTAATGAGTTAGTGGAACTTAAAACCAAAATCCACAAGGCTAACACTCCGGTGTATGATAAAATATTCAGATTGTCTGAATTAAAATCTACAATCTCAAGATTAAAATCTTTGGATTGTTCTGAAGGTGTGAGTAATGATTACTATTCAAGAAATAGAGAGAATCCACCGGTAAAAACTGCTGAGGTATCAGTGGTTGATAGAGATGAAATGGTTAAAGTAATGGAAGGAATGATTGAAGACCTTCAGGATATTTTGGATAACCATAATCAGAATACCGAAATATAATATGGGTGGGGATGTAGAATTTGATAAATGTGATTTTTGTCAAATTGAAAAACCGGTAGGTAGAACATATTTACGACCAAGTAAGTATGTTAAACCTGAAAATCCGGAGGAATATCTAAAATTAGATAATGAAGGAAATTATTTCATCATCGTTAAAACTTGTTTTGATTGTGGTGAACCTAAAATATAGTTCAGAGTTCGGGAGAAATTTAATAAGACAAGATGGTAACTACCATTTCCTTACAAATTATTCAGAGAGCATTGATAAATGATTGTGATAAAGACGGACATTAAAACCTCAAGATTCAAATTTTCAAACCTAAACGGTCAAAACTTAAAACTCTTTTAGTATTTTATTATTGAACTTCCAACCTGACTATAAAAAAACCCCTTGAGAAATCAGGGGGTTTTGTATTTTTAGAATCTTATTTCGTAATTTAAGTCAACACTTTGTTCCTCTTCGGTGTTATAATTAAAGTCAAAGAATATTGTTTTATTACCTGAATTAAATTCCCAACTTCCTTGAGCACCTTCATTATTTTCCCATCCTGCGTGATTACCATTTAAAATTGAATATAATAATTCTTCAATAGGTTTTGGTATGTCTTCTTGTTCTCCATCAACAGTCATATCATCTTCAATATAACCATCGTCACCACCACCACTAAAATCAACTCTTGCATCTCTACCATCTAAATAAGTAAATAATTCTTCAACGGCTTTTGCGGCATCTTCACCATATTCGTCTTCAATATTTTCTAAAGTATATTCATTACCATATGGGTCAGTTCCATAGATAGTTTCATAAGCGTTGATAATTAAACTTTTTTCTTTACAATCAATCTCAACTTCAATTCTTTGTGAACCATCACATTCATTAAAATGATTTATAATTGATTCGTCATCAACTAATTTTTCAATAAGTTCATCTATTCTATCATAACCTTCTATACCTCCATTTACATCACGGGAATACCATCTATCATCTTCCCAATCTTTGTCACAAGCTGATAAATAATATGTTTTATAAACACTATCGGCTCCGTATGAGCGACAATAGTATGCGAATAGTTGTAAGGTTTTTAATTCATCCGGTGTTAATTGTGGTATATTCATAAATCTTTTTTACTATAAATATATTAATCTACGTTTATGTCCATAGTTCGGGTCATCCAAACAGGTTTTTCTTTTGCATCCATTGCTAATATCCATTCACGAGGTGTTGGAACGTAATTGAAACAATCTTCTTTTATATGGTCGGTTAATATATAACGTGTATAAACAACTTTCCCATCTGAGTTGGTAAAGTGACTACCAAACCTTTGTTCTGCTTCGTGAATACCCATACTATGATGTCTGAACATTCTGTGTATTGAGTGTGGCACCCAAAGTTTGCTTTCGTCTAGCCATTCGTGAAGGAATAGATAGTCGGTGTATAGTCCGCCATATTTTTTTACGGATGATTTTGCGTGAATTACTGCGTGTGACATTTCTATAGTTTTAACTATTTATAATTATAATTTAACAAACGAAATAATAAATGAAACTTATATTAACAGAATCTAAATACAAAAATATATTATTTAAATATTGGGACAAAACCGGTGGTAAAGTTGATAAAAATTTTATTTCTTTGTTTGGAGTAGGTGGTGGTGGTAGTGATATTACATATAACCAAGCATATAAGTACCTTATCCAATGGAGAGGTGAAAAACAATCTAAAGAACTTGCAAAAACTTTATTACTTCAGAACCCACACCACGTAGATAATTTTGGGTCATATGATTTTTTCTTTGAGGTTACAGATATTAAAAATTGGAGATTAAATGAGGATGAACCAAATGTTGTGGTTAAAGTAAAGGTTGATGATTTGGGTGGTCATCTTGATATAGACGGTGACCATAAAACATTAGAAGATGCTTTGGATAATGATGATTACGGATGGGAGATTGATGATGAGGTTAATTGGGGTGTTAATGATTACTTCAAGGATAATATCACATCACAAACAGGAATAAATATTATATTTGATAGACCAAAATATAGTAGTAGAATTTTTAATTTAAGTTAATTATGAGTGAAAAATATTTAAAATACGTAAACGACTTTATTACAGGTGATATTGACCATCTGATTGATATGTTTGATAGTATGGAAAACATATTAAGGTTTTTCCATAAAAAAGATTTATTACAATACATTGACCCATTTGATACTGACGTAGAAGATTATCAGTTAGAGATATTAAATTATTTACTAAATGTGGTAAATGATAAAAAAACATTAGAGTATTGTGTTGCTCAACTATCTGATGTAATACCTACAGATGATGGTTATTACATGAGAGTCCAAGATAGAGAGGACTTTGCTGAGTTATTTAATGATAGAGGTCGTGACACCACAGCTAAAGATGTTGCCAAAGCGGTGTTAGGTGAAGATAATGATATATTTGATAGGTGGGGTAATACAACAGATGATATCTATAGAGATGTTATTGAAGAACTTAATCCGGAAAATATAGAACGATTAAAAAAACATATGTTGGATATATTAACCAATTGGAAAATTGAGGTTGATGATGAGACGCCTGATTTATTTAACAATTATTCTGAAGATGGTGTTTTTTATTTAACACCTGAAAATGTAGGTGATGTAATTGGGGATAAGGAATCGTTTATGTATTTAATTGATAATGATTATTTAGATGATTTAGAAAGTGATTTAGCTAATGTTCATTCAAATGCTTATAATAGTGCGTATGAGACAGAAATATATAATGATGTTACTAGTGAATTGGAAACATTCTTTGATATGAAAAGTGCTAAATGGGAGGCGTCTCCTTCATTTAAAGGTTCTCAAAAATTAACAGAATTTTACTATGTTAAATTTAATCCGGGTGAGGTTGTTAATTCTATTCACAAATATGTTGAGGACAAAAATAATTGGGGGTATTATGATTATAATCTTAATAGTGTTAATACTTGGATAAATATGATGAATACTTTTATGGAAAATGGGGATGAACCATATCTTGACTTTAGAATTCCGGATTACCCTGATTTTCGTTTAGTAGATAAATATATAAATGAGTTTTTACCTGATTATATATAATGGACACTGAAGATAAAATAAATAAGTTAGCTGAATTAATCCGTCAAATTGTTGATAAAGACAACAAAATGGAAGGACAATACAGCATGCCTTATTCAACATCAGAAGATGATTATGCTGATTGGAAAGTGACGTTTAAAGTAATCCGTGTAAGTTTATGGGAAAGTAAAAAATATAACCAATGTAAATATGGAGCGTCTGTTTATCTTAAAGCAGATGTTATGGTTGGATTTAATGGTGATTGGGAAGGTAAATTTAACATATGGGATTTACCAAGTTGGGTTAAAGATGATGTTGAAGATAAAATATTAGATAATATTGACCAATTTTTACCTATGGTCTGTTCTGATTTAACTTTTGTTTAAGTTAAACCATTGCCAAAAGTATCGAAATATCCAATTATTGGTGAGATAAACATATAATCGTGGTCAAGAAGATTTGGTTCATCATAGATTACTCTCATCACATCTGAAATAATGTCTTGTTCTTGTTCATTAGAGTCGTCATCATATATAAAACTTTGAATAAAATCCTGCAATTCGTCGTCATCAACGTCAACACCATCAATTTTAGGATTAAATAATTCTAAATCTAAATGGAAGTAAAGTGCTTCGGTGTCCGGATATTCTAAAGACCAATTTTTTACAACACATTCAGAATCTAAAATAACACTACCATCCGCTAATTTTATTTTATCAAGATTTTCTAATGCGTTATTTATCTTATTTCTAGTATTTTTACTAACATATACATCTTCTTTACTTAATCTACAATAATCTTTAGATAGTTGTGACCAATCAAGACCATTGTTTGCGTTAGTGATAGTAGCTAAACCGGCTAATGACAAAAACTCGTGTAACATTTCTTCAAGATGACCTTCAACGACATTTGTTGCAAATGAAACATCGTTAGGGTTTTCATATTCCCATCTTATCTTATCATCAATCATAAATGGATGTAACACTAATCCATAAATAATAGTTGGTTTTTTAAGTTTGTTGTAGTATAATTTTATTAATCTTTGTGATACCATAACAATAAATATACATATTTATCAAATATATAACAAGAATATGAAGGACAGAAAAAAAATATTGAATGATTTAATAACTAAAGGTGGTTTATCTTCCGCGGCTAATTTGACCGGATTGTCCAACCTTGAATTAATTAAACGAAGTGATTGTTATATTGATACAAAAATGGCGAACGATATTATTCCTGATTTAATTAGAGAGAAAATATTTCCAAAAAAATACAAAAATTGTGAAATAACTTTTGATAGAATGAGTGGTGTAGTTGAGTGGATTTGTGTTTGGGATAAAGAAACTACATATACATATGCGACACCTTTTTGGGATGTTGAGTTAGGAATACCTGTCGATACTACTGCTTATATGGATGGTTTAGGTAATGAATTTAATGATAATCAATTTACTAATATAAAATGGGGTGAGGGGTTTGATAATCTTGCTTTATACGATAGATGGATAAGAAGATTTTATTTACCGCAGGTTCACAATGTAATTCAAAAACATTTGGAAGAATATCGTATTAATTCATAGTTTAGATTCTAACAACTCCGTTACTATCTCTATTAATTAATTCAGGGTTTTCATTCATATGAAATAAAAATGTATCACCATTTTCATAACCTTCATACTCTTCTGATATTTCATAATATTCTCTCATGATTA